TAGCCTGTTCAGACTGAAATTGCTCATCGTAATACTCGACCTTTTGCTTGGCCTCTACATACATAGTCTGAAGTCTTTTTGCGTTAGACACGACCGACTCTTGATTATCAAGTTTATTCTTAATATCTAAAGCTTGGGTTGTTAGCGAATCTACTTGTGTACTTATTTCATGCATCTTGTCTTTGGCTGTCTCGGTCACCCAAGACTGTTCACAGGTAGGGCATAGGGCTTTTTCAAGTTCCATTTTTTGACGCTTAAGCTCAGCTATCTGCGGTCCAATATGCTGGGCTTTTTGTCTAAGTAGTGGAAACTCAGCAAGCTGTGCATCTATATTTTCTTTTGCAGATTCAATTTTCTCTAGTTCTTGGAGCTTAGCTTGCTTTTCGGCGTTTAAAGACATTACCTTGCTATCTGTATACGGCAAGTGCCTTTGTTCAGGTACCACTAGTGATTGTAGTTTGCCAGCACACTCCTGCTCTAGCCTGGTCTTTTCAGTCTCCACATCTGTCAGCTCACGCTTTAAGGCCTGAAGGTCTTGAGTGGTAACTGTTTGAACTGGTTTTTCTTTATCTCCAAGCATACGCTCAAAGTCTTTAATTGTATCTTGATCAGATTGTAGCTTGACTTCAATTTTGTCTAGTGTCTTTAAGTCTTCGCTGTTGTTGGATTTAATTTCATTGAGATATGAGGTGAAGCGATCTAAGCCAAGTACCGTAGTTAGAAACTCATAAGTCTGCTTACCTGTCATATCTATAAAGAAGCCACCTTCTTTTTGCTTCTTGTGTACCATCTTCTTGAAGACAGATCTGGGGATACCAATGATTTCATCTAGGCGTTCTTCAGCTAACTTTACATTACCAGTAACCGATTCTCCGTTATAGTCAACAGTAAAACCGCCCTTTTTAGACCTAGTCAGGGTCAGAGGGGCACCTTCTACTAAAAAAACACCCTTAACAGTTAGTGGGTCTTTGGTTAGGCGTGACTGGAGTACTGTAGAAGGAACGTCGCTAATACCTAGTAGGTAATCTAGTGCTAAAAAAATAGTGGACTTACCGGCTCCAGAAGAGCCTCCTGTGTTTTCGTTCCTACCGTCTACCTGAATGAGCTTATCTCTATCTGTAAAGTCTACACTTTGCTCTTCCACAAAACGGCGAATACCACTGAATGTCAATTGCTGTAGTTCTATCATTACTCTTCCGTATAAAGACGTTCGCGTTCGCGCTCAACAACATCATTGCTGATCTCAACTCTTCTTGACTGGATACCGTTATCGATAACTTGAGTGCCCTTACTAGCAGGTGCAGAAAGGTTTCTCTCTAACTTACCTGAACCACACTGACCGCAGTCTAGAAAAGGAGGGATTTCCTTAGCACTATTAAAGACCTTAGTGATTTCATTGTCACAGTCTGGGTTATTGCATGTAAAACGTATCATTGGCATGGCTACTTCCTCCTCAATAAGTATAACACGAACTAAACTCGTGTAAAGAATTTATTCTTCTTTTGTGGCAGCTTTTTTTGCTGCAGCCATTAACTTAAGGAGTTCTCCAGCGCCATCTTTATTTGTAATTTCTACAGTCTTACTATCTATCTGTTTAACTTCTGCATCTGAATTCAGATTGAAGTTAACTAGAGGCGAGCCTTCACCTTCAGAAGCCTTACCCATAAGCTTATCGAGAGCTTCGATAGACTTATAGTATTGGGATAACATCTTAGTATCGACATTATCGATAACACTCGCGTCATTAGTAGTCAAAAATTGTAGAAATTGGTCGCCAAAATGTTTACCTAAAGCAGAGACAATTGTACTAACCGTATTAGCAGATTCAAGCTTAGTTTGTTTTAACTTTTCTTCCATGTTAGCTAAAAGATCATCGAAGTGGTACATCTTTTTTTGCAGCCAATCCTGCCTCTTAGCCATAAATAGTATGTATTGTTTTTTCTTTTTTGTAGCAATTGCAATTTCAGAATATGTTTGTCCAGCCATATATAGCTTAAACCACTGAAATATATCAGACTCAGATATCTTTGCAATACCTGGTGAGCCATTGTTTACAAAATCTTCGAGTGCCTGTCTCTCATCTAAAGAGAAATCCTCTGGCATCTCTATTGGTTCAAGTTCGTTTTCCATGCTTGTCCTTGTTTCTTGAAAGTCACGTCGGTATCTTCCCAGAACATATATTTAGTCCAAAGTATTAACTGAGCTAGTCTAAGGTCAGGGTCGGGGGGCTCTTTCTTAAAATAGAAGTCATATTCAATACTTCCTGCAGAAATTGCCTCTTCCAGTTCTTTATCTACTTCTACAATATTAGTAAAGTCATAGTTGATCTCTACCTTACTTAAGTCATCAAATATAATAAAAGGCCATGCCTTCATGTTTTTAAGTTGAAACTCAGAAAGGTTACCAGTCATTACGACCATCTTTCTGTGCTCATCTACGATATTTTGCTGGTTTTCATCAGACATGTATAAATTCCTTTAAGTACTGGTTAATCTCTTCTTTCTTAACACCGTCTGCAGGAACAAAGCTAGCCTCTAGGAACTGAAAAATATCGGTAGACTCAGCCTTGTCAACCCTAGTCATTTTACGATCTACTGGTTTTGCTTTTATCTGTGCAATGCCCTTGTACTTCTTCTTCATTTTCTTAATCCAAGCAGATTTTCCCTGAAGCTCTACGTAGTTTTTAGCATTCTCAATTAACTCAGGCTCATCCTCACCCTCTATAATAATATGCTTATAGATTGGTGTAACAACGTCTTGAGTGGAGTAGAATTTTTTTGACTTAACAGTACCGTCAGAGTCGTGTACAAAAATCCAAACACCCTTTTCCTCGTTAGCGTCGGACATAGAGTCCCACTTAGCAGTACCAGTGTAGAAAGCTTTCCCTACAGTTTGACCTTTGTGAATGTGACCGGAGATAATGTGCTCTTGACTTACCAGCTCTGGATCAATACCATCAGGAGCGTAGAAGCCATTCTCATACTGTGCGCCTGTGAAAGTCTGATGCGCCACAAGGGTCTTTGTAGCCCCTGCCTTGTACAGCTCTTGAGTAGCCTTAAGAAAAGCCTCTTCATCACTCATATAGGGAATGTATGCTATACCGTTATAAATAGAGGGTTTATCAACAATAGTGGTGCTAGAGTGTGACTTAAAGACGTTGAGGGAATTCATGTGCTGTTCTTTTTCTTTAGAGCCTGGTTGATCATGATTGCCAACAAGAGCCAACACAGGAATACCTGCACGCCCTAGACCTTCAAAAACAACAGTCCAAAAATCCATAACCTCTACTCTAACGACGGCGTGGGTGTGGAATAGGTCACCCATAAACTCAACACGGTCCACATCGTTTTCTGTAGCAAGCTTTGCTACAAATTCCATGAGCTTTCGACCTTCCATAATATTACGAACAGTAATATGTGGGTCACCTACGCGCAGTATCTTCATTTAGTCCTCGCTGGTTGTATCCTAAGCTCGTAGTACGAATTAGTCCCATACGGTTCACGAACAAAGAATTTCAAATCTTTCATGTTCGAGTTCTTGTCAAAGTCTCGATACATATCTTTGAAGTATACCATATTAATACCCGATTGGTAAAGCTGTCTCATACAGTTAATACAAGGAGATAGTGTACAATATACAAAACACTCATCAGTTGAAACACCGTGCCTAGCACAGTTACAAAGTAGATTAGTTTCTGCATGTATAATGTACTGGTACTTATCAGGTCTAGTTTTTGGCAAGTCCTTGTCTGGACCACCTCTAACGAATCCGTTGTATCCTGAACTTATTACAGCACCAGTTTTACCGTGGATAAGTAATGCGCCTACTTTAGTCTGTGCATCTGGCGATTGCTCGGCAACAGCCAATGCTTGTTTGTGGTAGGCGTTTAATTTTTTAAGGCTAAGGTTAACCTTCATTGCTAACCATTACAATCGCTGCAGAGTCAGCAATAACAAACTCACCTTCAATTCCTTCAGTGGTGTAGGTTTGCTTAGACCAAGCTTGGCTATACAAATCCTCTTCTTTAAAAAACACAATGTTGCCTGGCTCAATAGCCATGTCAGTACCATCTAGACCTTTCACGTTTGCATAAAATTTTGCGCGAAGCCCTAAAAGTGTTCCTTTTTGTTGGACAGTAGCGAAGCCGCTCTTTACCTCGGTTTTTAATGTTTTATCGCCTTTGTAGGGCTCCACCAAAACTTTCCTGTTGACAGAAACCATCATAATTCTACTCCTTTAAGTCTAATAATTTTACGTTCGATCACATTGAGATCTTTAGCCGCAACTAATATTTTAGCAAGGATTTCACGCTTTATCAACGACTCTTCTATAGATTCTTGATTGTCTGGAGTATAGTCGTAAACATTTACACCAGAGTCTTCGTCGTCACCACCTTGCTTTGCATCGGCAGAGATGTAGCTAGAGCCATTTAACAAGGTCCTAATGTGCACTTCTCTAATAGGTAACTTAGGTACAGCCTTGCCATCTTCCTTGTCTTTTTCAAAAGATTCGTTCACTGCTTTTGTAAGCTCTACAACGTCTTCAATTTTTAATCTGTACTTAAGAGAGTTTGCCCTGTATAAAATCTTCTTGTCTGATGGATACATACGTAAGAATGTTTTTGAATATTCTTCAATCATATATCCAACCATTCTACCGATACAGACGTTAGCCCACTTCCCTCTATTATATTCACCCACATACTTGTCAATACCACTAACCAATCCATAAGTGCAAATATCAATGAGATCAAGGAGCGTTAAGTGTGACCTAGGGGTTTTACGGTAAAAAAGCTTAGCCCTGTTAATAGCTAACGGAAGGTTGTTTTCAAGTAAAATTCTTCTAGCCTGTAAAAAGTCAAGGTAGTATGAATTTGCCCTCTCAGGTACCTTGCCCTCCCAGTTTTTAATGATAAAATCTATCAGTTGGAAGTTGACTGAAAACTTCATTAAAGATCTAGCGTCTTTTTCTTTAATAGCCTTTGTAATGCCTTTGCTAAATACTGGAGATTTCTCACGAAAGTAGGGTCTGGCACTTAAGATATTGCCGTTAGTATTAACTATAAAGTTGATAAAATCCTTGTAGATTCTTTCAGTCTGTTTATAGCGATTAATGTAGAATTGGAACTTTTTTTCAAGTTGGAGTAAAAGCTCGACCTGAGCTTGCTGATCACCAATCAAACCATCGTTAGCTATAATGGTCTGATTGACCTGGGCTGCTAACTCTTGAAACTCTCTATCTGTAGGTCTTCTACTCATAACCTACATATACCACAATCAGTACTCTTTAATTTCACCACCTGCTTCTTGGTAAAAAGAAATTCTTTTTTGTAATTGTTTTTCAAGAAGTGGTTCGCCTTGAATTCTAAAATCATAAATATTAGCTAATGGCTTGGGAGGGTGTTTGTCTACAAACTTAGATATTTCTAGTTTCCTAGTTGACCTTCCCATAGTACCTTGTTTTGTAACAATTTCCGAAGAACCACCAACCCAGTTAATTACGTTGTGGGTGGGGTACATGTTAGTCCCTGTAGCGATAGCTTTTGTCCCTATCAATACCTTGATATCTCCATGGTTGAAAGCATCTACGTGGTCCTGTAGCTTTACCTTATCCAGATTCCATACTGCAGCGTCTTTCTTAGATGCTGAGTGCACATAACCGTATGGAACTTCCAACAGTTGTTCTAACATTTGAATCTGCCTAAGCTCTTCTACTAGTATTAAGGTTGATTGATCTTTGACTTTAGCAGAGGCATTTGCAATCTTCGCTGCAAGTTTTGCAATTTCTCCGTTATACAAGAAGTGCTCTCTTTTACACTCTAGAGGGTCTTTCTTATTTTTAGTCGATGGAGAAAACGTATTTAGGATTGTAAACTTTAATGGACATAAGTAACCATCGCTAATGGCCTCAGAGAGTCCCATCTCAAGTACATTTTTACCTATAATTGAGTACAGCATCTTTTCAGTACCGTCACCACGCGTCTGAGTAGCGGATACAAACATTCTATACGGCACATTTTCAAATATACCGTGACACACCTTCTCTAGCTCGCTAGCAGCGAACGTATGGGACTCATCTACTAACAGAGCATCAGCCTTACACAAAGCTGCATAAGCCTCTGTGTCGGGCTTAAGCATTGTCATAGACCTACCTATGGCTACAGTTACAGTCTTCTTATAGTCTTTCTTACCATCACCATACCCACCGACGTTATTCTTTCCAAGCTTATCTTGAAATTCTTTCAAAAGCTCATTGAAGATAGATTTACTAGGGGTAACAACTACAGTCTTAAGTCCCATCGACTTGGCTAGGTTTAGCAAGATAAAAGATTTACCGCATCCAGTTGGGAGACTAATATTACCGTGCTTAATATTCATCAACTTTTTTACAGCTTCTGCTTGATACGGATACGGGTCAAACTCAGGCTTTTTCTTCCAAGGTAAAGGACGAAAGTCTGGATAATCTATTGAATTCATAGTATTTACGGAAAATACAGCTTTTAAATGTGGTATTATACCAGGACGGATAAAATCGTTGGCGTCTAACAAGCACGAGTGTAAGTCTTGCAAAAGCTCTTTATCTCTATGTCCCCAACCACCTGGGTCTCTTTGTTTCCACCATCGATTAGCCCGATGTTTTTTAAGTTGAAACTGAACGCTAGTGTTACGATAAGTGAGGAATTTAACAGCTCTAGCTTTTTCTTGAGCATCTTCGAAGGTAACTTTAGCTTTTGTAGGTGATATTATTTTAATTTTCATTACATTATCATACCATATAATTGGAGGTTACCATGTATAAATACAGTAAAAAATCACTAGGCAAGCTAAACACCTGTCACCCAGACTTGCAAAAATTACTAAAGGAAGCTATCAAGCATTACGACGTTACAATTCTGCAAGGTATTCGTACAAAAGAAGAGCAGGAAGAGCTTGTAAGAACTGGGATGTCTAAGACCATGAACTCAATGCATCTTGATCAAGGTGATGGCTATGCACACGCTGTAGATTGTGCCCTTTGGCCTATCGACTGGCACGACCGTGAGCGTTTTGTGTTTCTCCAAGGTTTTCTGAAAGGCTTAGCTGTGCAAATGAAGGCTAACGGTGAAATTAGCCATGACTTGCGTCTTGGTGTTGACTGGGACGACGATGGTAACATTAAAGAACATAGCTTCTTTGATGGGCCTCACGTTGAAATTAGACTGAAAAAGTAGTTTATCTCTTAAAATTAGCTACAGTCAACTTAGCATTAGGGCTTGCTTCAACAACCACATTTTCTTTACCAAACTGATTCTGAAGTCTTTTAATGGCTTCAGCGTCTGTTTTATTATCTGGATTGATAACTGCTGCGCCGTGTTGTTTCAGGCTACTTCTAATTGCATCTAGTCTTAACTGAACATCTGGAACTCTTGCTCCGATTATGGAGCTTGCTCCCACAGAATTTACTTTCATCTTACTCTCCCTTTTTAAGCGACATCTAGTCGCAGATTGTTACCGTTGTACTGAGTATAAATTTCTTTCTTCATAAGTGCAACCATTTTGTGTAAAAATAACACTTGACGGTTATAATTCTTACCATCAGCAATTCTATAGTAAGTCTTGCGTACACCTTGTGGGTGTTTTCTAAGAACCCTTGCAAACAACTGAAAAGAAGCGTCTACGTTAGAAGAACTTCTCATGTCAATTAGAGTAGTTATATAACTGTCGTTAAAGCCAAGAATTCCTTTTCCAACAACAATAAGGGTATCAGATTCGTTAGCCTTAAACTTAGCAATCTCAACATCGTCTGGGTCGTTCTTAGAAGTAGACAGAGATACCTTACGTCCTTGAGTTTGTAGGTAGGTAGCCAAGGTCTTGGCATAAGCTATAGTGGGGCAGGCGATCATAAGCTTGCTCATGTTGTCACGATTAGCTTTAGCCTTGGCAGCTACGGCTTTATAAGCTTCTACAGGATTTTTAGGATTAGTCTTAGCAACGTCAAAGTCTACAGAGTTATAAACACCTTTTTCAGTCAACTCTTCAGCGGAGATGTAGTACATTGCATATTCTTGAGCTTTCTCGTTGATAGCGTTGTACTTAGTAGGTGAGCCAGTCATGAGGATTTGGTGCTTAGGCTGAAGCTTTTTAATAATGTCCTGAACCATTGGTTCAAGGTAGAAGTTGTGAGCTTCATCAACGATTAAAAGATCAACGCTAGTCCAGTCAAGCTGACCGATGCTTTGTGGAATGCCAACTCTAACCTGAGCGTCAGTGTTATTGAGATGACCAAAAGATACGTTCATCTCAATATTTGGAGACTCAAGCTCTTGTAGGTATTGATTCTTAAGGGTGTTTTGACCTTCAGTAAGAACTAAGATCTTAGCACTAGGGTTAATAGAGACATACTTGTTAATGATGTGGTGTGAAATGGTAGTCTTACCACCGCCAGGAGCTACAGCCAGGATAGAGGCCTTAAACCTCTTAGAGAAGGCGTTTTGAAGAACCTTGTTGGCTGCAGTGATTTGGTATGTATAGTCAGTGTTTCCCATACATCTATATTATCAAATTGTGTAGAAATTGCAAGAAAATTATCGCGGAAGTCCGTATTTTTCTCTTTGGGCCTCAAATTCGTCGTGATTTTTGTCTATATATTTGACACTTCCAGCATCGTCAAAACCAAAGCCCTTAGCTAAGTATGTGAGTTTACAGCGACAATTTGGGTGTAGGCCTGGAAACTTAGGGTTAGAATCACCTTTTTTGTGGTATTCTGAGCCAATCTCTGATAGTTTCCAAACCCTAGGGGTAACCCTATCCGGTAAAGTGTGGAGCACGTATTCCTCAGGTCCTGTCACATCATCGTGAGTCACTACGAAGAAAACCGTAGGGTCTTCCTTTTTATCCTTACCCATCTTAGATATTTGCAGTGCCACGCCGGTATTGATTGCCTTATTAGACTCTGCAGCCGCAATCAACTTCATATGTTTACCAGCTTTATCTAGCTCACCATCGATCATTGCATTGACTTCATCTAAATCTATTGGGGCATTTTGGAGACTCTTATTCTTCATGTAGCTATCGATATCATGTACAACTCTAGCAGCCGTTCGGTCTCTAAGGCCGTCCATATATCCATTGGCAATACGAAGCATTGTTTTTAAGGTTCGCTCCTCAAGTGAGTTAGGGTCACGAGTACCCAGTGCCTGTAAGAATAAAGACACGAGGTTATTTCGGGTAGTCTTAAATATAATTGATTTTTGTTGGGATGCTGTGGGGAGAATACCTAAGAAACGAAGAGATAGAAGATCAAACTTACTTTTAATAAGCTTCTCAATGGACTTAACCCCACTATTAGTTAAGCCCTTCATTTCTATTCCTTTACTTCAACACTATGCTGTTTTAGGATTTCTCCTAATTCGCCTTTTACCTCTGTACTCTCTTCCTCCCACTTAGTAAGTAGGTTGTTTACAAAGGATTTTTGAGCTGAGACTTGTCTCTCCATTTTTTTAGATACTCTGGTTTTTTGTGACTTTCTAATGTCAGCAATACCTTCAACTGCTTTTCTCATATCCAAGATAGAGGGTTTTTCACCTTTTGCCACAAGGCTTTGTAGCTCATCAATCTTTTCATCAAGCTCAGTTGCCATTCCACCACCTTGAGGTTCCCCACCTTCTTCCATTGGTACTCCCTCTTCCATAGGTGCTCCCTCTTGAGGTATTGGTTCGCCAGTTTCAGGGTCAATTTGTGGTTCGCCGCCTTGCTGCATCATTTGTTGTTGCATCATAGCTTCTTGTTCAGCCTGCTGCTGAGCCTGTTGAGCCATTTGTTGCATCTGTGCTTCTTTCATACCAGTTTCTACACCTAGTCTAAAGGCAACATCAGTCGCTTCTATAAACTTAGTTCGTAAATTTTGGTATTTTTGTTTATAATCCGCTGCCATAATAGCTCCTTACATCTCATCTTCGTCAAGAAAATCTTGAATGTACAATTTTAATATATCCATTGAGTCCGGTCTGGTCATAAAATATGCCTGTGCTGCAGCCGGATTCAAATCTGCTAATGTTTGTAAGTATTGAAACCAAAACTGATCTCTCTTGTATCTCAACACTGGGTCAACTATAGACGCTGGGGAATCCATGAAGTATTCCATAAATTTGCCGACATCTACAAAAGCACCGGCAACTTCTCTATACCTCTCGTTAAAGGGAACTTTACCACCCATGTGGTCGCCGACAAGTTCCTTATCAACCTCTTCCATGACTGAGTCATAGTCGTAGTGGATAGGCATGTCTTGTTGTAATCTAACTGACTCTTGTTGTTTAGTTTCAGCATCGAAACCAGCAAGGTTAATGTTACAAAGCTGCGACAGTTCCTGGTCAATAATTGGGAATAGTTTTTCATTGATAAAGTCTTGAAACTTTAAGATCAAAGGTCTGATACCAGTATCACGAGCAGCAGTTAGCTTGTACTCATTACTAGACTCTGAAAGAGATTGTTGACCAGTACCACGAGTTAGATGACCAAAGCCAGGAAGTTCATCTGGTGAAATGTTAAAAGCAGACAGGATGTTACGTGTAGTTTGATCGAAAAGAAACTGAAATTCACCGTCTTTTCTTGTAGGCTGAGTTGATACCCAGTTTACATTGTCTTCTTTTCCAACACCGAAAATAGGTGTTCTAAATGAATTAGTTACATTATTAATAGAAGCATTAAACTGCTGCTTCATATCTTCAATAATTGCCTGATCAATTTCATCAGAGTTAATTACCAAGATACCTCGTGCAGCTCTACCGTTTTGAAAGTAAAGCTTATTGTAAACTTCAATTGACATGTGTGTCGTAATTGAGTTCATTGCAGTATCCATAGGTGTTACAGGATATCCGTTGTGCTCAACATCTGAAGATGGATATAGACTATATACAATCATTTCTTTAGAAGTAAAGGCTTGCTTAGGTGTGCCGTGTACAACCTGAACCCAGGCATACTCTCCACTTTCCTGCTCATCTACCATCTTCTGACCAGTAATGTATTCAAGTGCTTTTAGTGAACTTCTACGAATATTCTCTGCAGCTTCACCCTTTCTTACTGATCTGTAAATGGTACCAGCATCAACGGGTCTGAATCTGTGGAATTCATCTGTAGCATTACCTTCAGCGTCTTGTTCATAAATTAATTCAGTAGCAAACCTACCGAAACTCAGGCCGTTTCTAGCTTGAATATCTAAAAACTCTGGTAGGGTCATCTTTTCATGCTCTTCTAGACCATCGGTATTACCACAGTTTATGAGGATTTTTAAGAAACGATCAATGCGCTCTTGAATTTTCACCATCTGCTCTGGTTGTACGTGATCTTTAAATTCAGGCTTGATTTCAACGTCAATACCGATATCAAAGCGGTCTTTTCTAATATGACCCATCATTGACATCGTATTACCACGAGCACGCAGGATCGAGGCAACTAGAAAGTTTTGTACGCGAATTTGCTTAATAACTTGATCTGGTAATAGGCCACGCTTTAATTTATAAATACCGGCGTAGTTGTCATAGTTTTGAGGGTCTTCAGCGAAGGCTAATCTAGGTCTACCCTTGCCTTTTTTTGCAGCAGAACCAGCAGCGTGAGCAATTAAGCTTTTCATGATATCAGTATTCATGTCGCTAGAAGTATTCTTAATTATCTGATCATTGAACTCATCTTGCTGAGCCTGAATGTCAGTGTTTAAGAAAGGCTTCTGTTTTTTGTCTTTTTTATCTTCGCTCATAGATTACTCTGCCGTTGTGTAGAACACCCTTGCAGGCGACTGGGATAAATTTTTAATTTCTGCTGATCGAATGATTGCGCTGGACATAAAGACACCAGGCTTCTTAGAAGTACCGGCAGTCAAAGGCTCAATTGTAATTGTTTCAGTAGTATCCAATGTGATCTGCAGCTTCTGGTCAGACTCGATATATATGAAGTTTTTTGCGTTTCTGTAGATAAACAAGGCTGCAGGGCTATTTGCGACTTCAGTTTCTGCCGGAAGGGAGTCTAGACTAAAGAACTCAATGTAGTCGTCAGCAACATCTGTAATCTCATAAGTGTTTTGAGAAACAACGCTAAAACCTGCTGTAATATCTACTCGGTCTCCAACCTGAACACCATCTTGACTGTGGATCTTCAATTCGTCTTCAAAGCTAGCATCGAGTAGGATAGGTCCTTCGGCGAGCCCAGTGTTATTTTCTACTGTAAAGCTATTTGTAGTTTTTGCAAGAATCGTATATTTACCCTGATTAGCTACGTTAAAAGCAGCTCCAATTCTGACAATATCTCCAACCTCAACACTAGCCGCATCTAGGTCGTACAAAGTACCACCTGTGGCTGTAAAGGTTAAAAGCTTGGCGTTCTTGGTCACGGTAACTTCAGTAGTAGCGTCAGACCCAATTGCCCTAAGGGTTCTAAAACCAGGCAAGGTCCCTGCATTTCGGGAAATCCTATAAGTATTGGTTGTGCCGCTCTTGAGAGCTATGTCCCAGGTTGTGGTAGCATCGTCCGAAGTAGTTACTTGACCGGCAAAAAGGCTTTGGGACTGTCCAGCCTCAAGTACAATAGACTTGGAGCACGGCTCATCGATATCAATGCCTTGAGAGTCCCGATTCCACTTAAAGTTATTTCTACTCGGATTGTTGGTGGGATTTTCGTCTTCGTAGGCATTTAGGTGAACTAGAAGGTTGAGCTTACTCATATTTTTTCTCCAAAATCGCTAATAATCTAACTTAAAGATTGCTTTTGTCGCCAAACTATATAAATATTACAAAGTTTGTCGCTAACCCCAGAAGATCTTTCCCTTCTTCTTTATACCTGATATACCATCACTTGTAGCTAAACTGTCGATTTTATTCTTCATGGCCTTTTCATTAAGGGTATTGACCATTTTCTTAGTTTCCTCAATCGTTGGCTTTTTTATGGATTTTTTACCACCAGCACTGGTCATCATAGGCTTTGAGCCCTTGATAAAGAGGTTTTGAGCAGGATACCTGATAGCATCCATAATGTCAGAAGTACCATCGTCACCATGGTGTGGCTTGCCCTCAATGATCTCACCGCGACCATCAAGTGCCCACTTGTAAGTTCCAAAGGCGTCGATCACTTGTTGATTATTAGGTGTATCTATTACAAAATATTTTCTAGCATTACTGGAATTTACAACCTTAGACTGTAGTGCTGCTATACCGGCAGATACGTCCTTCTTAAAGTTAGGTATTTTCCATCCAGCCTTGTCAGACCTTCTAAGTGTTTTAATATAAGCAGGGTATGCCTGGTCCACATACCACTTGTCTACATCCCACTCATTCTGAAGCTCTTTGCCGTATTTTACTATATCATCAAGTTCAAGACCTGACATTGCAAATGTTTCAAGGTGCAGAACGTCTCCACCAGGCAATAAAGCCATAACTACCATACAGGTTAAGTCGCTAAAACCCCAATCGGCACCACCTACAATCGGAACCCCTAGGCTTTTGAGGTAATCTTTTAGATATGAGAAATTATCTAGGTTTAGCTCTTCTCCCATTACTTTCTTAATAGCTTCTCCAACAGAGAGTACGTTCTTTTCAATGTCGAAACGAGGATAAACTAGACCACTAGAGGATGGTTTATTACACAAAAGCTGTGCTTCAGCCATATCTATCGGTGTTTGCTTAAAGTTATTGTGTACGGCAACTAAGGGTTTGTATAGGTCGCCAGAGTTATCTTGAGGCCTATCTACTAAGTAGTTTCTCATAACTGGTAACATGGGGTGATCTGCTATACCAGCGTAGGCCTCTAGCTTTTCATATTTTACCTTCGACTCAACAGGTAGCTCAGCCCATCTTTCTTCTGTCAAAATCTCCATTGGCAGCTCTGAAGTCACATATCTAACAACCTTAGGCTCATCAGCCTTAGCCTCTTCTAATGATATTCTTTCTGTAACATCTATAATGTTCCAGCGCAATATTTTACCACCAGCTTTTATTGTATTATCTAATGTCTTCTCCATCAGACCACCGGCAAACTTACGGGTAGAAAGATAGACGGTCATTGGAAAGTAATTTTTCCAAACCGAAGGAATCATCTTTGCTTCTTTTAATGCCCTTGGATCTTGTACAACGTCAACTTCATCAATAAACAATAAGGGTACGTGCTCACTGTTAGCACCTGCAATCGTGGCTGTAACGATATTTAACCACACGGTTTGCCCACTCGGTGTAATCCAATCGATATAAGCTTTATTGTCTGACTTTTTCTTCCACCCATGGTGCTCTAGATAGGGATGGATCTTACGAAAGAACCCATTGATATACTGTACTGCTTTTGCAGACTGAGCTTTAATTGCTGCCATGTGAGCCACTGGAACTTCAAAATGAATCATACACAGGACTTCTAGAGCTGCTGCGCAAAGAGTTTTATAGGAGTCACGACTTGATAACATACAGGCTTCTGGACACTCTGAACTTTCACCTGTTTTGACGAGCCTGTATATTTCCCACATCGCATCGACTGGCGCGTGAGTAGAATCGGGGTATACGACGCCCATAGGAAATAGGATGTCGAAAAACATATACATCCATGCCTGAAGCTCTTCTGCTGACTCAAGTGGTCTTAGAATTAATTCTTGCTTGAGAACCCTAAGCTGTTCAGGAGGGAGGTTTTTAAGCTGATCAATGTGCATGTAATTACATTCCAAATCGTAGGTGGTTTCGCCTCTAACTGGACTAGTTGTACAGCTTTTTGGAAGATCATTTTTTGTTGATCTATCCTATCTTCAGCGTCAGACAGGCGTTCCCGTAAAGTTTGAACTTCTGAAACTAAAGCCCTTAATTGCCTAGCAATTTCAAGTTGATCTTTTTCTCTTTGCACAATACCGTCAACTTGAGGAGCCATTTTTCTTAAAGACTTAAGGAGAATCTGTAAGGTTTCTTGAACATCTAGAGGTTTATCTGGTAGAGGGTCAACTATATCAGATAATGCCTCAAAAGCATCTTCTAGGGGGAGGTCACGGGACCTAGAAAAGTGACGTGCGGCTTGATTTAAGATATCAGTCCGTATACTCTTCATTTCGTCCCAGTCTATTTTAGACTCTGCATACTCTAATTGTAGCTCTTTAATATAATGTCTGTAGTATTCAGGGTTAAATTTTTCACCCATAATCTCTTTACTTACATTAGAATCGCTCATTAGCTTCATTCCTTATGTTAGGTGCATTGTCGATTGATCTTTGAAAGTCCATCTGATCTCTAAACTCTTGATTTTCTAACTCGCTATCTCTAGGAAAAGCTACGATACCTCCAAGCGTACCCATCACTGAAGCAATTGATACTGCATTCTTAAGAGCTTGTTCTACAGCTTTTGTGGCATCAAGTAGACCTAGTTTCTTGGCATCTCCGAACTCTCCATTTTCGACATCGTAGACTACCTTGCGGTCAGCCACCATTCTTTGGAGAATTTCGTTAACCTCGTCTTGGTTGTAGCCAGCATTGTCGAGTAGTTTAAAGAAAGGGTAAAACAGTGATGGTCCAATAATGTCTGACACTACGGCGTCATCCCCGTGCTTTTCCTGTAAATGAAGGGCTAGGTTGATTAGCATTCTACAACCACCAGGAAGACATCCGTCTGTAATTGCCGCTCTAACAGCGCAAACCGCATCTTCTGCTCTATCTGCTTTTTCCTTCAATTCACCGTTTGAAGAACCATAAATCTGTAATTTAGCGATACCCCTAGTTAACTTACCTAGACGTTCCTCTATGAGTTGCTTTTCAATCTTTGACTCTGATTGTTTTAGTAAAGTTTTCAAGTCTTCAGCTCTTACTTCAATATTAGTAGGGTCAGAGTCGCCTACGATGGTAGTTCTAAACCTGTAAATCTCTATCTTCTCCATACCATCACCAAAGTCATTTTCCGTAAATTCAGACAAAGGATTGGTCATGTCGAATATCTTAGCCCCAGTAAAAGCAGACAAGTCCATTAAGAAGTGGAGCTGCCCATTAACCATAGGAGTCATAGGTGTTGCCAAAGGCACTACGTTAATAGTGTTGGGGTTACTGAAATTGAAGGCAAAGTTGGTTAACACCGTATCTGTAAACTTATGGGCTACAATTACCACATTCTTATAGTCTGAGTTTCCAGAAACATACTGTTCACCGATTGCAGACAGTATTTGTTGAACCTGGACAGGGTCGTTAATTGTACCATCAAATAGTATAAAAAGTGGTTTTTCTAAAATACAACGCTGATGCGCCTGGTCGTTAATAAAGGCTGAGTGAAACTTGCCGATAGATTCTTCATATCCTTTTTCGATAGGAAAACCCTCTACAAGCTCGACGTTGTAGCCAGAAGGACCTGACAACTCTTGAATAGTAACGTGAGAAGAGCTTCCATACCCCACTTCTTCAAAGGCACTTATTACTGCCTTAGCCATTTCATCATCACCATTTGCTGAAATCTTAGCTACCTTCTCTAGGAGCTTCATATTCTTTTGTGTAATCTTTATAGATGACTTTTTAATTTCAGGGACAATGTCCTCTTTTAAGATACGAGAGATTAGTCTCGTAATCTTCTGTGGACTATACTTTTTGTTGTTTTTGCAAAACTCAAAAATATTCTTAATTAAGGCAGAGGATATGATAGTCGCTGTGGTAGTTCCATCTCCAGCTTCGTTAACCGTCTGAACCGCTGCATCCCTTGTCTGCTCGATAATTAAATGCTCGTAGGCATTTTGAGACCCAAGAGATCTGAAAATAGTTACTCCGTCTTTAGTGTTTTTATTTGGAATCCCTGGTAACTCAGATTCGATAATCACGTTACGCCCACCAGGACCAAGAGATGAGCCTACTATACGCTCAATCTTGTTCATAGTTTTTACGACAACTCTTTCTAAGTTATCGACATCACTAGAAAACATTTTTGCTGGTGATTTGACTTTTTTTACCGCCATTGCAACTCCTTCTTGTTCCAGTAACATATACCACAACTAGAAAAAATCTTGACCTTCACTTAAGCCTTCTTTAGCTAATTCCCAGTTAAAGCAATAGGCTTTTTCTTGATAAGGCTGGTATCTAGCGTCTAGTGTTGAAGCATTTACAAAGGTTATAGGGCCTTCCCCTAAATCTTTAACCTCTACACCACGTGCCTCATGTATGTGACCGAAAATATGCATTTTAACATCTAGCCTGTGTAGGTGTGTAAGAAGCTCTCTACATCCTACGTGTGGATTCCAATAAGGTGGGTGTGGAAAAAGTACAGAATCCAAAATCCCTTCGGGAGGACCGTGTGTTATTAAAAGTTCAGTATCGCTTGGTATTTTTTTCCAGTGCTCTTCAATATGTGCCCCTCTAAATCTATTAAAAGCCCAATTGTTGAAGGCTGGGGATATTGGGGAGCCCCATATTTTAATACCCTCTATTTCAGCACCAGAGTCGTTTAGATAAATAATGTTATTATCCTTACACATCTGCTCGTAAATCCCACGAGTAGTTTTTTCAAAACCCCAATCGTGATTTCCAGCAATCAGTATTTTATACTTGTAAGGAAGGCTTGAGAACCAATTAATAAAACTTGTAACTTCCTTCTTGCTACCTCTACCCGATATGTCTCCGGCGTGAATAATCATTTCACCTGGAAATAAAAGATCACCCTCACTTAGCAGTTCGTGCTTGTTATGTGTATCCGATATTGTGACGATTCTCATTTTTAAAAACCTATACCCATCTTTTTTGTGTCAGCAAAGGCAGCTTCAAACCTTTCCTTGTGGGTAACAAGTTGCTCTGCAGCTTCTAGTAGACTAATATCATCTAACTTAGACCTGACAACAATTTCTTGCAAGTGAGCGATTGAGAATTTTTTACTAGCAGCCAGGTGTGCCGCTGCCTTACCGTCATCAGTGATTTTTTGCTTTGAAATAAATGCAATAAGCTCTTCTGATTCTGTAGCATTTGGTGTTTTTAACTCTATAACTTTATCAAAACGCCCAGGTCTATCGATTAATGCTCCAACGCTTTGTTCTGGGTTGTTTGTTGTAGCAATAATAAAGGTAGGGATGCCTTTGAAAGGATTACCTACACCGTCAAGTAAGTTGAGTAATGAAGAATCTGCCCCTCTAGCCCCGTGATAGTCTTCGGTAGAGCCTCCACCGATATCTTCCATAACCATAATTAGTCTTGTAACTTTTTTACTAAAAGAAGATTTTCTAAGGAAAAATTTGTTCACAGCAGAAGATCTAACATCAGAAGTATCCCATACAACAACGCAAGTGCCTGAGTCTTGATCTAAAAATCCATTACAAACTTCATTGATAGCCGCTGTTTTACCTACACCAGGAGGTGAACATAAGATAATTGCACGTTTCGGCTCTCTCTCAAGCTCCTTGTAAACACTAAGTCTATCAAAAAACTTATCGGCTTCAGCCAAGATAGTAGAGGTGTTATCAATAGATGCCAGTAACTCATACTTGCGAAGTTCAAATTTCTTTAGGGAGGTTCCAAAAGAGCCGTCTTCAATAGAAAAACAGCCAGGTTTGATGATAACCTTACCACCTTTTTCCTCGGCTTCCTGGTAGGACATCTGAATTAAGTGATCTTCAGTTTGGATTGTAACGTCCGATTCAGGAATGCTCTTGGCTATTTGTTCGGCTAAATCATTTAGTTTTGTAACTTTTTTAATTACAAACTTTCCCTCTTCACTCATGTATTACCGTCCTTTTCTGGATCTATATTGTCGTAATCATCAACGTAGTGGCTATTTTTTTGAATACCCATCTCTTTATATATACCATCAACTGACTCGACTGTCCAGGCAGAATCAAAGTGAAAACGATTATATTTTTTTTGAAGCTTACGATGGTATAGTCTATAACGCTTTTTTGAAAAATGTGCATAATTATCGTGATAAATTTCTGTGCGCTTATACTTCATAAAGACTCCTTTTAATTAAAAAAAAGGCTGGCACGAAGCCAGCCTTTGCAATAGGACGTATACTAATGCTTATTAAGCAAGTTGACCGTCAATGTTTTCCATCAACACGTTCTTACGAGGCTGCATAGCAGCTAGGCACAAGAAGCGGAAATGAGCTTCAGGAAGTGACAAGTCACTAACTGCTAGCTTCAATCTGCTATAAGGAGCCAATTGATGCATAGACATAGTAGAAGACTGAAGCAAGTATCCTGTTACGGAACCTGGACTTCTGTTTCCAAGGTCTACGAAAGAAGTGGCACCAGCTCCGGCAGCTTTTACACGACCGATGAACTTGGCTGTAGCGGCAGAGCCACCATCTTCAGAACGATACACGTTGAAGTGTTTAGCACCAGCAACAGCAGCGATTGTAAGTGTTACCGCTTGACCAGCAGTAGGGCTTACTTGAGCAGAAGCAGTCTCTAGAGACTCACCGCGCTCATTAACAGCAGTTGCTTTGTACACATAATCACCAGCATCTAAGTTAGAAGCGGCGTTAGCAGCAGCAGCGGAACCTACAGAAGCAGGAGCAGCAGGGCTACCAGCACGTGCTCTTGCAGGTCTAGTTTTTCCAGACAAGAATCGGCTAGGCTCAAGAGCAACTAGAGCAGACGAAGTCCACTGAGTTCTCAAGTTAGCACCAGAAGCTTCTTGTGGAGAGCCTGCAAGCATAATTCGTTCTTTGGCGAAGGCAATCTTGTTGTATGCGCTCAAAGAGATTGGATCTAGAACTAATTTATCAGCAGCACCGTGTTGCATTGCAGACTTAACTGATGCATCTTCGATAGCAGACTGAGAAAGAGTTCCATTAACAGAAACGACTACAGTTTGATCTGAACCGTATTCTGCAAACATAAGGTCTTGAGTGTTTGACAAACTGTCAGACTCACGAACCTGAGAATCAACTCCACGAATGTTAGGCATTTCAGCGATAGCCGCAGGGTTACCGTCGAAAAGACCAGCATTTGAAAAGTCTGATTGACCACGGAAAGCGTCAAACTCAATATCAGCAGATAGTTTCATTGCAGCATCTTGAGCAGCGCGATCTTCAGCCTTACGACCATCGAAAGCTCCGATCATATTCGCAGCAACGGAAACTCTACGTGTAGTTGAGTAGTAACTCATAGGCACGATAGCTCGTACATAGTTACTTGTATCTTCTTCACCGATGCCGCCTTCAAATTGAGCGGAACCACCGAAAATACCGTAGTCTAGTTGTCGGTTAAATTGAATGAGTGTAGACTTAGCGTCTTTCACATTCAACATCTTCTGTAGCTTGATGTGACTGTCGTCAAAAGTGACGTTTTCCATCACAGGAGAAAGATCTTCTACCTGCAATGCAGCACCTTGGTTAAGCTGGCCAGGTTGCGCGTTATACGAACCGGCTTCCAAGGCTTTCATTAGATCATTAAGTTGTTCGACCATTGTATTCCTCCTATAATGGATTAAACTAGTAAATGCTTAATGGTTTCAAGTTTAGCGTTGTCTAGATAGTACTGATTGATCTTTTCTTTATCAGACTTTTCTAGAGTTCCCTCACGAATTTTTGAAGAAAGTTTAGCAGAGATTTCAGATTTAGTAAGTTTTTCAACAGCTTCCTCTTTCTTCTCTTCCTTGATTTCCTCTTCAGACTTAGCAATGTACTCAATGCCAGTGTAGGCTTTTCTCTTAGGAGCAGCGCCTTTCTTAACATAGTCGGTCAATGCGGTCGTTAGATGTTCAAGTGATTTCTTCAACTCTTCGTTTTCCTTCTTTACAGCTTCTACTTCTGATTTAAGAAGATCAGAAGACTCGTCTTTAACTTCTACTTCAGCAGCTTTGTCTTCAGACTTAGCCATTTTAGTTTCAGCTTGTTCTTCTACTATTTCTTCAGAAGATTCGACATCTAGGGCTTTTTGGATAGAAGCAAGGTGTGCTTCAGCTTCATTTTTGGACATTGAAGCGTACATTTTATCCATTTCTGCGATATCTTCTTGGTCATAGTCGAAGTCCGTTACGATTTCGTCTTCGTTCTTTTGAACTTCTGTTTCAGAAGCTTGAAGCTCTTCTTGCTTTTCAGGCTCAGTAACTTCTTCAGCTACTTCTTCTGATTTGGCAAGTACTTCTTCATTTTGGGCTTCTGACTTAGCAAGGTGCTCAGCGAACTGAGTCTCTACTTCACTAATCAGAGCAGCCATGTCTTGTTCAGAATATTTCATGTGCAAACTCCTTATTAGTTAAGTAATTAAGAACCCTTAGTAGGCCAGCGAACGTCCCAAGAAATAGCATCAGCAGATGCATCAGCGATAGCTTCAGCAGTAGCAAGATCTGTTGCAGATGTCTTGAGTAAAGTTTTGTCGATTGCAACTTTAGATAGCTCAGCAATTACTTCTGCTAACTTCTTGTATGCAATAGCTTCATCGATAGCAAGAGTTGCTTGATGAGGTGCGAAAGCTAAAAGGTCATTCCCAAAGATATCTTTAGAAACGGCATCAGCTTGCACAATTTCAATTGAAGCGTCTGAACCGACTGTAAGTTTTGGATTGCCCTCGGCTGTTTTGCTCTCAGTAGAGCTATAGCCTCGGAAAGCCAATCGATCTTTCAGATCACGCACGACAGCTTCTGCTTTAGCAGTTGATTTAGCCATAGTTTTTCCTCCGAAAATTGTTAGGTTGAATGGTTTTTTGTAGAAAACGCCCTATGTATAACTACTTACGTAAAGCTTGTTATTTTTGCATTGTAATTTTTATTTTTTTTTGTAAATATTTGTTTTTAAAGCGGTATATGTAAATGACACAAATGCAATAATCTTTAATATTTTACAAGGAGAAAACTTAATGCCTCAGTATTACTATAAAAAACCATATAAACCATCTGACCCAAAAATCAAATTTAGAAAATGTAGGGAGTGTAAGCAAATTTTTCACTACAATAAGATGGAAGTAAATTTTATGTGTAAAAGTTGCTATACTAAGGTAAAGGGTAAAAAAAGATGTACCAAGTGCTATCTTTTAAAACCTACAACAGAATATATTCAAACTAAAAAATCTAAAGATGGCTTTCATACAAAATGTAAAAAATGCACAAAAAGAGCCAAAGGCACTGGTAAATCAAGAGGTGAAAAATACAAAAAATGGTCTTCAGAGAGCAATAGAATTAAATTCTATAATAACAAAAGACGTTGTGGTATTAAAAACGCCACCATTCCTGGTTTTGAAAAACAAATTAAGGAGATATATGATGCGTGTCCAGAAGGACATAGTGTAGACCATATTGTTCCAATCACGCACGAACTTGTATGTGGACTAAACGTGCCTTGGAATTTACAGTATCTGCCAACTTCTGTAAATATTGCTAAAAGTAATAAGTTAGAGCACCACAATCTTTAATAGGTAACCTGTCTAAAGGAAAAAACTTCATATGTCTGAAGAAAAAGAAATAAATGGAACTTTCATTGACGGTATAGCTGCCTCTGAACACCTTGATAGCTCTGGTGAAAGAATTAGGGTTGAAGGTATTGATATATCAAGCCTTACTAAGGACGGAGTCCTAAACATGGAACACCAAAGTAAGGAAGCTTCTGCAATTGTAGGTAAGATACTAAAAGCTAAAAAAATATTAAAAGAATCTGATTGTGAGACTGATAGACATAGGTATTTTTGGAATAAAATTAAAATACCATATCTATATATTATGGGTGAGCTATTCGATGCTGATGGACACCAGGCAGCAAAAGATATTGCAGCCATGCTTAAGTACGACAAAAGAAAAAAGCATGAAGATAAAGAAACTAAGAAACTTATAAACTTTTCCATTGAAGGTTCACGCCTTGAGAAAAAAGGTGCGGAGATATTAAAATCCATAGCTCGTAAGGTATCTGTAACTATTACACCTTGCAATAAAGTGTGCGAAGCAGAATTACTACTTCCCGATCAAATTGTTAACAATGGTAAATTGAAGAAGTTTGGTCAGCACGAACAGAACTTTAGCATGATTCAGGACCTTATGTCTAAAAAAGAAGAGCACTTTGCGTCCTGTGAGCCTATGGAAAAGGCAAATTGGGGTGAAATGGGCATTAACGCTACTATCAAGAATGAGCTTCCAAAACCCTCAATCACCAATGAAGTCGGTGACATATCTAAGCCTAACAAGGGCTATGGTGCTATTAAAGATGCAACACCGAAGCCTCTAAAGCCTAATTATGGCAAGGTTATAGTTAAAAGTAAAAAGAAAAAAGAAAAGAAAAAGCCTGAGAAGCCTATGGAAAAGCGCGAGTTTTTTAGAAGAGTAGGTAATCGCTGGAATCAAATGAAGCAAAGACGCGCTATTGACCAAACTGCTAGAAAGATGCAGAACGAAAGAGAGTCACAAGGTATAGCTTTTGATCCAGATCAAACAGCTATGGCAAGCCCTAATAAGACTACCCTTAGAGCTGGAAAAAGACCGGCACCTCCGACCCAAATCGAAAGAGATTCTATTTTTGCAAAACCATCTACACCACTAGGTCAGTTCTCACCTAAATACGCTAAAGATTCAAAAGAATCTTCAGATCAAAAAGAAAAAAGAATTGGAGCAATTGATCAAGCTGTAACAAGGCAGACGAATACTCTGAATGATATGAGAGATCGAAAAAGAGCTATGATTTCTGGCTCAGCAAATGCCGATACCGTAGCTATAGACGGTAATCCTAGTGTTAAAAAAGCACTTACTGCAGGTTCTGCTGTAGGAGCACCCTCTACACTAACAGGTGGTGCTGCTTTAGGTAAGATGGCTACATCAATGGTTAACGAATCTGTCGTAACACCTTCAAAGGCTGGCTCATTTACTAAAGAAGAAAAGAAGAAGAAGAAAAAGAAGGCGCTTAAAGAAATGTCTGATGAAGCTTTTAATAACTTTGAGAAGAAAGAAGAGCTTTTAGACTTCCTAGTCGATAAATTACCTAACAATTCTGCAGAAGAAATTATGGCGCTAGCTAAGACTGTAGCTTTTACATCTATTAAGAAGAAAGAGTTAATGCTTGCAGACTTAATGAAGGCTAGTAAAAACGTGCGAGAGCAAAGAAAGAAAGTTTTTGGTAGCAAGTCTCAGCCTGGTAAGGGCTCTAAAATGCGAGACAAGCATATGGAAACAATTGGTATGTTTGCCGATAGATTTCTAGGTCTTCAGTTAAACCCTTCTGGTGGAAAGATTGATGAAGAGACTGGTGGTCGCAGAAGTGATAAGCCTAAGGTTGGAGTAGACAAACCCGACTGGAGATCTGGTCAACTTGAAACCCAATGGAATCCTGAGGCTGCAGTTCATGAAATGGCTCATTTGATGTTATTACCACAAGGTATTGGTCTAGAAGATGGTCAAAGACTTATGGACCAACAATATAAAGACGTGCAGCGTGACTACGGATATATGAAGCAAAAAGAATCAAGACATGAAGTACAACCAATGGCTGCGGAACAAATTATACGTAGAATGATGGGACTTCCAGCTTCTCAGGTAGCTAAGCAAGTTAAACCAGACGACCCAGAAAGAGTAGCTGTAGAAGACGGTAAAACCCCAATCGCACAACGAGTACAAAGAGGTAAGACTAGGCAGGGAGATGCTAAGTATGTTGATCTTCTTAGGCTTTCTCAAAACTTGACTCCAGAAAACAGAAAAACACTTACGAGAAGACTTAGTGGACAGGAAGTTTTTCACCCAGAAAAGGGTTGGCACAATGCCGAGACTTCTGATGCAAAAATCAACACACGCGCTGAAGAAGAAAAAATGGACAAAGCAGAGGTCAAGGTTGAGGAAATGCAAATTGACCTGATGAAGGATAAAAAAAAGAAGAAAAAGCCTTTTAAGGGTTACAACTCTAAGAAACACGCCAAGACTGGTGGAATGAGCGACAAGGCTAGAGAAAAATACAACCGAGAAAACAATGCTGATTTAAAGAGACCTGTAACTTCCGATAACCCCAAGGGTAAAGCTAAAAAACGTAAAAAATCTTTTTGTGCTAGAATGAAGGGAAACAAAGGCCCCACCTCTAAAGACGGCGAGTTGACACCAAAAGGTGCAGCTTTAAAAAGGTGGAACTGCTAATGAGTTCAACTAATCGCGTAGCCATGGCACTTATTTGCGACCACAAGGGTGATGTCTTAACAGGCATTAGAAATGACAATGGTAAATATACTGTCCCAGGAGGACACCTTAATAAGGGTGAAGACCCTTTTGAGGGAGTGGCGCGTGAATTGAAAGAAGAGTCTGGTCTTGACGCCAAGAGCATGAAAATAGTTAAAGTTACCAAGAAAGGTAAGATGCTAGTTTATGTTATGAAAGTTGAAATTGACCCTAATCAAGAAGTTGATGCAACTCAAGATCCAGATCAAGAATGTGACACCTGGTTTTTCATGGACCCGAACGAAACTGTCCACAATCTCCATGTAGACTTAGAGGACAACACAGTCCTCCAAGCATGGATGGAAAGTTAATTATTTAGCTTTTACACTCATTTTTTCATAAGTAATTTCATCAGAACAAGACTCAATGACATCTGGATGTACAACTTCAAGAAGCCTCTTCTTGTTCAGGTTTTTTCTTGTAGCTTCAGAAATAGTTACAATCACATCTTCACCAACAAAATCTTCGGTAAAAATAGCTTTTAAGTTAGACTCTTCAGTCTTCAACTCTTTAAGAAGCTTACGAACCTCAAGAAGACGCTTTGCAGATTGATTCTTAATATCTACGATTTCTTTTTTTGCACCCATAATTCCTCCTATTGTTTATATGTATATATTACACAATTACGAGGCTTTTGTCAACTCCTTTTTTTGAGTATATATAAAAGTCCCTAACATCCCGAAGTGAGCTTCGTTGTGGTCGTTTTGAATAAAATTTTCGACCGCTATCTCTAATTCCGCAAATTCTATGCCAAGATTCACTGCGAGCTTAATAATTGACTTAAAATCACCCTCAAACTTACCACGAGGCGTCTCTAGTTGATACTTGTTATTCTCTCCTATATGTCTAAGGTAATACCCCTTCATTAGCGAAAAATCGTCTTGCATTGTCCCCTCCTATTTTTTAGTAGCCTATCTACATCTTTGATTTTATTACGTATTTCTAGCCAATCTTTAAGAATTGGGTTAGGACCTAGAGCTTCTTCCTGTCTTTTCAGACCTTCTCTTAAGCCTCGTAAGTACCCTAAACGATTAGCGTCCTCGTCAAAATTTTTCAGCAATATCTTCCAAGCTGATTTTTTATTTGGAAACTGTAGTAGTTTGTCTAAAATCATACATCCTCCTGTTATTTATAATAATTACACAAGTTGAGTAAAAAGTCAAACGTAATAATCTTTAAAGCGTGTACATATGTCTCAAATTTGAGGAGGACCGAACATGGCACTAAGTAAAGACACTGAATTTCGCATAGACCACGCTGTCACTGACGACAAGGTTGGCGATGAAATTGCTGCAAGAATGGAAGTTAGCTCTAGCCCAGCTACAACTGCTGAAGCTGATGCTATATTAGCCCTACTCGATAAGAGCCAGGATGCTGCAATTGAAGAAAGAATGACTGTAGCCTTAGCTGGTGACGGTAAAGAGGGAAGAGAGATCTCAAAGAAAATGAGACTAATGATTCCAGTTCTTGAGGCTAGATCTGCAAACGAACCTGCAGACATTGTTGCTGCTAAAGCCGCAATGGGTTCTGAGCCTATGAGCGAGAATGCTAGGTATCATCTTGAGCACGCACTTGGAAGCAAGGCTGCGGCTGATGAAGCTAAGGCATCTTATGACGCAATGGTAGCAGCTATACAAGCTGTAGACGAAGACGCTGAGGTATAGGAGTTTTAAATGAAAAAATCTGATAAAATGAGAAAGCTCATGGCTGAAATGGCTAAAAAGCCTGCTAAGAAAGCGCCTAAGAAAAAAGCAGAGAAAAAGTCTGAGCCTAAAAAAGAGAAAAAGTCCGAGAAGAAAGAGAGTATCGTCTCTAAAACTTTGAAGAAAATTGTTAAGAAGAAAGACTAATATCTATAATATTTTGAATACAGAGCCCTCTTTATGAGGGTTTTTTTATTTCAAAATTGTCTTTCAAATACTTCTTTATAGCCTCAAGAGTACCTAACATGGGTGTTTCAGGCTCTACATCGATAGTTTCAAACTTTGTATTTCTAGACACCACGTGATTATCAAAGAGTCTCATCATTTGCACAATCTTCTCTTCTCTAGAAAGGTCAAAGGCTCCTTCAGGTTCTTTCCCCATCATTTTCTGCTTTTGAACCATTCTCCTGTGAGCCTCTTTCACGTCATTCATTACTAATAGGATATTGGCAGTGCCAAATTGGTGATACAAGCTGTCTTGTATAAAAATCAACTCTCTGTATTTTTCGATTACATCATTTGTGGGCATAGAGTCAACCAGGTCCGTCACCATCATTCTTGCAACAGACCCATCGTTTATTACGAGACCATACTCATTAGATTGTAAATATTCTAAAGTTTCTTTAGACATGTCAATTCCTGACTGAATGTTATCTATCAGGTGGTGAATTCTAACGTCTACACCAAAAGAAGTGAGGAAGGGCTTAAGTAGGTGAATCTGCGTTGTTTTCCCAGATCCCTCTGTCCCATCAATATTGATTATCCTTAGATACTTTTGCATGTCTACATAATACCACAAAACGACAATCTTTACCATATACACTGTATTGGGAGCGTAAATATGCGAATTAATGCGAAAATAATTAAAAACGTAGCAAATGTCAATCAGTGGGAGTATGCATCAGAAGCCACAGTTCAAGAAGGTCAGATCAATGAAGTATATATTCAATTGGTAGACTTAGACAAGACACATGCTGGTGAAAAATCAATAAACTTACCAGACTTTCCATTGAGATATATGACCCAAGCTGCTGTTTTTTCTGTATCTGTAAACTTTCCAGCCCTTGACCCTGATAATGCAATTGACGTAGTGGCTACCCAGCCATTTGCCGATGATAAGTCAATTTGGAAAGTAACCTTGGCTGCTAATCAAGTTCCTTTTGCAGGAAATATTGTTGTAACTCTTACAGAAGACGGTAACACAAGACAATTTGTTGTGCGTAGCGCATTGAAGGTTGACTTGCTTGAAGTTGGAGGCTGTTAATGTCGGCTGATTATTCAGAAAGTAAATCATTTGGAACCAAAGGGTATCCAGTTGAGGGTTTCCAGGTATCAAATCTTTTTCGTAGATGTGAGACTCTCTTGGACCCAGAAACTTTTAAGTCTAGGTATCTTAAGGGTATCGACGTTGAAAAGTATTCTAATGATGAGTTGAAACAAGAGATAGAACTTGCTATGAATGAGTTTGAACTTCTTACAGATCTAAATGTAACAAACGTAACCTATAAAGAGCGCGTTCCTTTTGATAGAGCGGCGTATCAATCCTTTGTCTACATGAAGTTAAATAACGGTCCTATCAGGAGTATTGAAGAGGTTTTAATTGAGAGTTCAAATGGGGAAAGTATTTACAAACTCCCTTCTCAATGGATTGAGGTTGGACATGCTCACAAAAGACAGATCAACTTAATCCCAATTCTTTCTATATTTGGTTCTGCAGGTCTTAAGGACGGTCAAGCTAGTAACGCTGGACTTATCTTTATCCAAGCTGTGAATAACTTTCGATGGCTACCTGCTTTTTATTCTGTAACATATACATGTGGACTTACCAATAAAGACGGTGAGCTTCCAATTGTGGTAAATGATGTTATAGGCATGACTGCTGCGATTGAGGTTTTGTCATCTTTACAGACTAACTTTCTTTACAACTCTACTGCAATCAGTCAAGATGGTATTTCACAGTCCGCTAGTGGTGCTGGTCCTCAAACTTACCAGGCTAGAATTGACAAGCTCAAAGAAAGAAGAGAAAGAATGCTTCAGAAAATTAGAGCCCAATTCCATCAGAAATACTACATGTCAAACATTTAGGACAATCATGTATAAGAAAACGTGGCGAATCTTAGCAAAATCAGAAAACAACTCAGTACTTGGTAGAAGACCTCACTTTATCTTTAGTGTTGAGGAGCCTCGCTACGAGCAAAAGCTAAAAATGGACCACGATAAAGCTGTAAATTTTTTACGTCAAAAAGGCTATAAAGTAGAAGAGATGGGTGGGCGATACGGAGGTCTAGACGAGCGAAGTATTGTGGTTCACGACGTACCAGAAGAGTCGATTGGAAAACTTCATCAATTTGCTAAAGACTTAGGGCAAGAATCTAGTATACACTCAGACGGCAGTAGTCACTCTATGTTGTATCACGGCGGTGAAAACGCCGGAATGCACGTTCGAGGTCAAGGTACTAACTTTCATAAAAACCCACCTGAGGATTACTTCTCTACATTATCGGATGGAACTATTTTCACTCACAACTTTAACATGGACGAATGGCATCCTAGTGAAACTAACGGTGTAAAAAAATCTGAAGATGTCTTGATGAAGGCACCTATAATGGGTGAGATAGATCCAGACGATGAAGATTGGCACTATGCCAATAGTGTTGGACACGTCCTCAATCCTTCTGGCGGTTTTAGCTACAGCAATAAGGCTACAGAAAAAATGAAGGATAGTTTATTTCACCACGTGATCGAAAGACACTATCAAGACTCTCAAGAACCAGGTGGTACTAGAAAATTTTTTGACCACATATATACTACAGATGAAGAGGGTGAGGACCCTATAGCAAACCTATCTATACAACGCACGTCTAAGGGAAAGCATAGGGTAAATCATTCAATTGTAGAGCCTTCACATAGAGGTAGGGGCTTTGGCTCCATGATGTACCAAAGAGCCCTAGAGCACCACGGGGATTTAGAGTCCGACGAATCTGTTAGTCCCGAAGCACATCGCGTTTGGGAAAAAATGTCTAAGAAGCCTAACGTACAAGGTAGGCTTGGTGAGTATCCTGGCCCTAGTAGTGATAGACATGCTTTTAAATTTATAAAAAAATCTGAAGATGATGACTCTAGATACTTAGAGCACTACTCAAGGCACAAAGATTTAGCACACATAGATCCAGACCATACTGGTTCTGGCGTAGACAGGACTCAGCGAGCTGCCGCCAATAGGCAAAGTAAATTTAGCTTTTACTACCCTAATAACTACGAGAGTCCAGAGCCTTTTGTAACAAATCAAGCCCAATCAAAGTACAAAGTAAAGTTAGACCCAAATCACAAGGTCTTTGACGCAAAAGAGCACGGTAGCGATATAGTAAATCAAAGTAAAAACGCTAGTGGTGCTTTAGATATAGATGCTTTTGTACAAAATCTAAAGACTGCAGGCTACCATGGTTTTAAATCAAGACCTCAAGGTGTTGAAATGGTGGCTATGTTTGATAAGCTACCAGTTTACAGTGAAGAGCCAGTACAGCCTTTTAAGGTTAAGAAATCTGAAATAGAAAAAGGCGTTAAAACTCCTTCTAAGTTTATGGGTTTAAAGCGCCTAAAGCAAATTAAGCAAGACCACAATATAGGGGCTGGGGGAAATGAGTACTCTGAGGGTGAGTTAAAAGACGCCATAGTTCAAAGAAAAATCTCAGATGCTGAAAGAACAGTTAGAGAAGCTAAAAGAAGAGAAAAAGAACTTGCCTCTCAACATGAGGGTGGAGGAGCTTTACCACCTCCATTTGTGTTTAAAAAATCTGAAAGTCTTGAAAAAGGTGCAATGCAACGTAAGTTTAAGTTTAGACCTCAGGATGATGTAGGCGAAGATGAAGCTGAAAATGTTGATCTTTGGCAGCAAGATTCTTTTGAAGACGGTCGAAAAAAAATGGGCAATATGCATCCAAACGCAAAAATGAGAGCTTTAAATAAGTTGGCGGCTAAAACTAAAATGAGAACAGATAAGGATGGCAAAAGACATTTCTTACTACATCGAGGTGTCGGCGCTTCAGAGGCACTAAAAACTTATCGTAAAAAAGGTGCTTTTATTAAAGAAATAAATAATCCCGATTTCTCCTCTTGGACTTACGATAAAAAATTTGCCGATAATTTTGGAGCAGACTACGGGGGAGGCGCTCAATCTGCGTGGATACATGAGGATAACATTACACACATGCCTAATGCTTACGGCGATGTAAGTCACGGCGGAGCTGGTGAAAACAAAATGCACGGTGAGGGAGAGGTTATAGTAGGACCTCACAAATCAAGAATGGCTAGTCACAATGAGGTAAATACAGAAATTCACCCAAACACTCTAGATGAGGCAATTAGTGCACGTGGAAAAATGGGAGGCTCGTGGCTTGGCAGGGAACAGTCTGATAAGTCTTTTAGAGAAAGAGTTGTTAAGCCGAGATTGAAAAACAAAAAGCTAGCTTCTTCAGAACACGATGTACCTGATCTTCTTAAGAATGAATATAAACCACCTAAGATCAACCTAAACCCAGAACATGGTAAGAAGATCGCAGACGCATACCATAATATGAAGCACGACCCAGACCATCCTGATGTTCAAGAAGCCTATGGTGCTCTGATTAATGAAACAAAGAAACAATATCAAGATATTTTGGATTCAGGTATAAAACTTACCCCTATTAAGCCTGGACAGGAAAATCCATACAAGAACTCAAAAGAATTGCATCACGACATAGAGAATAACAAGCACATGTATTATTTTCCAACAGATCAGGGGTTTGGCTCTTCTGACAACGAATACTCTAACCACCCAATGCTTCAACCAACAGAGCTTGAGATTGGTGGGCAAAAACTTCTTGCAAATGACTTATTTCGAATAGTTCATGATATAAACGGACATCACCACGGTGGTAGAACTACGTTTGGACCCAAAGGTGAGCACAAAGCCTTTCTCCATCACAAGACTATGTATTCACCAATGGCACAGCGTGCACTTGCATCAGAAACACTTGGTCAAAACTCTTGGGTAAACTTTGGACCTCATGGTGAGGCTAACAGAAGAGATCCAGCCAACACAATATATGCAGATCAAAAAGCCGGATTACTTCCTAACGATATACTAGAAGGTAATTGGCACGCAGACGAAACACCTCAAGCCTCTAGTCCTATGGATCTTGTAAACAAGCCAATTAAGAAGAGCGAGAAAAAGTTTAAATACCAACCTAAGAAAGGTGATACAGTACACTTATCTCACGGTATCACAGATAGTAAGCGCGGTGGAGAAAAAGTACATACTGATAAAAAATACGTAGTACATAACGAATCCAAAGGTGGATATAGACAATCACACTGGGTAGTTCCTGAAGGTGAAAAAGATACAAGTAAGGGTAGGTACCACAGAAGTGACAGACTCCACCCTGTAAAGAAATTTGAAGTACAGCTTAAAAAAGACGTTGGAGCCCTAAAGTTTCCAGGTTTAAAAGACATTACTACAAGACCAGATCAAGAGATTAACTCAATTAGTACTGATCGGCAAGCAGACATTGCTACTAAGCAAATCGTTGAGAGAGAGAAAAGAGTTAGACCTGAAGCTGCAGAGGCTGTAGAACAAGAAGCCGGAAGAGCTGTTAGAAGCTTAGTTCAGAAAAAACCTAAAAATATATTAGGTAAGCCCAAGAAAGCTAAGGGAACATTTGAAGGTATAGAGGGTGATAGGCAAGCGGCTAAGTCTCAGATTAGAGAGGCCAAGGCAAGACAGGAAGATAAAGATTTTTCAGAGCCAGGGGCTCAAGGCTTCTTAGTAGAGCAGCGAGTGCCAGATCAGAAAGACTTAGGCTTTGTCCCTGAGAGACACGCAGGCGGTCCAGTACAGCAACACGAAGGTCATCATCACCTGTTTAGCGAAGTATCTAGAAAATACGGTCCAAGTGCTAGGTACAAACTTGTTAATCACTTATTGAAAGAGTTACCTGGTCAAGATATTGAAGACATGAAAGATCATTTAAGGTTTACTTATGGATATGACCATAAAGATAGTAACTTTAATGAAGAAGTTTTGAACCACGCTAGGGATATACTTGTAAGCCCTAAATCAAGAGAGTCTTACTTAAAGTTTTTAGAAGAAAAACATGGTCCTGCAAACACCCATGACAATAGAAGAACAATGGCTAGGGTAAAATCTGGTTGGAGAAAAGTACTTAATAGTAGTAAAAAAGTTACACCTGAAACTTTTCAGGCAGAGGTGATTCCTTTTAAGAGTAAGTTAACGGCATCAGAAAAGGCGGTTATTGATATGCACAAAGCTACAAGCTTTAGATCAGCTATAATGGCTGGACTTGCAACTGGAGCAATGGCGACTAGTAGTAACGTCCAAGCAGGTATGACACAACCAGAGACACCAGTACAAAACACAATCACTCATGACCAGCAAGTGCCTGAAAATAACAAAAACCACATACTGAATGCAATACAGTTCGTAGAATCATCTGGTGGTAAAAACACCAATCATGAACGACTCCCTCAAGACTCCATCCATAGAGGAGAAAGGGCTTTTGGAAAGTATGGTTTAACACCCTTATTGATTAGAGAAACTATAGGTCAACACAAAGACTTATCTAGAAAATACAATTCATTGCAAAATTTGCAAGGCGATCAGTTTCACGAACAAATGCAGCAACACCCAGAACTAGAAGAAATTATAGCATCACGTCATTACGATAGGCTTTCTAGAAAGTTTGGTCACGATCATCAAAAAATTGGCTATGCATGGTTGAACGGAATCACTGGTACTATGAAGGCACTAAAGCGTGGCGACGATATATCGGACCACTGGCATGTGCAAAAAATTACAAACGCATACAATAAAGCAAAATCTGGTAAGTGACACTGGGTTGACACAAACCACATATGAAGATAAAATATAGTTGTAAGTTAACGAGAGAGTTTTATGAACAGAAAAGACATTGCAGCACATAAAGCCTACGCTAGTACATTAGAAGTGTACGAGCTATCTGGTTTTATAAGACAGCTTCAAGCAGAAAAAGCAGAATTAAAACCACACATGGATGTTGAGAAATATGACTTTTTAATTAACGCCTATCTCGATGAACTTGTCTATCTTTCCCTACAGCAAAACCCTAGTCACAAAGCAAATATTCATTAATCCCTAAAAACGATAATCTTTACAGATATAGTCTTTAGGAGGCATATATGGATATCAAGCCAGGTGAAGTCGAATCTGTAAAAATTATAGGTAACCTACACGGTAATGACGTTAAGATGGTCAAGACCCACGGTGGGTTTCACGTAGCAGTTGGTAAAAAGAAGAAAAACGGTAATAAAACCGAAGCCTTAGCCGCTGGATCACATCAAGCTATTGTTGCTCACCAAATTGCTAAAGAGTTTGGAACAGACTATCAACCAGCCATTATGAAGTCTGAAGCCGATAGGCTTGAAGATGTCATGAATAAGTCTGAGCTTTTATCAAGCGAAGCGTTGGCTAAAGGTATTGAACTTTTTACACTTGAAAAAAACAACCATTACGACTTTGTCGTATACAAAAGAGGTATGACCCTAGGTAAGTATCAAGCTGAACTAGAGGGTAACACACTAAAGCTCACAAAGTATGAGTTCAACACGGCTCCTGATATGGATATAGCTAAGGCTGTGGCTAGAATGATTGAGGACAAGGCTGATGAACTAGGTGTCACTGAGATAGAAAAAGGTTGGTTGTAAAGTTTTCAATTTAAGGAATATTAATGTCCAAGAAAATTAAGACTATTATAGATACTTCTTCGATGCCAGAGGTTAAATTTAGCCTCGACGCACAGGAGAAGTTTGGTCGCAGTCGCGGTGTCATATTTGAACACTGGTCTGCTATACCATCCCCTATAGGACTCAAAGACCGTGGAGACTACCGAAGGTCAGATACGCTGGATACTATTTCAGAAAATGGCTTTATATATAAGAAGGTTGGTTGTTTTGTGGCGACCATTGTGGGTAACGGTCACCAGAATCAGCACAACGGTCCTGCAGAAGCCGGTATTTACGACAATAGCACAGCTAGAATTATCATACCCAAGTTTTATGAGGACACTGATCAAAAAAAAGAAATTTCTCTGCTTCCAGGCGACCGAATATACGCAAGAGATATAGAGCTGAATGTTGAGAACTATCAAAGGGCAGAATATAACCCTAACTCTTCGGACTTCTTACAGTTTCCAGCTAAATGCGTTAGTAGACTGGTAGACTCAAAGGGTATTGAGTACACAGAGGGTAGAGATTTTAAGATCAATCGAGATGGAAATGTTCAATGGATATCTGGAAAAAAGAACCCTGGTATTGACCCAGAAACGGGCAAGGGCAGGATATACTCTATTAGATACGAGTATACAGCCTTCTGGTATATCCAGCAATTGATTAATGAGATAAGAATTACCAATACCGACGACGCTGAGAGCCCAGCACGTATGCCATACCACGCTATGGTACAAAGAGAATATGTTTACCACAACCAGAACCGAAAAAAACCTGCTGAAACTGAAGAAAAAGTTACAAGAAAGACTGAGCCTACTCGTAAAAACCCAGAGCCTCGTGAAGATATTGAGCCTAACCAGCCAGAAGTACAGGTAGACCTGAGGAATTTCACAGAGTAGCAATCTTTAAGGTGTAATTTATAGGAGTTACAAGATGTCACAAAAAGTAAAAGATCCAATTAGAACGATTAGAACACGTGCTGATTTAGCAAAAAAAGATATGATTAAGTACAATGACGCTGCAGGTGCAGACAAGGTATTTATCATTGAGCCTCCAATTAAAAGAGCCGTCACAGGTGGAGAAGCTGTTGGTCCTGGTAAATATGTAAAAATTACCAGTGCAAACTATACGCTCGACTTAGTAGGTAGAGCTTACGACAATTCTAAAACTTACAGAAAGGGTGATATTGTTTCAGAAGGTACTGACATCTACCGTGCAAACGTAGACATCCTTGAGCCTGAAGCTTTTGAAGCCGATAACTGGGTTAAGGTCGCACCAAAGCAAATCGCAGCTATACCAGCACCATCTGGGGCTGTAGTAACTACTGGCAGATACCACAACACTGTAACAACTGCTGGTTTCTTGGTTGATGATGATTCTGAAATATCATTTCAATCTGTGAGAGACTAACATGTTATCTGCTAAGGATATCAAGGTCGTTCAAAGCATTTTAGGCGATGATATCTTTCAGACTCTAGAAAAGTCTGAAATTAGCGGTGGACTATATAAACCTGGAACTAGAACTGCTTTAGATCCAGAAGAAATCAAGATTGCCTTAGAAATTGTTCCTAGAACAATTTTGTCTTTTTTGATGGGACAGTTAAAAAATAAAGAGGTTGGTGAAATTTGTAAATGTGACCTTCCTTTCGAACCAGGCGCTATGATGGAGTGCCATAAGCTTGGACCAGACAATTATTCTGGTCAAATTATCAAAGACGGTAAAGTTTGTGCAGAGTTTAAGCATAGATCTATACCAGGGGTGGGTTTAATAATACTAACAGCTTTTGAATTATATGATATATCTAACTTAGACCGTAAAAAAGCCTCTGAGTCAGATGAAAAAATAGAAAAACTACAAGACATCATTAATCAAAAACTGGAGTTACAAAGACTTGTTCAAGACGTAGTCGATAGAAGGATGTCTGAAAGAGCCGCAATAGACTCTTTAATACAGGCACGCTTAGGGGAGCACATTGCATCAGTACAAGCACCGACTGAAGAAAAGGAAGAACCAACCATGGAAAAGAAAAGTAAGCTCAAACAATTTCTAGAGAGTCGAGAAGGTAAGAGACAAGAGTCTGTAGAAATGGAAAAAGGTGAAATTAATTGTCCTGATTGTGGTACGAATATTTACAAAAATGAAAAGAAAAACGAGATTAACCTATGCCTCTGTTATGGAGAGCATATGAATAAAGGCATTAAGTTTAAAAAATCAGAAGACGGTAGGGTTCAGTTTAAGTTTCCTAAGTCTTTTGACATTGAAAACGTAGAAATGCTTTTAGACGCAATTAAGAAACAGTAACGGAGATTGAAATGCAAGAAATATATGTAGCTATCAACGGTGACGATGTAGGAAATTCAATAGGTTCCGCTATTGCTTCTGACGATAGGGAATCACTTGGCTCTACAACCTCCACTTTAAAAGATATACATTCGCAAATTGACCAGTGGGTTGAGCAGTGCGGTGGTGAAGTTGTAACTTCTTCAGGAGATGAAGGTATCTATAAGGTACCACATGAGTGTGCTGATCACCTAGAGGATATTCGAAGTGAGTATCAAGAGCACACAGGGCACACATTGACTATTGGTGTTGGCCAGAGCATGTCTGAAGCTGCCAAAGCTTTGATCTATGGAAAAATGAACAACAAAGACCAGATTGTAGAGTATGCACCTGAAATGGACGAAGCTATTTCAAGTGAAACTGGTGAAATGGGCACTCAAGGATACGAGCAGCAAAACGAAGGTAAACTTCCTGCAGAAGAAGAAATGTCTTATCAAAAGGAAAATGCTGCTCAGCAAGAAGCTAGTATGGCTGAAGAGCCCGATGAAGACATGGTTGAAGAAGACGGTGAAGGCGAAGCTGATAAAGATGCCGAAGAGATCATTGAAGAAGCCTCTAATGACCCAGAGCATGAAAAAGACATGACTCCTGAAGAAGAGCGCGAGCATGATGCTGCAGAAAATGAGCTTGATGAAATGGATGACGATATCGTTGAAGCCGATGAAGAGGCTAATATGGAAGGTATCGACGGCGAAGCTGGTGAAGAAGACATGCAAGTTGATGAAGATGAGAATATGGAAGAAGAACCTGAAGCTGACGAAGGTGATCACGAAGATTTATTAGCCGAAATGGTTCATGCTCATATGTCTGGTGAAGAAGATGAAGAAATGCCAGAAGAAGAGATGATGGAAGAAGAGGTGCCTGAAGAAATGCCAGAAGAAGAGATGATGGAGGAGGACCAATACAGTGACGAAGAAATTGAAAACTTACGTGCTGATATTGCTCATTCTTTAAACTCCTTTAAGGCAAATAGAGAAATGATCTTGCAAATGCAACAGGCAAGTCCTGAAATGTACGAGAGCTTAATGGTAATGCTAAGATCTATGATCGCTATGGGTAGACATATGGGTTTTGACGCTGAACAGGCTGCTGATGAACAAATGTCTGAAGCACAGGCACAAGAAGAAATGCCTGAAGCTGCTCCAGAAGGTCAACCAATGGCGATGTCTGAAAAAAAGTAGCAGGGGTAGGTCGTGGACCTAAAGATCCCATGAGCCTACCCGACAAAGCCGCCAAAAAAATACCTAAAAAGCAAGCTCCAGTTGGTGCACAACGCGGTAATAAGCTTAAAGTATTAGATGGTGACACAGGTAAAGTTAGGTGGAGAAAAGGTACTAAGGGTTTCTTGAGAGACTATGACGGTGACCCTGTTAGTACAAATTACACGGCTAGGTATTTAAAACCTAAGCCAAAACACAGCCCACATATGGGGGGAAAGCGCAGACACGATCCACACATGGGTGACCGAGACGGCGCTTATCAATAAGGGATAGAATGGCAAACTTTGATTTATTATTTGAAATAGATGTCGAAGATATGTCAAAAGATCTCGGTGAACTCAAAGAGATGATGCAAAAAGATCTCACCGAGGGAGTCCAGGCTGTCGCTTCTATGACACACGCAAAGACACTAGAGCTTGCTAGAGACGAGCTTAATAGTCTATCTTCAATGTACCAGGACAACGTAGAATTTGAACATCCTGAAAAAGGAATGTGGGTAGTTACGATTAAAAATCCAGCTATGTGGATTGAAGAAGGACGTAAGTCCGGTTTTATGGAAGAGCTGTTGAACGGCAAGTCCAGTAAAGTCAACGCCAAGGGTGAAAGATACGCAGTTATACCTTTTAAGCATAATAAGAATCCAAGCGAACAGTCGGCTAAAGCACAAGAGTTAGCTGGACAGATTAAGTCTGCTATGAAAGATAAGGGATTAAGTGTAAAAAAACTTGAGCTTAATCAAGACGGTAGCCCTCGTATTGGCAAACTTCATTCTTTTAATGTAGAAAGTGCAAGACTTAAGCCTCACCATAAAGATCCTGCTACTTACGGCGTTAGTGTTTATCAAAATAAAATGCCTGACGGTACCGTGAGAAGAGATGTAATGACTTTTAGAGTGATTACGGAAAAACACAAAGAAGAGGGCAAGTGGGTTCATCCAGGTAGACAGGGCTCTAAGATTCTTGATAAAGCTTTTGATTGGGCTATGCAGACTTGGGAGCGAGAAATTCTACCAGGAATATTGGAGAGTTATAAATGAGACCATATCCTTGCATAACAGGTATTTTTCAAGGTGACTTGATCATCAAGACTGCTATTGAGCTGTCCATTGAAGACATACGAAAAAAACCATGGCTTATAGAAGATATGTTCGGCAGCCTTATTGAAAACCCATACCTAAAAGTCAAATATGGTATGAAGGAAATAGACAGGGCTAAAGAGTTTCTATTAAACAATGACATACCAGTATACATGAGACATAGAGTTGATAAGCAAGAATTTCCTTGCGTAACCATATCTATTGGTAATTCTCAAGAAGACAAGTCTCTAGCCACTCTAGGTGATCAATCCCCATATTTTGAAGAGTACGGAGCTGATGAGATCGGACAGCCTATTAAATACATTATACCACCTTTTGATCCGGTATCATATGATACTGCTACAGGAATTATAGAGGTACCAGAATCTGTTACAGACTACAGATTTATTAGTGAAGGTATGGTAGCTGTTGACCCTGAAACTGGTAATGGCTACATTATACAGGGTAAGGCTGGAACCAACGGTTTTCGAATATCCACTGGAGCTAACATAGCTGGTAGACTAGGGGTTGTGCCTCAGTTTCAAGTGTACAGGGCTAGACGTGAGCGTGCAGGTTCACAGGAGACATACAACATTGGATGCCATACACATGGAGACCCATCTACAGTCATATTTCTATATGCTCTTGTAAAATATTCACTATACAGATACAGAGAAGGTCTGATAGAGGCCAGCAACTTTCAACTATCCAATCTTACATCTACCGATATGATTAAGAACGGAGCTTTTGATGTTGAAAATGTCTACTCTCGATTTATTACACTGAGTGGGCAAGTTGAAGAGAGTTGGGTTAAAGCCCCACACCGGAAGATTGAAGCTGTAGATATTATAGATCCAACAGAAGATGAAGGCCTTAGACAAGGTATTAAGATATTAAGTAACAGTGAACCTCCTAACCAGGATGAATGTGAAATGGTAAGGGTAATAGAAGATGAAGATTCGAATGAATAGTAATCTTTATAGATAACGAGCTATGTAGGTGATTTTTCTATGAAAAACGATTCAAAAAACGATAAAATTTACAATGACACAGATCTTGTGAAGGCTATCTATAAGACAATTCAGAAAAAAATGAAAAATCGTCACTACAAAGATGATGCCCAGGAAATCATACGTGATGTCCTTGACCCTAACTATGTAGCTGAAGTAGACCCAGACGAGGTTCCAGCAGGTAAAACTAATATTACCATGAAGTCTGATAAGGGTGTTGATAAGTTGAAAAAATTTCAAAAAAGTAAGAAAAGTAAGAAGAAAGGCAGATGTTGGGACGGCTATGAGCCAACACCTGGTAAAAAACCATGTAGTGAAGGTTCATGTCGTAAAAAGAAGTAACAATTCTAATCTTTACTAGTAGCTGGTAACAAATATAAGGATAGCAAATATGAGCAAAAAAGACGATAAATCATACACTGCCCACGATGCGGCTCTTGCTGTATTGAAGAAAGCTCAAGAGATGCTCAAGAAAAGCACTCTAGCAAAAGCTAATACTGCTCACGAAGTTGAGGCTGGTGGAGAACCAAAATCTGAAGGCTCTGAAGCCCCTGAATACTTGGCAAACGCTGATATTGAAAGCACCTCAGGTACTGACAGAAATGAAGCCCCTGACCAAATCAAACAGGCTCATGTTGACACTGATGACGCTGAAAAAGAAAAGAAGCGTAAAAAATACGATGGCGCTATGAAAGCCAGCGACGATGATGAAGAAAAAGAAGAAGAGATCGAAGAAGATCAAGAAGATTATGGTTCTGAAGAAGAAGACAAAGACGATGATCAAGAAGATTATCACCAAAAAGGTAAAGACGTACCTACAGACAAGGGTACTAAGCACTTTGGTAAATCTGAAGATGTAGAGGCAGCCGCTAAAGCAGTAATGGGTGATAAAGATCTAGACGATGTTTTGGATAAAATGCCTAAAGACAAGCGAGACGATGTTTTGCGCAAACTTCGTGAAATGAAGAAAATGGGCAAATCAAAAGGTAGCATGATGGCTGCATGTAAGTCAGAACTAGCTAAGTGCGGAGAAATGGAACGCGGCAAGAAAATGAAAAAATCTGAATCTAACCATAAAGACGGTATTAGTAAAGTCTACGGTTTTCTTGCTAAAAGTTATGCTAAAAAAGCTGACGAAAAAAGAATGGCAACACCTGAGGAAATGCAATCTTTAGAAGAGGCCAAAAAAGAAAAGAAAAAGAAATTAAAAAAGATGGCTGGGGAAACTGCAAAAGCACCAAAAGACATGATGAAGCCACAAAGTAACAGTTCTATGCCCCCTGTTCCAAGCGGAAAGCAAGGATACTAGATGCCTAGAAAAAAGAAAGTTGTAAAGAAAGAGGTAGTAATGGAAAAATCAAAGCGAGTTTTGAGAGATGATGAAGTTCGCAAGGAATTTCGTAATTACTTCGTAAAATTAAAAAGAAAATTACAGTTGGATGCTGGTCTAGAAGATATTATTTGGCTTCACCTACAATCGACTGGTAACGACAAGCCTGAGTTGTTTAACAAAGGCGTTGAAAATTTTGGCTATAAGGTACAATAAGGAGATATGAAAGATGGCACAAAGAATTAGTACATCGTTTATCAATACTAACAGGCCAGGTGCTTACTTCGATGTTCAAGTAAAGTCTACTCCTGTAGGTGTTGCAAGCTCAGGTAATATCATAATTATCGGTGAAGCTGCTGGTGGAGCTGCTGTTGCAGGAATCGATTCAGCAGAAGGTGATTTGCTAAAAGACAACTTTTTCACACCTGATCAGGTTGATAGAGTTGTTGCAAAATATATTAGTGGTCCAATTGTTGATGCTTTTAGAGCACTTTCATCTCCTAGCTCTGATGCAAACATTTCTGGTTCTGCAAATAGAATTTACATTGCTAAAACGAACACTGGAACACGAGCCTCTGCGACTATCGCAAGTGCTTACGGAACAATTCGAGATAAGAACTACGGAATTGATGGTAATAAATACTCTTTTAGTATTTCTCAGTCAATTGACGAAGAAGCCCCACAGATTACTGGTTCAGTAATCGCATCTTTTGGAGCGGCACTTGACGGTGACTTCAGAATGAGAATTGACGGTGGTGCTGAAATTACTGTAACAATTGCATCAAGTCCTGCAGATATGACAGATCTTCTAACAGAACTTAACGGTGGTGCTTTGCCAGCCGGAGTGACTGCTACAGAGGGCACTGCTGCTGACAGCTTGACGCTAACATACGACGCAGATGCTGCGGCTAACAGTAAAGGAAGTGGTAAGTCTATCGAGCTTATTGAGGATTCTATTTTAGCTGCCCTTGGACACTCAGAAGGACTTGTAGTTTCTTCTGCTGAGCCTGAGGTTCAAGTTGATATCGTAAGACAAGACACTGGAATTAACGAGTCTTTCTTGGCTGAAGCTCAAGTTGCATTGAGAATTGGCTACGAAGGAACAACTGGAACTATAGATATTACAGACTCTAGCTTGACTACTACTGTAACTGGTGGTTCTGGAACTAACTTGAACATTAACTTGTCAGAGTATCCTTTGATGTCAGACTTGGCTGAGTTTATCAACTCACAAACTGGTTACACTTGTGTAGCTACCCCTGGGGCATCTCAAACTTCTCCTGTATCTCTTGACGACGTTACAGGTGTTGGAATTGCTTCAAGTGATGCTGGAATCCTACCTGGTCGAATTAAAATTTCAACTCTTAGGTTTGAACAAGCAATAGGTCAATCTGCAGTATTAGATTTTATCTTAACTGCCGATGAAGGTCTACCAGAAGTTGCATCTAGTCAGTTTTTGACTGGTGGACAGCGCGGTGGAACTCTAGCTGCTGATTTTGTTACAGCTTACACAGACCTAGAGGGTATTGATGTAAACTTTGTAATTCCTTTGATCTCAAGAGATGCTTCTGCAGATATTCTTGACGGTCTAACGGACTCTAGCTCTACTTATACAATTGCTGCTGTAAACGCTCTTACAAAAAGCCATGTACTTAAAATGTCTACGGCTAAACTTAAGAAGCACAGAACGGCATTTTGTAGTTTTGACGGTTCATACTCAGATGCAGTTGCTCAGGCTGGTTCACTAGCTAACCAACGTGTGTCGCTTTGTATGCAAAGAACTAGTCAGGTTAACGCTGTAGGGGCTGTTGTTAACTTTCAACCTTGGCACACCGCATGTATTGCTGCTGGTATGCAGGCTGCTGGTTTTTACAGATCTATCACAAACAAATTTGCAAACGTAATTAGCTTTAGCGACCCATCAGGTTTTGACTCTGGTAGCCCTGGAGATATTGAATCTGCTCTTGATGCTGGACTTCTTTTTCTTGAAAAAGCAGTTGTTGGTAACAAGTGGGTTTCCGATCAAACAACTTATGGAATTGACACAAACTTCGTTTACAACTCAGTTCAAGCTATGTATGCTTCTGATCTAGTTTCACTTGATCTTGCAGACAGCTTTCAAACTGCCTTTGTTGGTCAGTCTTTGGCTGATGTAGATGCTTCTACTGCCTTGTCTTTCTTGGCTTCTAAAATGGATGCATTTAAAAAACAAAAGCTTATAGCTGCTTCTGACGATGCCCCTCTTGGGTTCAAGAATGCTCGTGTAAGAATCAATGGTCCAATTATGGAAGTTGGTGTAGAAATTAAGCTTGCTACGGCAATCTTATTCATTCCAATTAACATTGAAATCAGTCAAGTACAAAGCGAAGCTTAGTAATTAGGATTTAAGGAGAAATAAAATGGCAGGAACACCACAAACAGTAATGACAGGCGCACGAGCCAAAGTCTATGTTGACGATGTCTTAGTTGGTATCTTCGATAGTGTTAACTACGCGGTTAACATTGGTGCTGAGCCAATGTTTATCTTAGGTCGCTACAGTGCTTCTGAAATCACACATACTTCATACGAAGCGGTAACTGTAAACTGTTCAGGATTTAGACTTATTGGTAATGGTGGTCATGTACTACCAAAAGTACCTAAGGTTGAAGACTTGCTGCAGCTTGAATATGTTACACTAGCTGTAATTGACAGGCAACAGACTGATAGTAATCCTATCTTAACAGTAACTAACTGTATACCTATTAGTTATTCAACTGGATACCAGGCAAAAGCTACTTCTAGAATTCAGGTTACATACCTTGGAACCATTGCTTCTGACGAAGACGGGGCACAAGACGAATCACCTGGAGCAGTTAGCCTACCATAATTTTAGAGAGGATCTCGTAAGATGGATACTAAAACTATCTATGATCTTCTCAAAGAAGTTCGTGACGATCAGAAAGAGCATAATAAAGAGGCACAGGAAACCAGGGAGGCCCTGGTAAAACAAGGTGTCTCTATTGAAAACATCAAGTCTGATATTTCAGAGATGAAAGTTGTTGCGTCAAGAAACACTGATAATATTGAAGAACACATGCAGAGAACTTACCAAGTTGAAGTTGGTCAGGAAAAGATGTTTACAGAGCTAGAAAGGCTGCATGTAGATAACTTAAAACGCATTGAAGAGCTACAACTAGCTTATGTAAATGTAAAAGAAAGAGTGAATAAGCTTGAAGAGCCTCAAAAGGCCAAAGCTTGGTTAAAAAAAAACTATCTAGCGATAGCTAGTATATTAACTGCCACAGGAAGTCTTGTAGCATTAGCTAGCAAGGTCTTAGGTTGGTGGTAACAAAGAGCCCATAGGGGCTTTTTTTGTTTGGAGCGCAAAGGGTTGCGCTGTTTAGGAATGGGTAAAGATGGCTGTAGAGTTAAAATGGCTTCGGCAAGGCCCAGTTGCATTTTCTGCAGATGGCGGCGCTGACGGTCTAGTAACAGTTGAGGATGTTCTATGCTTTAAAGTAAAGCAAGACATTGTCATATCTTCAGATACCCAGCCTAATCTCCAATTAGAAGTAAAGAGAGTCCTATCTCTTACCCAGCTCATAGTTGGTCCACGCTTCGACAGTAAAAACAGAAGAATAAATCAGTTAAATAAAAGAACAGATATTAGCGCCTACACAGTCGCTGACAATGCCTCCATACGTGCCAGCGAGCAGGATAAGAAGTTTATCCCAACAGAAGACATGTGGAAGGCTGTGTACGAATTTGAGCCCACACTGGCCCTCAGAAACCTACTAGTAGACAAGGTTGGAAGTCCTCATTCTAATAAGAATCCATTGTGGACGGGCTTAACTGATGGTAACAACAACGCGGCTATCAATAATGATGGTAGTATTAATGTAAATATTGTAGAGGGTGGTGCAGCAGGCAGTAATATAGTATTTACAGATACTAGTGGTGAATTTACAGATACAACGGAAACACAGGTGGCGACGTATGTTTCTGATCAAAATAATACAAGAATTACAAAATTTTTAGGGGAGGCACCTACCTTTGGTTGGTGGAGAATATATAAGAACGCAGTAAGTACTGTAAATCTTACAGTTTCTTTTAGAACATCTCCTTTTCAAAGAAATGGTGAATACGATCTGGAGATACCGGAAACACTGAGTGGCACCGACACATTGATCGTAACATTTCAAGCAGACAGGTATCGTAGCAATCTTTTAGGTAGTACGGCGTCTACTTTTGTAAGACTTGAGGGTGTAAAATAAGATAAGAATGTTAATCTTTAGTGTAAGAGGTACATATGGCTTTACTAAATATAGACAGAAATTCACTCACTTTACAGGTTAAAGTAGGGGTTTTAGAGACATATAAACCGGATGAAGATATTGAGCACATTCACAAGGAAGTGGAAAAACTTAGAGATAAGTTTCAAAAAAACATGAAGCGCATTATTGGTAAAGGAAATCCTGCAGAGCTTCAGCAAGTTTTAAACACAGACGAGAAAAAGCTTAATAGGTGGACGACATACATAGAGAATACTTTTAGTAAACAGCTAAAAGAAATTCAACTAAGAATTGTTGATAAAAATAAGAAAATCTGTGGAAACTTTGAAGAAGCAGTTTTAAGCAAAGAAAAGTAGCACGAATACCATAAGGGAGGGTACAAGTGAACGATTTTGGGTTACTCATATCGCAGTATAATGCAGCATTACCTACACTGACTGACGGTCAATATAGTGAACTGCAATTAGACTCACTAGGTCGCTTAGTTATTAGCGGTCGGTATCTTGAAGATGCCGCGCACACCACGGGTGATGCTGGTCTCTTTATGTTGGCAGTTCGTAATGATACGGAAGGCTCTCTTGTTGACACTAATGGGGACTATGCTCCGTTACAAGTTGACAATCTAGGTCGATTACGTGTTATTACAGACATTGATAATGTTAATATTGACTTTAACTCAGAAAAAGCTGAAGACAGTGCTCACCAAGACGGTGATATCGGTTCTTTTATGCTTGCTGTTCGTCGTGACACACGACCAACAGATGCAGCAGTTTCAGCCGATGGTGATTACGCAGCATTCAGTGTAAACGCAAGTGGTGAACTTTATGTAAAAGACACTGATGCACTTACTGAGTTGCAAGGTATTGGTACTACATTAGATAGTATAGATACAGCAATTGGAAATGTTGAAACAGATATTGGAAATATCGATAGTAATATCGGAACTATCAATGCTAACATTTCTGCATTAACCAAAGACGAAGATGCCCCTCACTCAAGCGGTGATTCTGGTATTATGGCTTTGGCTATTAGAAACGATAGTGATGTAGACCTTACAAATGCTGACCTAGATTATTCAGGTATTGCAGTTGACAGTGTAGGTCGTGTAAAAGTTGTTGGTAGCCTTACTTTTGAAGCTTTGGGTACAGAAACTTTTACAGTTACTGATGCACTTGCTGCTGGTGGTGACGGTCTTGAAACTATTACAGCCGCTGCTACACCTTGGATTACAGTTGCTTCTGTTTCTGTTGCCAACGGCGAACTTGCATATGTATACGGATGGCAATGGGCTTGTGATCAAAACGCTCAAGCAAGGCTTGTTACCAATGACGGTGTAAACACAGTTTACTACAAAACCGACATTAATAGTTCTGCACAACCTGGTAAGGACGAGCATTGGGGTGAAGGTGGGAGAATTGAAATCCCAGGTGCCGCAAGCTTAGAGCTTCGACTTCAAATTAAGAAGAGAAGTGTGCCTGGCGGTAATGCACAGGGAACTGGCTCAATTCACTTAAGAGTTGCATAATCTAGTAGGAGAGTTAAGCTCTCCTACTGATTTTTTATATTAGTAGGAGAAGACATGGGTCTATTAGAAGAACGCGCTGAACTAATCAAAGACGGTAAGTTTAAGCTTTCATTTTTTAAAAAGTTTTATGAACAAATGCAGTGGACAAGGGTACCAAGACAACTTGGCCCTAAGCACCCTGCATTTTTTTATTATGGTAAATACGAAGACAAGTTTAAAATTGTAAATATTCGTATTCGACCCACTATGTTTATGGTTGTTGAGGAAACAGTAAAAGGCTGTGACAAAAACGGCAATAAGCCTCCGACAAACTACAGAGGTCAAACATTTGAGTTTGGAACTACTGTTGAAGTAAAAATTGATGAAGCATTTCTTAAAAAAATAAAAGACCTGGCTCAAGCAGAAACAACAACTTCCATTCAAAAGGTTAGCTGGTAATGGCTGATTTTCAAGACTTTGACTTAGAACTACAAAACCTAAAAGGTAGTGAGCCTGAAAAATTTAAAGCTCAAATACCTACTGCTGGTGCTGCTGTAACACTTACACCAGCAACAGGTCGTCCTGTAACACTTGCGTTTATAGACGTACCAAGTCGTCGTGACCCAGACAATCCAAACGGCATAAACGATGCTGTAAAATATAGCATTGATGGTGGAAACACGTTTCTAACCCTTCTTGCCGGTGAATCTATATACATACCAGGTACCTTTACTGACTTACAACTTGATACTAATGCGAACGGCACCTGGTATCAAGCAATTCTTTGGAGTTAACATGCCTGGGTTTTGGAATGCAGTAAAACAAAAAATACAAACGGCACTAGAAACACCCTTTGACAATACTGGGTCTAGTCTTGTTAGTGAAGATGCAGAGAGTGCTATTAAAGAGGTTAGTACAAATACTGCAACTTCTGCATCTCCAGGTTTTACCTGGGGTGACGTAGGTTCTGCTACTGCCGGTACGTTTCTTGAAAACGACAGTGTTCAATCTAGTAACTCTGGACGACTAGTTCCCTTTGACGGCTTTATTACTGATTTTTTTATAAATAATGAAAGGTCTCAGGGTACAAAAATAATGGAGATCTTAAGAAGAAGACCTGCCCAAACAGGTACTTACACTCCAATTTTTCAAACAACCTTGGGTCCAGGGACACGAGTTGTAAGAGTACCTGTAAATGTAGCAGTGCTAGAAGAAGACGAGCTTGCAATTAGAGTTCAACCTGGTTCCGATAGATTTCAAAACCCAGTAGTTGGTTTAATTCTTAAAAACAACTCTGGTTCTGGTGCTGTTGGTGGGGTTTTTTTACAGACTGAAGATGAAGGTAGTCAAATTGAGGCTACCACTACAAAGTATAACTTTACAGGTGCTGGTGTAAGTGCAGTTTCAGATGGTAATGGAAATGTAACCGTTGATGTACCTGGTGGTGGAGCAGGCTCAGGAGAGGCCAATACAGCCTCTAATCGCGGAACAGGCGAAGCCTTATTTGCTGCAAAAAGCGGTGTTGATTTAGAATTTAAGTCTTTAGTAGCAGGGTCAAATGTATCCCTTTCTTCCAATGGAGATACTGTTACAATTAATTCAAGTGGAGGCGGAGGTGGTGGTTCCTTTGCTGCTGCAAGAGTTGAGGCAAACGCTAACCTCTTAGAGTCTACTAACATTGCGAGTGTTACAAACCCATCTACAGGAAATTACACAGTAACATTTACGAGTCCTGCTGCAAATGCTAACTATCCAATAACAATGGGTATAGAACAAAACGCAGGCACTGATGATTACTTTGTAAGTTATACAAATGTAACGGTAAACGGATTTGATGTACAAGTTAGAGAGCAAGACGATGGTGGAGGCGGTGGTACTGCTGTAAATTCCGGCTTTAGTATAGATATTCCAGATCTATCACCAGGTGGTGGCGGTGGGGGTGAGACCAATACAGCCTCTAATGCTGGCTCTGCATCTGATGCTGATATTTTCAAACAAAAGACTGGCGTAGATTTAGAGTTTAGAAGACTTACGTCTGGTGCCAATATAAGTATTACACAAAACGCTGATGACATAGTAATAGCCGCATCAGGGAGTGCTGGGGAGGTAAATACAGGAGTAAATGTTGGTGGTGGGTCCGAGGTATTTAGAGACAAGACTGGAACTGCACTTAACTTTCGAACAATAGTTGGAACTGGTGATATTAATGTAACTACAAGTGGAAATACCATTGAAGTTGGAGGTACTTTTCCAGTAGTTGACGCAAATACAAACAGGGTCGCAGAAGCTGGAGACGTAGCAGGGGGACAGTCGGTTTCTACTACAGGTTTTGCAAACTTGAGCTTTGATACTTTTGCAAGCTCTGCTGTAGCTACAGCATCTGCAACAGGAGTGGCAATTAATGTTACTGGGTTTTATGAAATTTCCTATGACTACTCTGCAAGCGGTGATTCTAATTCTAGATCAGAATCACAAGCACGGTTGTTTTTAAATGGCACTACTGTCATTTCACTGTCATTAAGGCCAGTTTACCACAGAACAACCGCTCAAGGTGCTGGCTCTGCTACTGCAGTAAGGTATTTACAGCTTTCATCTGGAGACACGATATCTCTACAGGCTCAAAGATCTGCAGGCGGTGCTCCGATCACTACAGAGCCAAATGGAACTATTTTAAGGGTAAAGTATTTAAGGAGTAGTGTGTAATGGCATTAATAATTAAAAACACTACTAACACAGGAATATTTGTTCAAAAAACTGGTGATCTTATACCTTCACAAGATGAGCTTAGGATTGAACCTCAAAACTATGGTGATTACTCTAGTGCGGTTGAATTAGGAACGGATTCAGAAGACACTGACTTCACATCTGCTTTGCAAAGCGGTGATTTAGTTGTAAGCGATGGTGTAGAAGACTTTTCAGAACCAGAGGGTATAAGGTATTTAAAAACACTAAGAAAAATAACAGTAAGTTTACAAAATACAATAGTAGAAAAAATTCTTTCTGGAATAGATTTTACTGGTTTAAATATAGACGTTACCACAAATAGCGGTCAAGTAACGGTAAACATTAACAGTGCGAGTAAAGTTTCTGGGGACCTCTACGTATTAAGTTTTAGTGAAAACAGCACTACAAAAAATGAATATATTAATTCTGGTGTTGATGGTACAGGGTCAAACGAAACTCCCCATGTAATTCCTTTTCGCTCTAAGGTAATGGCGTATACATTTAGTAATTCAAATAGTGACTCAGATACTGATATTCAAATTTATAGTGTTGCTGAAAACAATGGAAATTCACCCACTACCCTAGAAGACACTTGGGTATTAAGAAACGCAAGAACTGCAAGAAAAACAAATTTTTTAAGCGACGTAATTTTTGAAGCAGGGGATAAGGTTACGGTTTACTTTAGAGATAGGGGCTCTAACCCAAGTGATGTTGTTTTTAAAATATACCTGAAAATTTTAGAAGAAAGTAGTGTAAACAATATTGAAACGTGGAGCGGAGACATCGAGCCAGAGTAATGATGATGATAATGATGATGACTAGGGGTTTTTATGAGAATAATTAAGATTAAAAATGATTCAGGACAAGCTCAAACAATATCTGGCTCAGTTTTAGCCGACCAAGATGTTATAAACTTTAACACGTACCGTGAGTTGGAAGATTTTAGAAATAACTCTAGCTATATTGAAATGGTTAGTAATCAAAATTTTATAGTCCAAAACGCTGAAGGCGATATATCATCAATATCCGAAGCTTTAGCGTGGCTATTTCAAGATAACCCAAGTGATGTTAAAATTATTGATCAAGTTTCATCTAGTGCATTTGCTTCAAAATCAATCGGTGAAAAAAGGCTTTTTAAACGAGTTCATGGTGTAAAGACTACCCTATCTGGAGATACTGTTGTAGATATTGTTATCCCATATAATGAGTGTAAAGTCGATAAGATAGAAATATTGTGGGCACCAAAAGGCCTGACTGTTGACTTTAAAGTTTACGACACTCCTGCTGGAACAATTACGTCTACGCTGGCGGCGACTGGATACACAGCCATTCCAAACTTTATGTTAAATCAATTTGGTTTCGACGTTGGTGTGGCTGAGGGTGAATTTCGGGAAGAGTCGAAGTATGATGCAGATTTAATAAAAGATATGAAGCTAGAGCTAACGATAAAAAATCCTGCAAATTTAACCGACGAAGTGTGTGTCAACTTTACCTTGCACGAGCTTAAACTATGAAGGTCTCAGTAGATATCCTATTTAGTAAAAATGACAAGGTAGGTTCTAAACTGATTCAGTGGGGATCAAACCACCAGTATCCTCAAATAGAAAAGACACCAAGTCATGTTGCCGTCCTAATTAATAACAGGTGGGTTTTTGAATCAACTCTGTTTACAGGTATTAGAGTAATACCCTATAAGAAATGGCGTGAGATTAACACTGAGCTTTACAAATATCGACACTCAGAAATGGAATATAGCAAGGTTAAGTCTACATATAAAAAACTTCAAGATAAGAAGTATGACTGGTCTGGAGTCTTATACTTAGGCATTATGCTTATGGCCAATAAGTTTTTTAAGAAGCCAATGCCTCAGACAAATAAATGGGAGGGTAAGGATCTTTACTTTTGTAGTGAAGCTGTGGCAACAATAATAGGCTTAAGTAATCATGCAATGAAAACACCTGTAGACGTGATGGTGTGGACTGATTACTTACTTAGATAACTGACCAGCTCCGTACACGGCAGCTCCTGTTGCCAATACACCCAATCCAAACCACAGCCACTTATTCTTCTCTGAGGCATTCTTGATATTATTAAGCCTTTTGTTTTGCTCAATACTTTCCTTCATCCAAAGATCTACTTGCTCATCTGATTTTTCAATCATCAAGTCCTTTAACTCAATTGTCTTTCTTAACTGAACAATCTCACCTTCGGCGTCAGATAGGTTTTTTCGAGTTAAACCAAACTCTTTGTGACAATCGTTGTTGTACTGAAGCCTCTCAGAATCTAAACGTACAATTCCTGTTCTAGGATTGCACTCAGCAAAGACTAAAATAGGTTGAAAACTTAAAAGTATAGCTATTAAAAATTTCATATCTACTCCTTTAAGTGCCAGTCTTCATCAACATCTTCTGTAGTTCGACTTTCTCTTTTTTCGCGCAAAGCGTCGGCTTTAGCCTTGGCTTCTTCAGCGTCTTTCTTAAACTTCAGACGTTCTTCTTCAAGCTTTGAGTGATCAGTCTTAGCTTCTTCAAGACTTTTATTAGCTTGATGAGCTTGGTATTCGATATACAATTTAATGCCGATAGCAAGTAAACCAAGGGGCAGGATTACTAGAAACAATAGTTTACCTAGTAAGCCCTTTGACCATAGTTCAGCAATGTTATTGACTATCTTCTCCATCTTCAATCTCCTCTGCAGGCTTCATTCTATCAATCCACTCTTGTGGACAATCGATTAGTTCAAAACCACCATTGTCAACAGCTTCATGAAAGTTGCTTTGTAGAGTGTGACCTTGAATAGGAAAGATAACTACAAATCCGTCAATGTAGTAAGTTCCATCTACACTGAATAGTGAAGTTTCGTAGCCTACAACCTGAAACACAGCCATGTCTTGTTCGCTCAAGTAGCAAGTGCCAACAGTTGATTCTGCTTGATACACAGCCTTAGCCTTAATAAAACCTAACACGAGTGTTACGGCTAAAACTAAACCTAGGAGAACTATAGAGCCTTCTTTAAGCTTTTTCATTTATACCTACTTTCTTGTCTGGGTCAGTGCTTCTTCGTAAGACGTAGACCGCACCTAAAGCACCGATAGCTGCTGCATACTCACTACCAGTAAAAGGAGCGAGCGTTAGCCCACCGATTTCTACACCACTTAAAATTAATTTTGTATTTACAACAATAAAGCCAACAACAAAAGCCGTCATAGTAGCCGACTTCTTGCCAGAACTATCCTTCAGAAGTAGATTGTTCATTTAACTTATTCTCCATTAGCTCTTGAAAATAATTCATACAAATCATAGAGTGCATGTTGTGAGCTTCTTCAATCATGTCCTCGTTTTCTTCACCAAAGTTCTTCTTTGCCCAGTTTACAATATTTTCATTACGGTCAATCTTGAACTTACCTTCTACATATACCACAGAGTTTACAGTAATGCCTGAGTTTGGATCAAAATAATCTGTAATTACTTCATGAAAATCTTTCTTAGCATTTGGAAGCCAAGTCTTGTGCTCTTTCTTCTTAGCCTTGTGACCATCTTCGCTAACCAAGTCAGAAAGCACACGACGTTCTAGCCCTAATGCCTCTTCGTAGTCCACGCCAAGCTGAACCAAGTCGTAGAATAAATCTCTTAAGTAACTCCTACGTTCTTTTTTCAAGTATAGCTGTGACCTGTCATTGTCAGGTCCAACAATACCATTGAGCCAGCGATTGTAGACAAAATCTATATCAACTTCTTTACTCATCTCTACCCTCTTCAGCTAATCGTCTCTTCCTAAGTTCCTTTACATACTCAACATCTGCATCGACATTTGATGACTCTTCTTGTTTTTTAATCTCAGTGTAAAACTTTCTTATTCGTTTTGTTCTCACATCTGTAGCACGCATCTCACCAAGTTGTTCTGTAACAATCGAGGATACGAGTGGGTCAGTTATAACATACAGACCTGGTTGTCTACCAACTTGTTTTTCCTGAACCTTCCAAAAACCATCGTCTCTCATCTTTCTCATAAAGGTAGAGTAGGCCCTGCTGTGAATAGTATTAGTACCGTGGTTCTGATCTTCCTCTAGCAAAACCTCAAAAGCACGTCTGGATAAACCGAAAGCGTCATTCTCTTGTGTAACAATTGCATTAACCAATGTAGCAAAATAATTATCGTAACCTCCACCTTTCTCCAAAAGCATGGTAATTAACTTATTAGCACGAGAGTTTTCTATGTTCTCAAGCTTTGTGGTCCTGTAGAGCATGACGTGATCGTCATACCCAAAGTATCTGGCAGCAAATTCTCTTAACTCTTCATCGTCTATCAACACGTCCTCCATTGCTCTATTGGGGATAATACCACAGTTTACACCGCAAATACACCGCAAAAATTAAGAAAGTTAATAAACCTTGAGATTACAAACACTTAAACCATTTTACACCGCAAATACACCGCAAATACACCGCAAATTGAATTTCGCTGCCCCTAGGTTAGGTTAGTATATAGGTTAGGTTAGGTTAGTAAAACAACCAAGCAGCTTTTTTTAAAGTAAAACCTTGTTTTGTGGTAAATAGAGAAGCAAAGGAGTTTGCTATGCAAATTGAAGGAAGCGAAGCTAAGTTTGATGTCAACATTGTTGGAAACATTACAAAAGAGTCTTATCTTGGTAAGTTTAAGGTGAAGTGTTTATTGTCACCACTTGAAGAAATAGAAGCTGATAAAATTTACAGAGAGTTGCTAGGTAACAATTTTCAACTTGCTGAAGACCGTGTTAAACAAAAAGCCTTTGCATTAGCTCAACTTCAGGTTAGAGTAATTGAAGAACCTCCTTTTTGGAAGCACGACATCATTGGTGGTGGTGACATTCCTGATGACAACGTGTTACTAGATGTGCTAGAATTAGCCATCACTGCTCAAGAAAAGTACATCAAGGGTAAGGAAGAGGAAATGAAGAGAAGGCAAGAGATGCTAACGCGAGCTGTACAGCGTGGTCAACTTAAGCCAGAGAGTGAACTTGACGAAGTAACAGAACAGGAGTTGGACAATGAACTTGAAGAACTTGAAAACAATCAACCTGAAGAGCCTACAGAAGGTGAAGTCGAGTAATATCTCAATGGTTGGTTACGACGACAATACAACCTATGTACAATTTACCAATGGTAACATATACAAATATCCAGACACAAGTCAAGAAGCTTTCGATTCCTTGGTAAAGGCTGAGAGTGTTGGACAACACTTTGGTAAAACATACAGACATCTTCAAAAATATGAAAAACTAGAAAACGTGGTGTTAAAGAGTGAAGAGAAGAAAGAAGAAAAGCAAGAAGCCGATAGCTCAAAGAGCTAAGGCTGGTGTGTTCAGTGTTTATGAGTCCTTGCAAGTCGAGGCTATCTATAACGCTGTCACCAACAACGATGGCTTCTTTGAAAGAAAGGTGCGTAGGTGGTTTAGTAAGAACTACAACACTCCTTTGATGGACACATACGAAGTTCCATGGTCGGATATCTTAATTCACTACTACGAGTCTTTACTTGAAAATAATACATTTAATCAGAACTTTGAGATCATGACTGCTAGGTATTTGCCAGAACTAGTAGACCAAAAAGATGCTGAAGATGCAGCATTCGCTCAGAGCCTCGTAGAGGAGCAGAGAAGGACGTTAAAGAAAAAGAAGGCAAAGACTAAGGTTAAGCTTAAAAAACCAGCAGAGGCCCCAAAACGGAAGCCTGAGGGTGAACCAGAAGAAGTAATGAACTTGCAGTTTGATGACAAAGACTTTGAAGGTGGTGGTGATGAAGATTCATAAAAAAGCAAAGACAACTTTAAAAGCATCGTTTGGAAGTAGAAGAGGAAGGCATTACACACCTGAAGCCAGTCGGTTTCAAAAAGAACAAAACAGTATAGAATATTTACAAGCACTTCTTTGGAAACATTGTAGTGAAGCCATGTTTTCCCCAGAAGACTGGTTGGCTGAAAAAGAATTTATCGAAAGTATGAAAACCCACAAATCGATTAAGTTTGTCAACAACAAGCCCGTAGAATACCATCCGTTTGACAACTACCATCCCATGACTGACTACATAGAATATTTAAGAAAACAAATAAGAACTAGGAGAGAAAATGTTGATTGATAAAGGCCACGTGCTATTTAGCAAGGTAATTCTTGTAGACTCTAACGGTGAGCAGATTAAAGAGCCAATTAAGAGCTTCGACACAGTTACAAAAAAAGCTGTAGTATTTTCACAACGAGAAGATGGTGGGGTAAAAATTTACAAAGACGAAAGCGACAACACTCACATAGAGACAGAAGAGAAATACTTTCTCGACGCCTACTTGGTTTACAAAGGAACAAAAGAGCGCGTGCTCGAAAAGGATATGCAATGAAAAAATTACTAGCAATGCCTGAGATTTACTCAGTTCTACTCTTTACCACACTGACTCTTTGGCTAGTAATGAACGACAGTCTCTTGGCTACCTTCACTGGAATTTGGCTTGGTGTAAGAATTTCAGACTTATTTCACCAAATGAGGGAGGACTTAAAAGATAATGCATAAGAAAGGCTACATCGGATACAATTACGAGTATGACTCTAGCATTGCAAATGTTGATGACAGTGTATTTTTTATAGCCAGAAGGATTGTAAGAATAACAGGTTCTGCACATAAAATCAATTTATATGGAAAGTTTGCAGGTTATGGTAGACAACAGTATAAAGAAACATTCTTATCTAGAACTGATAAGGTAAGGATTAAAAGAAGAAATAAAGGATAGGCGGCGTGGGAAGCTGTGGTGAGCAAGTACCTTTTGGTAAGATTAGCGCCACTGGAGACACGCTAGAGCACTTAGAGATAACTAAGACGCTTGAAAGCGGTTGGTAAAAAACAAATGAGATTAAACGCTCATATGCTAGTTTCGGCTACCATAAACCGACAAACACCGTTACCATAGTAGCGACTGGTCCTATCCACTTTTTACAAACTGCAACAATATTTAGAGTAGAGGGTGTATGACAACACTAGAAGAATTAGAAAAGTTTGCAGAAAAACATAAAGGTGTAAAGATTACACAAAAGCACTTTACTAAAGACTTAATGGCTAGTACGTTCTTTATCCCTAATGGTGAAGTTAGGCCTCTTGATAATAGCTATGAAGACCCAAAGATATATAAGATTATGGGTAAGTTCTACAAGCATGAGGATGACACGGGAGTAGACTCTGAGGTTGTTTTTGATTTAGAACTAATGGATTTAGATTTATTTGTCTTATTTGAATAGGCTCCTATGGACTTAACAGCATAGGCTAAGTTGTGTTCTTTCACAAGCCATACATTCTGAGCGTGTCTACAGGGCACTTTGAGCACCACCCAGATCATACGTGAGCTTCGGCAAAACGCATTTTCAGGGAAGGTGCATTCGTGCGTCTAAAATCAGCAATCATTTCAGCTATATACCAGTTTGCAAGGTAATGTAACAAAAAAATGTTACAAAGAGCTTGCATTGTCCATCCACCTGTGGTGTAATAATTACATAGGGAGGGATTATGAATTTCTACAACATCAAACTTACATTCTCAAACGGCGAAGTCACTACACTTAGAGTACACGGTATCTTCTTTAAGTCACACGATGCAGCTCTTGATGGTTTCCTATCTATGGTCCTAGAGGCTGGTATCCAAAAGTCTACAGCAGCAGATGGTACAGTGGTGGAGTTCTACTAATTATTTAAAATAGTTCTTGCAATTATTACAAACCTATGAGACTATTAATGTATAGGGAGGAACAACAATATGGGAAGATCTAGAACGCCAAAATACAGAATCGAATTAAGAGCTAGTAACATGGGTAGAACTTCTTTTTCTTATGAGAAGCAACCTGCTACTGTTGATGGACTTGTAGAATTTATAAAAGTTTGGGAGAAGTCTTTTCAGCCTGGTGGAGTTAACGAGCACTTCAACTTCCCATCACCAGTGACTGTATTTCAAGCTGAGATCGTCAACCAGAAGACCAATGAGACTGTTGTAGAGTTTAAGCTTCCAATGTTTCAGGAGATATAATGACATACATGTACGAAATATCACAAGACCTAGACGTTAGCTACCAAGATCAAGGTCCATGGAGATCGTATCAGCTAGAAGCCATGGGTGACAGTTTTGAGCAATTGTGGGATAATGCATTTGTATACGAGCTTGATAAAGATGGTGGGGAGCTAAACTTGTACCACGCTATGGAAGCTCCAAAGCAAGTGTTTGAGAAGGTAGAAGAGATAATGAATGGATATGTACACGATCACAGAGCAGCAGCGGTTGTTGCTGGGGAGGACTAAAATGAAAGCAATATACAGAGTTGAGATACCAGGGAAAGACCCACAATGGATGTCTAAGGACGTGAACGGGAGCTACAGCCTAGTTACCAAGATGAGCGTGGCTGCCCCTATAGAAGAACATGAGCACTTGATTATTATGGACTTCCTTCCTGAGGGCACTACAGCCTATGTGGAGCAATCTAGCATTCAGCTCGAAATTAAGGACATTTGGAGAGCTATGTAATTTTTTTAAAAAAAGACTTGCAATTATTACAAGCCTATGAGATATTAGTTGTATAGGGAGGGACATATGAAACTAACAGTCTTACAAAAACACGCACTAGAATATATCGCAGGTCTTCAGGTTACTGGCACTCCGCAACGCAGAGTGGTTGTAAACATCTACAAAAAAGGTCTCATTACATCTGACCGCAAGCTCACAGCCAAAGGAGCTGAGCTTCTTGGTCTTCAGGTTAGCGAGGAAGTGGTTTACGTAAACTTCAAGTCAAGAAGAAAGGTGGCGTAAAAAATATAAAATAATGCTTGCAATTATTACAAAGCTTTAGTATTATTTATATATAGGGAGGCAAATATGGACATCAAACTTCAAGAAGCTCTAATCAATATCGCTCACCAAGACTTGCGTGATGCACGCGCTGAGGGTGAGATTGCAATCTGCAACACAAAGCTTGGCACTTTGTGCCTAGGCTACAACAGAGCCAAGGGCACTTACACGATTAATCCTGTATCTATTTCTCAGACCATGTCTGACCTTACAATAGACCAGGCAGTTTATGAACTAGTTCACTCTTACGAAGTCGAGGTAGACTAATGAATAAGGACAATGTATTAGACAAGATCAAGAAACTACTAGCACTTGCAAACTCTTCAAACGAGCACGAGGCTAAAGCAGCCAGTGCACGTGCACATGCACTTCTTACAAAATACAACCTTACCATGGATGACGCGGAAGCTTTAGATAGAAAGTATACTGAAGAGTTTTGCTCAACAGGTAGACAGAGAATGCCAATGCAGTGGAAGTTTGTACAAAGTCTTTTGCGTGAGTTCTTCTATATTGAGATTGTACAAACTAAGAGAAGAAAGAAGTCTGAGACTTTAGAAGAGATGCTAGGTCCTATCAAACTTGAGATCTGCTACCTAATGTTTGGTAAAGCCCACAACATAGAAGTGGCTAAGTATATCAGAGACTTCCTAATGCGTGCTTTTGAAGACTCTTTCAAGTCATACCGCAAAGAGACTGGAGCACCAGCTAAGGCTAAGCAAAGTTACTACATAGGTTTGTATCAGGGTTTGCAAGAGCAACTAATAGATGCTAGGGGAGAGGTCGAACAAGAGACTGGACTTGTGGTTGTTCCCGATGCTGATCTTAATGACTTTGTAGAAAACTCGTTTAACAATAAGCTAACCACAAGGAATAGCAATAAAGTAGTGATAGATAAGCAAGCTATGTCTGCAGGATATGAAAAAGGTAAAGATATGAGCATTGCTAGAGGCCTTGGCGGAAGCTCTTCCAAGCAGGTAAGGAGCACTTTGAGGCTTGGAGGAAGCAATGGGTAAATGTGGATTCTGCGACATACCGTGCGGTAATTCGCACTGTGCGTTCAATACAGATAATAAAGACGTGACCAAGGTGAAGTTGTTTAAAAACACAATAAGTTTCACTCGTGATGGCGCTGAGGTTAGTATTGTGGTAAAATCTACCAATAAGCTAGCATTAGCTGAGGTGGAAGATTTATTGAGAAGCGTCAAGCGTGATGCTGGAATATCTTGTGAAGAAAAAAACTATTGAAGTATTGGTGGAGGAATAAAATGCCATTAACATTTCATGGCAGTGAAGTTACTGCCACGCAACTATTTTTTCTAGCGCAATTGTTCGTACCATTTGCAGTCTACTTCTTATGGACTTTCTTTAACGAGTGGAAGAGGCAGAGATGAATAGCTTGCTAATTAGAGCTAGTTTTGTTATGCTTGTAATCATTACAGTGCAACACGACACATTTAAAGAGGTATACAAGGTGTTTACTAAAGATTACGAAGCTGAGGCTAGAGGTAAGTTGTGCGCTGAAGTCATGGCGATGGAAGACATGTATAAGACTTACGCTAGAAATTTATATATTAGAGGCTGTCAAGTTGCCTACGCAAATATGCAGTTTGAAATGTTTACAGCAATGGCTGGTGGTAAGGCTACTGAAGAGCATAGGAAAAAGTATTTTGAGATAATTAACGATGAAGAAACACCTGAACACGAAGCTATGATGAACTGGTGTGGCAAGGCAGCTTCAAAGTATGAGTTGGACAATAAAGATCAAATGGTTATGACTTGGCACTTAAAGGAGAAGATGTGCTATGAGCAGGAGTAATTACTCAAGTGGCCTTGACCAGTTGTCGTATGGACGCTGGAGACCTAGATAATATGACAACTAAAGAGGCTTTTCAAGCTGCGCAGTGGTTTTCTCACCTTGGTGATTGGTTGGCAGACAAGGAGAAGGGGTGATGTGTATAATTTGCATAGAAATGGCTAAACAGAGAATGACAATACCAGAGGCTGAGGGAAACGTCGGCGAGGTAGTTGTTACAAAGTCATTCGGTGAGCAGTTTGAAGAGCAGCACGCACGTGACTTGAAAGATGCATTGACAGACTTAGATATTGATAAACTAGACAAGGTAATAAAGGAAGGGATAGAAGAAGATGAACAAAACACTAAAGATGGCTCAAGAGGCTAACAGTAGAGGAATTATCCCACTAGCAATGGTGGAAAAAGAAGAGATCGAGTATGCACTCCTGGTATATAAGGGTAATAAGACCTTGGCAGCCAGAGCACTAGGTATTGGTCGAGCTACGATCTATAGAAAAATTAAAGAGCACAAGATCACACTATGAAGTTTTGCCCCAAGTGCAACAAGAATAGGCGAGACACAAGCTTTTATAAGGCTAAGGCTCAGGCTGATGGATTATCCAGCTACTGTAAGGATTGCCTAAACAAGTATCAAAAGGAAGTAAGAACTCCCAAGCCTAGACCGCGCAAGTATAGTATTAAGAAAGTACGCAATGGATTGTACGCGGTAAGGGAAAAGGGCTGGGCTGTTGAAATGTTTACAACAATGCAGGAAGCTAAGGATTTTGTATATGGCAAGAAGCCAGAAGAGCCACAAGTGCTAGAGCCGTCTGTAACAGAGCGCGTGCTAGAGGCTTTAGAGCAAGACGGTGACACCAGCCTAGTCGGAGGACTGGGCATTGATGTGTAGACAGACATGTGATAGGATTAGGGCATGGGAAAAGTAATTAAATTTAAACCAAAAGACAGTAAAGAACTTGCCCTAGAGTTGATCAAGAAGGGCGGCAAGCACTTTTTAGAAGGGAAGGCGATGTGGCAAAGGGTTACTACCACAAAACAAAAGAAACGATAGAGCTTAACCTAGACAAGGTTGTAGTTCGGTCTGTACCTTACAATACGGGTAAGTATGGGATTGTTGAGAAAACCTACACAGGTGACTGGTTTGACTGGGACGACGGACCTGTCTTGTTTTACAAAGCTTTAGAAGTGGCTAAACATAGTGTTAGGAAAATCTCTAGAGACGGTGTTTTGATTGACACTGATAAGGGCATTCCCATGCACAACATAAGTCACATTGACATTGAACCACCAACACCTTACGTTCTTAAGTTTAGAAAAGTTTACAGCAACTGGTGGGAGCGCGTGTTCGGTATCTATGAATGGGTGGAAGAGTCGTGAGTGATTCAAAGATAGATTTTGCAAAACTTAAGGAGTTGCAAGCGTCTGTACCTAAATACAGGACGTTTATCGTTTTTGATGGTGACCCGATTGAAACAACTGCAAACACAAAAAGGTGTTTAGAACTCCCAAAAGGGGAGAGTCTTACCCCACCTAAGGATGGATTTTTAGTTGTAGAAAAGTCAGCTTATAATAAACTGTTAATAGCACTACAAGAAATAGCCAACACCAGACCACACAAAGAAGCAGCACTTGAGATGAAAAATAAAGCTAAGAAAGTTTTGGAGGAAGCGTGAAATACTTACAGCCTTTTGATTTTATCGTTCCATACCTGCCGTTTGTGGCTGCAGGCTGGATTTACGACTATTTTTTCCCTAGCGTTACACTTACAGAGACAATTTGGTTAATAGCAGCGTGGGTGATTGCAGAAAAAGCAAGCGAATACTTGAGGGGCGAGTAGTGGAGACTGTAAAGTTTATATTAAAGTGTTTGTTTAACAAAAGCCTTGGACCTTTTCTATTTATGATTATAATAGGTTTAAACACACAGGCAGTTCAAGACTTTAAAGTTCGCGTTGCCATACTGATGATTGGAATGTTTATAGGTATTGCATTCAGTGATTGGTTAGATAAAGCTGTAGAAATTTCAGAACAAGAAAAAAAGAAAGCACAGGAAGAGTTGGATGAAAAAAGGCGACAAAGTTAAGGACCTTAAAACAGGAGAAGTGGCGACAATAGTAGGTGTCAGGGGAGGGCTAATATATGTTATGCCTGACTCAGCTTCACACTTTGCAACGCCAGAATGTTGGTATTACAAATGGGTAAAAAAGCTGGAAGGAGCTGGGGAATAGTTTGCGCTTTACAAATTGTAAACTTAATTGTAAACTGAGGTTAGTTTTAATTGTAAATTATTCCGTATTGTGATTAGTATATATACGAATAATTTACAAAAAAAATTAGTATATATACGAAGAAAGGATTTTAAATGAAAACAGTAAGAGCTATAGAAGAAAAAGAAAATGAAGGCATGATGGCTCTAATGGGAAAGCGGGTATTAATAATGACCGCTGGCTATTTTTACGAGGGCGAGCTTGTCGGTGTAAACGATACCTGTGTAAAGCTTAGTGACCCAAGTATTGTCTACGAGACGGGAAAGTTTTCTGACAAAACATATGACGATATTCAAAAACTGCACACAAATATCTGGTACGTGCAGACAGGCTTGATTGAGTCATTTGGAGTTTCTAAAAATGATTAATCAAAAGTCAATTAGATTGCGATATTGGTCAGAGTCAGGGTCATGGTCAGGGTCAAGGTCATGGTCAAGGTCAAGGTCATGAGTTTAAATATGCGAAGGAAGGGTGAGAGATGAAAGCATTTCATAACGACACAGAAGTTAAGAAGAAATATTTAAGTAGAGTTGAGCATCACATCAAGGTAGATAACCTCATTAGAGGCAAAGGTTGGGATGGTTCGAAAGGCTGTGCTGTCGGTTGTACATTAGAAAAGTATGATCATAAAGCTTATGAGACTGAGCTTGGTATACCGGAGTGGCTTGCAAGAGTTGAGGACGCGCTTTTTGAGGGCATGAACTTAGAGAAATCTAAGACTTTTCCTAAAGAGTTTTTAGAATCTATAAATCCAGGTTCTGACTTAGATAAAATTAAAGCACCGTTTTTAATTATGGTTCTTAGAAGAAGTTTAGAGCATTTTGATCATGAAAAGTATCCTGATATATACCAAGCGGTCCAATCGGTGATTGATTTATACGAAATTGGAGAAGCGCCTCCCAATCAATTCCAGGCAGCAGAGGCAGCAGCAGAGGCAGCATGGGCAGCAGAGGCAGCAGAGGCAGCAAGGGCAGAGTCGGTATGGGCAGCAGGGGCAGCAGCAGAGGCAGCAGCAGGGGCAGCAGCAAGGGCAGCAGCAGAGGCAGCAGCAGGGGCAGCAGCAAGGGCAGCAGAGTATGATTACTTTGCGGATGAGTTGTTGAAACTTTTGGAGGGTGAGCTATGAAACAGAAACCGCGAGAGTTTTGGATAAAGGATGGCGATGCTCATGAAGTCGAGCATGAGGACATGAAGCCTTATGAGTATCATGTTATAGAATACTCCGCCTACGATAACCTTAAAAAGCAGATGGCTGAAGTGTTAAATCGAATTGCCGTTAACGAAAAAGATTATGGGAATGTGGGAACTGATAAAGAGTTTTTTAAATTGGAGCAAGTCGAAGCTTTCGCTAGACAAGCACTAGCAAAACTGGAGGGCGTTGGGGATGAGTAATGTCAAATTATATACCTTTTGTGTAAAACAATATGGAGAAATTAAATTTAAAGTTAACCTTTATTCAGATCATCCCCATGAATCAGACTTTATAAGAATGGCTCGTAGGGGCATCGCTGAGATTTATGAAATAGAGGAAGACGATGTAATTCTTGATGTATCTACCGCTGCTTCTGAATCAGCAAAAAGGTTTACGCAATGAATGAAGAGATTTGGTATAACTCCGAACACAACTTGATTGGAATAGTTTGTGCGTCTATCAGATTTCCATCAGATAAAAAAATAGTATACAACGTCCCGTTTAGCTTAGATGAACAATGTATGTTCTTAGAAAGACGGTGGAGAACAGAGCTAAAGAAGTGCGGATGGGAAAGGATTGGCGAGCTATGAGCAATGACTTACAAAAAGAAATAGCAAGGCTGCGTGAGGTTTGTGATGCGGCTTCGGATGGACCTTGGACTGCGTATGAAAACGGTCCATGGGGTAGTCAAGGTTTTGGTGTTGTAACTTTTTGTGACGACAAAGTCCACAGAGCTTTTAACACTCATCCTCACGATAACAGCAAAGAGTCAGCTAAAGATGCGCTATTCATAGCCGAATCCCGAACCGCTCTCCCTAAGCTGCTCGATGCGCTCGAAGTGGCCTTAGAAGAGTTAGGTGTTATTGAAAAATCAGACTCTAATATTCCTGCGCATATAATAGCTAGGTCGGCATTAAAAGAAATCGAAACCATAATAAAAGGCGGCGAGTAATGTTTGGATACAGCATTGTGAAAACTGATCGATTGCAATATCTAGAAAAATGCACAGTAAAATTTGAAAAAGTCCATCAACTATATCGTTGGTTTTCAGGATGGCAGGATTTAGATATTATATGGAACTACATAAGATCAGAAACTTATTTCGGAGGTATTGACGAAGCCAGGAAAAAATACGCAAAAGCCAGAGGCACAAATGTTTACGGAGGCGAGAGTGATTAAATACGATATAGAAAATTTTTATAATCTATTTTCTGAAATTGGCTATGCATTTGAGCCTCAGTATCCGCCTAGAAAGCAAACAGTTGATGAGTTAGAAGTTATCACGTTTTACAAACTAAGCTTAAGATCCGACGGACAGGCTCAGTACAAAGCTGAGACATATACTTTTAATCCAAAACTGTGGAGCAAGGTTGAGGCTTTGTATAAACTACTGGAGGGCGAGAGTGAATCTTGATGAAAAGATAAGATTCCATATTATGGATGTGGATTATGACAAAAATTAAATTAGGACAAAAAACACTAGATGATGTAGCAAAGAATGAAGACGCTGACGCTATTCGTCATGAGCTGGATAATATTGGCTTGTACAGTATGAAAGATCAGTATATCAACCTACACTTTCCTTGGGAAAAAGAGGTTGGAAGAAATATAGAGAGGTATCTGGGTGAATAAACTAACAGACGAAGAGATTCAAAAGTATATCGACAAAATCGACTTCCCTAGTCCTATTGTAGGGTTTACACTATTTGGTATCACATTCTTTATGTGGAGCAGACCGGAGTTTTACTTTGAGCTTATCGAGACAGAACCTTACGCACTTGACGGCTCTATGCCTAGCATAATGGTCCACCTAGCTTGGTTTGAGTTTATATTTGAAAGTAAGACTTTGTATAGGTTTTTCTACAAGAGAAAGTATGGCGAAGAGCCAGCAGGTATGGAGTGAAAACAATAGTTAAGATGAAGTTTGGCTCACACCTTTATGGGCTTAACACACCTGAGTCAGACACAGACTATAAGGGTATTTACATTCCTGACCTTAAAGACATTGTACTCCAGCGAGTACCAAAGACTTCCATTAACATGTCTACGGGCTCTGCAGATGGTAAGAATACCAAGGAAGACGTTGATACTGAAATGTTTACACTGCAGGGCTTTATCAAGATGTGTGCGCAGGGACAGACGGCTGCAGTTGATATGTTGTTTGCACCTGAAGAGATGATTATAGAAAGCTCATTCGAGTGGCGCAGGATTCAAGAGCAAAGAGATAAGTTAATTACAGGTAAGGCAGCAGCCTTTGTAGGCTATTGTTATCAACAGGCTAATAAGTATGGCATCAAGGGGAGTAGGATTAATGCTATAGACACAGTCTTGGCTTTCTTGAGCAAAAAAGACCCAGACATGAAGCTATATATTCCATACCACTCTATGTCTCAGGCTTTGGATGGAGTTAAGCATGTGGAGTTTATTAAACTTCCAGTCAAGAAGGGTTCAGATAAAAAAGTAAACGCTGTGGAAGTGTGTGGTCGTAAGTTTGATGTGTCTGTTAAAATTTCATACATGATCAATGCTTTGGAGAAGATCAAGGATAACTACGGAGATAGAGCCCAACTTGCAAAGAAAAATAAGGGTATTGATTGGAAGGCTATTTCTCACGCGATGCGCGTATGTATGGAGGCTGAAGAGTTGCTAACTACTGGTCGTGTAACTTTTCCATTCACAGGTAGAAAAAAGAACTACCTTCTTAATATTAAAAAAGGTGTTTTGGAGTATGACTCTGTTGCACACTCTCTTGAAGAGTATATGCAGCTAATACGGCAGCTTGAAGAAACTACAACTCTACCTAGGCAGATCGACGTTGACTATTGGGATAACTTTATCTACAATGTCTATACGAGGTCTAGATGATTCAGTGGTTTAAAGATATATTTACAAGTAAGAAGCCTAAGTTTGAAGTGCGGATATTAAATGAAGTGCTCGACACTATAATAGAGCACCAAGAAGAGCTTGAAATGACCGTAAGCACAACTAGGGAAGTGATGGAAAAGCCAGGTCTATTCACACATCTTGGAGCTAAAACCAAAGGTAAAGTGTGGGCACTTAACTTCGGGCTACACGTTTTTTATTACTTAATTGTAGATGATAAGTACGTAATCGTGGAGATTGTTGTACCTAAAAAATTGGGAGACATGTATGGCTAAACTGGGACACTCAGACCCACACAACTATTTTGAACAAGCTATTGGTGACGGCACCATTAAGCCTTCTACACCACGTATGAGTATGATACCTAGTAAAAAGTACGAAAACCCAGTTAAGAACAAGATCTTTCAGATAGACCCAGAATATTTTCACATTTACCGCAATACTAAACTCAAAGCACGTGAAGAACGACTTAGTAAATATTACCAACGCACTGAGTCAGACAATGAAAGGGTAATTGAATTTATCGTAGATAAGCTAGTTGAGGAATACCCAGACTTGTTTGAGTATTGGTACTACGAAGATAATGTTTGGCTACCACACCACTTGAGGTGCCACTTGACTGGTGACAATCTAATGTTTGATCAAAATTGGAAGTTGACCGCACATAAAGTTTACATTGACTCTTTTGATGCCCTGGCTATGCAAGTTCCTGAAGACCTAGTGATTCACTACTCTAATAGTGACAGAGACTACGCCGGATACATACACTTGTGTCACGCTAACGGCTGGAATGCAGAGTGGGCAATAGATAAAGACTTCCAATGGGTACATAAAGAGGTAGAGAATATTGACAAGATGATACCAAGACCTAAAGCACTGGTTGACGGCATTATTAAGTCTGGTAGAACTACAGAGCGTGTTGGTGCAATTAGCTTTAGAACCAATACAGAGTTGAATAGGCATCCTGATGATGAACCAGAAGATGCCAATAAGTTTAACGCAGAAAATCCAGAGCTGTATATGAGAGTGGAAAGGCAGACTATCAATCCTTTTCCCGATGAAGGCTGTTTCTTGTTTACGATCAAAACTTACTTTGTAAACTGCGACCACCCAGAGGCAGATAAGAGAGATAAGATCATCAAGGCTTTTGAAAAAGATACAACTAAAGTATATTCACACTGGTTCTTCGATAAGTACAAGGATCAAGTATTGGAGTGGTTGAAATGAATCTAGAAGACGCCGTGTATATGCTATTACTTATGCTTGCAACTAACCTTCATATCTATGTGGTCCACTTAAAGATTGAAGATGTAAGAAAGAAGATGGGAAAGAAGCGATGAGTGAAAGTACTACATTGCGCTATCTATTTTTTGGCTACTTCTTTGTTTTTTTCACAGCTCTTGTTGGTCCTGCCCTAGTAGGATGTACAGAAGACAGGCCTACCACGTATATTAAAGAGGCGAAGCCATCAGAGAAGGAAGATAAGATATTGTTTCAGGTTCAGCATTTTCTGGGGAGTGAGTACGAAGTCTTAGGCTATGAGGTTATAGATAGAAACTACACTCAAGCCGTTGAGATTAAGCTTAGAACTAAAGATCAAGGCAGGACCATGGATATCCGCTTAGAGTGGGAGATGTAGTAGTGGTTAAGTTAAACAGAAGAAAGTTTTTACAAATCATGGGTTCAGTAGCTGCTGCTGCAGTCTTGCCAGGACACTTTCCAAAACCAGAGCCTGAAAAGATTTCTGTAGATGAAGTAGAGCCGGTAGTACTAATAAACACCGATGGTGGAGAACTTACACTTGAAAAGATTGAGGAAGCAGCAATTATGGCTGCTCAGCAACATGGTCAACCAGACATGCTCTTGATACCAGAGGAAAGTTTCAAAGCCCTTTTGGAGATTACTGAAGAAGAATATTGTGAGATACTTAGAGTTAATCCAAGAGTATCGGAGTGCATCGTTGCGTAACCTGAGCTATATACGTTTTCTAGGGTTTATCATAATCGCAATGTATCTTACAGCGTGCTCTTCAACCTATGTTCACCGCGACATGCGCAAGTACGTAGATAGGTATAAAATATACAAAAAAGACTACCTTGGGACTGATGAGCTATATTACCCCATTCATTTTGTGATCGAGCCGATAGACGACGGTGATGCCGTAGGAACTTGTGATCAGCGCATATTGAGTAGGAATGGGGAGAAGGCTAGAGTTGTAACTGTTGACATTCACTGGTGGGCAAGGGTTACAGATTCAGACCGTGAGGTAATGATCTTACACGAGCTTGGACACTGTGACCTAGATATACACGAACACACAGTAATGAAGCTGCAGAGAGCGGCTTTTGAAAACAAGGAGACAAGAGATGTCTAAAGAGTATAAATACGCCGTATTTATCGGCAGATTCCAACCCTTCCATAGTTCACACTATGACGTAGCCCTCCAAGGGCTTGAAATTGCAGAAGAATTAATATTCGTAATCGGTTCTGCAAACTCAGCTAGAAATGTAAAAAATCCATTCACATCACAAGAGCGCAAAGCCATGATATTGTCGGCTTTTGAACCTCATGAGACAAAGAACCTACATTTTATTGACGCACGAGACTATCACTACAATGACTTGTTGTGGGTGACGCAAATCCAAAACAGCATTAACCAGATTGTTGAAAACGGTGACCCTGTTGTTCTAATCGGTAACGTGAAGGATCAGAGTTCTTACTACGTCAAGTATTTTCCACAGTATGACTTCATGCCTATTCGCACAGGCAATGTCATGCAGGATGCTACGGATATTCGTAATAAGATGTTTGATGTTGAGTTAAAAAGTGCATGGACTGACAGCGGTGTAGGTAAAGTTGACACGACCCATACTATAAATCTTACAAACGAAGTTCCACAAGGCGTTAACGACATGATCAATGGCTTCATGGCAACAGACGAGTATAAAGATCTTGTGAAAGAGTTTGAGTTTTTAAAAGACTATAAGTCTAAATGGGATTCAGCTCCTTATCCTCCGACTTTTATTACGGCTGATGCTGTTGTAACTTGTTCAGGTCATGTATTGGTTGTAAGGCGCGGTTTCAATCCAGGTAAAGGCCAACTTGCAATGCCAGGAGGGTTTGTCCGACCAACAGAGAAAATCAAAGACGCAGCACTTAGAGAGTTAAAGGAAGAGACTAGGATTAGACTTGACAAGCTTGTGCTTGATAACGCTATAATACATTCTAAGGTGTTTGACCATCCAGGTAGATCACTGCGTGGTCGCACGGTTACACACGCATATCATATTAAGTTGAAAGACGGCAGACTTCCTGAGGTAAAAGCAGGTGACGATGCTGATAAGGCATATTGGGTGCCGTTTGCAGACGTTTACAAGCAAGAGACAGATTTTTTTGAGGACCATTTTCATATTGTAAGTTATTTTTTAAACCAAAGGTAAGACAGAGAGTTTTACCGGAAAACAAGGAGATCAAAAATGATCACAGATAACATAATTCTACTAACAGATAGTTACAAAGTAACCCACTGGAAACAGTATAAACCTGGAACATCAAATGTGTATTCGTACTTCGAGTCACGTGGTGGATTATTCCCCGAAGTCGTATTTTTTGGGCTTCAGTATTATTTACAAGAGTATTTGTCAAAACCAGTGACAATGGAAATGATTGATGAAGCTGAAAGCTACTTCACAGGTCACTTCGGAGACAAGTCACTATTTAACCGTGAGGCTTGGGAGTATATTGTAACTGAGCACGATGGTAAACTACCTATTAGAATCAAAGCTGTACCGGAAGGTACTGTTGTAAAAGTTAGCAACACCATGATGTCTGTTGAAGCCACTGACCCTAAGTGTTACTGGCTAACAAACTATATGGAAACAGTCTTATCACAAGTTTGGTATGGCTCTACAGTTGCTACATACTCACGTGAAATAAAGAAAGTTATTAATCAATATTTAGAAAAGACTGGAGATACAAGTGGTATTAATTTCAAACTTCACGATTTTGGTTTTCGCGGAGTATCTTCTGTGGAGTCTTCAGGTGTTGGCGGTGCTGCTCACCTTGTTAACTTCATGGGAACTGATACGCTCTCCGCACTGGTCGTTGCTAGAAAAAATTATTCCTCTGACATTGCTGGGTTCTCTATCCCTGCTTCTGAGCATAGCACTATGACAAGTTGGGGAGGACAGTACTCTGAGGTTGATGCGATGAGAAACATGATTAAACAGTATGGATCTTCTCCAATCTTCGCGTGCGTGTCTGACTCATATGATGTATACAGAGCTTGCAAAGAGTATTGGGGTAAGCAGTTAAAAGACGATCTTATGGAAGTTGACGGGACTTTGGTTGTAAGGCCTGATTCTGGAACGCCGCACAAGGTAACGCTAGAGTGCATTGAGCTATTGGGTGAAGCTTTTGGTTACAGCGTTAATGAAAAAAGTTACAAAGTCCTAGACCCTAAAGTTAGGCTCATTTGGGGTGACGGTATTGACTACGACGGTGTAAGAAAGATCTTGTCTACCCTTGAGCAGAATGGCTGGAGCGCAGATAATATTGCTTTTGGAATGGGTGGAGGCTTGCTTCAAAAGCTTAACCGAGACACACAAAAGTTCGCGTTCAAATGCTCTAGTATGACTGACGAAAGAGGTAATGAGCACGATGTGTACAAAGCCCCTATCACCGATGGAGGTAAGACCTCTAAGAAGGGTAGGATGAGTCTGGTAGAAGGCAAGACTGTCAAAAAGGACAATCACCCTGAAGATATGCTCAAAGTGGTATATGAGAATGGTGAGGTTAAGCTTACCACGACACTTGATGAGATTAGAGACAGAGCTAAGTTGTAATTATTACTAATAAACACCGTCATTAGTATAAAAAACGTACTAATGACGGTGTATTGCGTTTTCCAGTCCCTGCCGCAATCTTTAATCTATATAGTGTACCCAAACACTTCCTATCAAGGCTAGGGTTATTTTTTCTATGGCAGAAGACAAAAAAGCAACATTTTCTATAAGACCTGGTATCGACACCTCTGAGTTCGACAAGGGCATGGCTGATATTCAGCGTAAACTGCGTAATTTACAGCAAGAATCGCGTAGAGCTGAAAATATTACAAAAACACTAGGCGCTGACCCAGTATTAGGCCCTGCTGCGAAAAAATACTTCGACCCACAAGCGGAGCTTCAAAGTCTCAGGCAAAAAGATCAAGAACTTACGAAAGAATTTCAAAAAGAACAAAACAGGCTCAACCAGAAGATGGCTCGTGTTAAAGAGCTGGTAGGACTAGAGGGTGAGCTTTCCAAGAAACAACAAGAAAGACTAGATCAGCTTAAGGCAGAAACTGCAGAGATAGAAAAGCAACAAAAATTGAGAGTTGCTGAAGCTGGTGGTGTAAGACAAGCCCGAATGGATATGGGAGACACTACTGTCCCAGGAATGCCAGAACAACCTGGTAAACCTGGTGTGGGCTCTACTATCATGGGTGTCGGACGTAGTATGCTTGGCGGTATCGGAGCAGCCGGTTTAGTTCAAGGTATTAGTAATGCAATTGTTACTGGTATTGGCGACATCATCTCAAGAGATCGAGTCATATCTCAAGCAAGAGGCGGCGCACTTAGAGGCGGAGTCAACCAAGACATTAGAGCACAATATCAAGGTCGGGGTTCAGAAGCTTTCTTCTTTGCAGAAGAGCGTGCGCAAGCTATGCGTATGGCACAGAGTGAGGCGGAAGGCGAGAGAGTCAAGACAGGAGTTGGAACTCTTGGTTCTATAGGTGCTGGTATGGCAGGAGGAGCCGTTGCCGGTTCTTTCTTTGGTGGTATCGGTGCAATCCCAGGCGCTGTAATTGGTGGTGGATTAGCTCTTGGAGCTAGAATGGTAGGAAGTAGTCGGGCAAGAAATCAAATATTTGACCCAACACGTTTTGGCGCTGAACTAAACGAAGAGGCTATGCAGAGGTACAATGCCAACCTTGGTGCCCTTAAAGAACAAAATATTAACAAAACATTAGCTGGAGAAGAGTTCTTTGGTAGAACTAGACAAATGTCTCAGCTTGAAAGAAGTTTAGGGATTAACACTAGAACATTAGTTGGCGATGCTGAACAACAGTTCGACGCTTCATCAATTATGAATCTACCTGCAGGTCAGTCTATGTACGGTGGAGGCAAAAGCTTTAGCGAGTTGCAAAGAGAAGGTCAAGCTAGAGTAGAGCAGGCAAACGCCGGTAGACAGCGTGGATTACTACAGACTCAAATGGACGTAGGTTTGAGAATGGGAGGTCTAGCGTTTGAAGAAGATGTTGTACAAGAAAGAATGCAAGGAATACTTGGTGCTGGTGGAACCACTTCTGCGGCGCGTGGTCTTGCAGGTGTTTCAGAAGGAATGCGCAGGCAGTTTGATTTAGGAAATGCAGATCAACTCGTAGGAAGAATTACAGGTCAAGCAGGAATGGAAGCCGGACAGACAGAAGACCAGATGAAGCGTTTTTTAGCCGAGGCACAAGCGGCTGGTATTGAACTATCTGGAATGCCGAAAGAACTTGAAAGATTTACCGAGATGTCCTCTAAACTTATCACTGCAGGTGGTGGTGTTGCAAGCGGTGCAGGAGAACTTGCAGCAGCAGCCCTAATAGGAACTGATGCCTCAGCAATATCTGCAGCAGGCGGTGCTACACAGAGATTTATGCGAAGAGGAAAACAAGCAGGTGGTTTTGAAGGCCAAATGGGTATGGGTTTCTTACAAGGTGACCTGTCTGAGTTTGGCTTTAAAGGAAAACTCGACTCCGATCAAATCAACCTACTAAACCAAACCTCATATGGCGAGGCTCGTGACGAAGACTTTTTAGCAATCGGTGAAAGTTTAGATATTTCTCCAGAACAAGCGGAAGACCTACTAAGACAAAAAGATCTGTTTAAGCAAACCAGAACGGGTAGAGAGCGTGACGCTATTGGTGAGCTAGGTTCTTTTATGAAGGAACAAGGGTTTACTTCAGTAGAAGAAGCGGAAAATGCCGAAGGCGATATAGGTAAGCGTTCTAGAGAATTGCTGATGAAAGTCAGGGAAACAAGAGCGGCTTCAATGGGTACGCAGTTCACCGGAATGAGTGGTGACGAACAGCGTGCAGATATAAATCAATTGGCTAGGTTGTCGGCAGGCTTTGAGGTTCCAAAAGAATTAGATATGTCTGGTGTAAACGCACAACTTCAAGCTCCAGGCTCTACATCAGAGCAAGACAGAGGTGCGAGGGCAGAGAGTGACAAGGTAAGACTAGATAATTTAGCCAACAACCTAGACTCACTTGCTGAGGCAGCCAAGAAACACGCTGAAGAGGCAGATATCTTTACCCTACAGATGCAAAAGTTTAATGAAGCCCTATCTAAAGCCAACGACTCCGGTGCACTTAGTACTTTAGCCGATGACTTAGAATCTATTCGAGACAGTATTCAGCGAAACAGACAGTCTGGCGGAAACATACCTTCAGGCGCACCAGGAGATTAAGATTGGGATATGTAAAGGATATTAGGCAAAACGCTTTTGATTCACAACAGACTTCTCCAGCTTACGTCGTTACCTTCGTGCGATGGTCTAATAGAGACACATATAACTATGACAACAACGGACCTCTTGACACTAGAGCGCCACTGGTCGTTGTTAACGATGCTTTAGATATAAATATTTCAAATACAAAACAAGGAATGTCCCCGACCTGCTCTATTCAATTAAAAGGTGGAGACCTTAACTACGCAACTGCAGTACATCCAGGCGACTTTGTGATGGTTAATATGTTGAATTGGCCTAAAGACGCTATGAGAGTTAGACAAAATGCGCTAGCTCGAAAAGCTATAAACAAGGTAGGTGACGGATTTAAGGGTATGTTTAAGATACAAAGTGTTGTAAAAAATGTAACAACTCAGAAAAACGGAATGAAGACACTCACCTACTCTATTACTGCTGCAGGCTTTACAGAGTTCAACAATACTATTTATTATAACCCAGCAATTGCCGCTGCTTTTTCAGACAGGGGTACAAACCTATATCAAATACTAATTGGTGAGTTTTACCAGGACAAGTTAAAGACAAATTCTGAAGTTCAAATTATCATGAAGGATTTGTTTAAGATATTGTTGGGAAAGTCTAGTAAAGATAGAGATGTGAAGATAAAGAACTTTGGAAATAAGCACTTTAAGGTCCCAACACTTCTAGGTCAGCTTTTAGGTAAAAATAAAGCCCAGTATGCAAATGAGATTTATAATTATATCCTAGGTATCTGGACTAACGATACTCAGGCTAATACTAATGATTCAAATATAGCTCTAGGCTTTAACCCAAAAATAGAACCAGACCCAGAAGGTAACTTCTTTAGAACACCAAACTCTATCTTGGGTAACAAAGAAGTGTTTATAGAGAACTGGAATAATTCTACGGCTTGGTCAATATTACAACAAAATCTAAACTCAGTATTAAATGAAATGTATACAACTTACCGTGTAGCTCCAGATGGCTCTGTTCAACCCACTGTGGTAGTTAGACAAAAGCCGTTTACTACGAAACATTTTTACAATCAGCGATCTAAGTTAGTACCTAACTATCAACTTACTTTATTTGAAGAGCTTCCTAGATGGAAAATATCAGCTAACCTCATGCTACAACAGCAAACAAGTAAGAACGACGCGGCTAGATTTAATTTTGTACAAGTTTACACAAGATCATTGGCTGATGTTGCTGAGCAAGATATGGCTCAACAGATTTCACAAAACAACTTTGTAGAAGACCCAGGTGATATACAAAGAAATGGATTAAGACCATATGTGGTTAGATCTAACTTTGATTTTCCTACGAAGGACCGGAATAAGCGAATTAGGGCACCAGAGTGGGCTAAAATTGTCAGCGACTGGATTATTGATGGTCACTTAAAAGAGTCTGGTACTTTTGTATTCTATGGTATTCAAGATCCTATCTCTGTTGGTGACAATATTGAGTTTGATGACATAGTTTATCAAATTGAAACTATAAATCACAAGATGAACATAGCTCCTAACGGAACGAAGACTTGGAGAACTACAGTAAATGTTTCATACGGTATGAGTAAAGGATCTTCTGTTAAAGGCCCTGTTTATGCCAACATGGAACATACGGATGCATACACAGAGCGAATTGAAGACTTTGAAAATGAAAGAATTCTACCAGGTATAGGTGATACCCAAGACCTACCAGGTCGATCTTTGGGTGAAGAAACTAAAGAGACTAGGCAAGGTAGCTTCACACCTCCAGATTTAAGAAAGACTAGGCAGAAGACGCAGGAATCTAATACAGGACAAGACTCAAACTTTCAACAAAATGAAGATGGAAAGTCTAGGAAGAAAACATGAGTATAAACTACAAACCAATTCTACCAGCAGGACTTGTTAGGTCTCGAAACAACGAGACAGAGGCAAACTTTGGATTGCGTGTTAAGAATAACATGTCTTTAAAGAACGGTGTGGTTTTAGAGGTATTAGAAACCAGCGATGAAAAGAACCAATCCAAGCTAGTCCCTGAATACAACGTCATGGTAATTGAGGACGGCAACACAGCTATATATAAGAACATTATTGCAGTAGACGGTTTTGGTGGTAACGCCGACTACATGCAAAAGAAGTATAGAGCCCCGAAAGACCCTAAGAAGGTTCAACAGTCTGGTTCATTCAAAGATCAAGACGGATCAATTGTACTACTACTATGTCTTGACGGTAATGCTGAAAAAGCTGTAATACTTTCATCAATATCCCACCCTAGTAAGATAGAAGACGACATAGTTCTTTCAAAAGAAAAAGGGCATCACCTAGAGGGTGAGTTCAACGGTCTTTTCTGGTCAATTGATAAGGAAGGTGCGCTGCGCATTGAGTTTAAGTCGGCTACAGAGGTTGATGGAACTCCGAAGGACGAAGAAGCAGGCGGAACCTTTTTAACCATAGAAAAAGACGGCTCTGTACAGATTAATACAGGCGAAGACGGCGAAGTCATTAGAATAGATAAGACTACAAAAGACATCTCCATAACTGCTGGGAATAACGTATCAGCTAAAGCCGAGACAGATGTTAATATTGAGTCTGGAGCTAACACTGGTGTTACAGTAGGTGCTGACTTAGCGGCAAGTATAAGCGGAAGTGCTGCTATTACTATCGGCTCTAGTCTAGAACTTAAAGCTGAGAGTGATGTAAAAGTTATATCACCAACTATCGAGATCACAGCAGATACCTTGTTTAAGGTGCAGTCTCAACAAATTAACTTAATGGGTGAAACAGTTTTAGTAGGTGGAGCAGGCGCTCCTGCGTTAGTACTAAGCACTCAATTTTTAGGTACGGGTAATTTAGGTGCTCCGGTCATCTCACAGGCGATTGGACCATTTAGTAGTAAGGTGCTAATCGCTACATAGGAGGGGAAAGTGAATGAAGCCATACAAAAAAAGACACCATCAATGGAAAATGAATTACGACAAGAAGCCGATGGGCAAAGAAAGAAGATTTGTGGAGAAAAGTGTGCGTGCCAGTGCAAAACAAGAGATAAAAAGAGAGATGAAAAATGATGACCTATATGATAATAGGGATGCTGATGGTCGCAGCGTTTCGAATATTCGACAAAAAGACCGTTAGAGTTGAGTGGCAGGCTATTGGAGGCTTTCTTGGCTTCATGGCTGTTGTAACTTTTTTAAGAATATCAATGTACGATTACGTACACATGGCAGACCCAGACTTTATACCAAAAATGCACGGGGCTTTACTTGAAATGCCCAAGATCATGTTTTCACTGGTTTGGTGGGAGGATGGTTTTTACGTACTCCCTATTGTATTGGCGTTTAGATATCTGCCAAAGAAGATTGCTATAGCTTTCGCAATTTTTATGTCTGCTTGGTTTGGTACAGGACACCTTTACCAAGGTATCAGTGGTGTATTTATTACATCATTATATCCATACTTAGTAGCCTATCGCTTTGGAAAGAAGTATGGTTACGGCACGGTTATGGTCGGTCACGTTCTTTATGACTATATTACATACTACACAGTTATCGTTGCACCACTCTTGCTTTAGTGGTATATTATAAATAAGACTGGCTTTTTTCATCTAGTCTCCTTTGGGTAACCCCTGTCGATTTAATGTTGACAGGGGTTTTTTTATTAGATACGATAGAAATGATGGTATCTAACAATAACAAACATATATAAAGGAGAAATTATATGAAAAAATTACTATTACTGTGTATTACAGTAATGGCAGCAGGTTGTGCTAAAGATGGTACAGTGCGATTGCCAGACCTTGGTCCTGAAGTAAAACTACTTCAAGCCAATGATGAACTTCAAGACATGAGACTCGATAGTCTTGAAATTAGAGTAACAGATCTTGAGTCGAGAATGTCAGATGCAGAAGACGCTATTGACGCTAACGAAGAGAAAATCTCTGAGCTTTGTGATTCTGTTGCAGATCTAGAGGAAGACCTTGACGCATTGAGATCAGAACTTCGATCAGAAGTTAGAAGTCTTCGTCGTGCCGATAGACAACAGAGACGCACACTACGTAGAAAAGTACGTAAATTGCGCATGAAGTTGTTGGCAGAAATGCGGTCTCGACAATCTGCAGATCAAGCATTGCAGAGAGAAATCGATAGTTTAGAGCGCACAGTTCGTCGTAACACTGCTATTCAGTCTCTAATCAACGGCTTCCTAGCATACGGTCTATATCAGACTAATCAGCGTATCGATCAGTTGCAATCTAGAATCGCTAGAGCCCTTTCTGATCTAAATAGTCGTGTTGGAGTTTTAGAGAGCGAAGTTACTGATATCCAAAATAACATCACAAGAATTGCTTCAGCTATTAGAGGTATTTACACTAGAGTTGGCGAATTGGAAAGCAGCATGATCAGTGTTGATGAGCAATGTGACGGTAGCTACCTACTCAATACTCCAGACGGTACTTTCGGTATTGGCTATGAAACTCGTGAAGTTACGGAAAACTTTAGCATTGGCGACACAGTTCAATACTTTGATTGCGAACTTACAGTTCGTGGAAGGTGTTTTAAAGGACAAAATCGATCACTTACTATTAGTGACAGCGGTAGCGTTACTTTTGACGTAATCGACGACGTAATGCTTATGGAAATTCCAGCACCTACTTGTGAGGGGGAATAATCATGAAAGCACTATTTTTAGCACTCACACTAATGGTAACTCCAGCTTTTGGGTTTGAAGTACCTAAAGATGCGGTTATTAAGGTTTACGATAAGAGCGGAAAGCAAATTGGTGAAATGAAGCGGTCTGAGTATAAAGTAGTAAAACTAGGTACATCAAAAGTAAAGATTGTTGAGAAAAGAGTTGAAGTACCTGTTCAAAAGATTCGCAAAGTTAAACACCACAAGTCTGTAATTGTACACGCAGGCGCAGGACCAAACGGACTTAGGGCAAGAAATAACGGAGAAGAGTTTGTAGTAAGAGAAAGACAGAGACCAGTCGGAGGATTGACTGGATGTGTGTCTGAAAATGGTACTGGTATTTGTGCTAGCGCATTTACTAACGAGACGCTAACTCTCGGTATCAAATTTGATTTTGATTAATAAACATGATGCTGTAGCTCAGTTGGTAGAGCAATGGATTGATAAACCATAGGACGGGGGTTCAAGTCCCTCCAGCATTGGTTCTGCCGTTGGCAATTATCTAGGATACTGTATTGCTGCAGCCTAGTGAGCCGCAGGTAGTTTAGCCGAACCCATAGGTACAGACAGCAATTGAACTATGGGGCTGTGATGTGTTAGGCTTGTAAAAACACCATCACAGCACTTTTTTTTAGGAGGAATAATGTATTCAGAATATGGATTAAAAAGCACCGACGAGGTCTTGGAATATATCGAGCGGTACAAGAAAAGACTTGCCAAGAGAATGACTAGACATAAGGAGTTGTTGAACGATTCGACTCAAGAAAGATTTAAAGACATGCATATGAGGGCTGTTCTGAGTATCAACGCAGAGCAAACTGCCCTAACTAACGTCAAAAACAAGATTACAGGTGAGTGGAAAAAACTACAAGAAGACTATAAAAAGATACTGGAGGAAGCTGGTGATAATAATACGAGGTGTGACTAGACACGCATCAGTAGAGAACAACTTTGAAGATTCAGATGCTGTAAAAGCTGAAGAGTACCAGAACATGTTGCATGAGAATGATTGGGATGATGTTAGGTGGATTCACATACCTGGAATGACCTATGAGCAGTACATAAAAGAATATATGAAGAGAATGAACGGAGTGTTTGAATGAAGATCGAAAAAGTAAGTATGGAAGATATAAACTTTGGCTTTACCCTCCTTAAGTCTTTTAGGGAAACTGGTTTTGCAATCATTACAGATCACGGTTTAGATAAAGAAACCCTTAACGAGTATTACGATAAGTGGTATAGGTATTTTTTAAGCGAAGATAAGCACGCAGATTTATCTGGAGAAGACCACTCAGGCTACTTTCCAATGAATAAGGAAAAAGCCAAAGGCGCTATCGTTGCAGACATGAAAGAGTTCTTCCACTACTACCCATCTCTAGTTAAAGACCCACTGTTCGGTCTTTCCGATATAGTATATAAACAACTTAATCAGATTGCAGAACTTACACTTACTCGCATTGAAGATCAGCTACCTTCACAGATTGCTCAAGGTCTATCAATGCCGCTGTCATGGATGATTCAAAACTCAGAAAAAACGCTCCTTAGAGTGTTACACTACCCACCAGTTAAAGATATTCCACAAGGCGCAGTGAGAGCTGCAGAGCATGAGGATATCAATTTAATCACCATCTTACCTGGTGCTACTGAAATGGGGCTTGAGGTAAAGGCTGCAGACGGCTCCTGGCTTCCTGTAGAAGCCGGTACGGAAGACTTAGTAGTCAATGTCGGAGATATGCTGCAAGAGGCTACAGGCGGATATCTGAAGTCCACGCCGCACCGTGTAGTTAACGTCGGCATGGAGACATCTAGACTTTCTTCACCTTTATTTCTCCACCCACGTCCTGAAGTAGTTTTATCTGATAAATACACCGCAGAGTCGTATCTAGATGAAAGACTTAAGGAATTAGGTCTAAAATAATTCTTGACTTTTTTACACCCTCTTGTATAATATACATAAACAGGAGGGTAATATGGAATTAAATGGCATATCTAATCTTAAGCTGCAAATCGACAAACTCTTTGACGAGCTAGTTAATACAAAGCAAGATTCTCGTGAAATCAAAAAAACCTTAGGTGACATGCAAGACCAGCTAGACGTGCTGGAGCGATATATGGTATCGATTGCAGATTACCTCGACAAGGTAGATCAAAACGTATACACACGCCCATCCGATAAGCCAGAGAGACTTCCTTATTGGCACGAAGTCCGAGACGAGCGCGACAAGTATCCAACAAATAGCGAAAGACTAAAGTCATGTGGACTATTAAAGTAGTCCAAATTAGCTTTTTATGTCTGTTTTGGACTACTATAGTAGCCTGCGGCAGGTTTGAAGCTGCAAAGCCAACTTTTGTTGACCCTGAGCTTCAGCCATACTTTGACAGGTATGTTGAGTACAAGCTTGAATACTTAGGTACAGACAGAACCAGAGCAATTGACATATTCTTTGAGTCTTTGCCAGGTAATGCGATAGGCAAGTGTACACTTTACAGTTCTGGTGAGCGTGAGATTAGAATTGACCCAGACTTTTGGGCTTTTAATTCTGACGCCGATAGAGAACTACTTATGATGCACGAACTTGGGCACTGCGACTTAAACTTAGACCACTCCCCACCAAGATCAATTATGGAAGTATTCCATATTGGAGGGTATAACTATTCAAGATCATTAGATTATTATTTAAAACAATTTTTTAGCTTGCGTGTAACAATTTCACCTGTTACACTGGCTACTAAACATATTAACTGTAACCATAGGGAGAAATAAAATGAAACAGTTACTTTTTATATTGGCAGTTACTGCCTTAGTAGGATGCGGCGAACAAGAAGTTGCCTTTTCACCAGCAGACGGTGCAGACGGTACAGGATGTACTGTTGAGGAAGTTCCAGGTGGTGCAAACATCACTTGCGGCGAGGAAGTTACCTTTATTGCCGATGGAGAAGACGGTCAAGACGGCGCTACTGGACAGCCTGGTCAAGACGCAGCTACTCTTACAACTGTAGCTTTACCTGCAGGCGGCTGTTCACAAGTTGGTCCTGGTATCTGGGCTGAGAATGTGAGGAACGGTCAGTTGTTTGACGTATACCTTAACGCTAACTGTGAAGATCGAGATGGGGAGTATTGCGACAATGTAATTCCTTCATACGGTAGATCTGGACAACTCGATAGTGATGAGCATCCAGGTTCAGGTACGGTTTGTTGGGCTGGCGATTATCAAATTAGCGGCTACAAAACAAGTAAGAACTCAAAAGATATCGTAATTAAAGTTTTAGATTTTAACCCAGGAGGAAACTAATGAATAATTTTACACAAACACTTTTTTACTTTGTACTAGCAATGCTAGGACTAATGGCACTAACCCTATTTCAATCAGCAGACGCTAGTGAAGTTGGTGAGAAGTTGAAGGTAGAGTTACGCGAAGAAGTAGATGCCTTACTAGACCAAGTTGAGAAAGAAGACGTTAGAGGCACTGCTTCTGAAGAAAAAGCACCTAAGCCATTTGAAGACTCGGATATCAAGAGAGAACTTAAAGACGGTAAGGTTCAAAAGTTCGATGGTAATAAGTACATGATTGTGCGCCGAGGTGCAAAAAAGAAAAAGCCCGTTACAAAGACGATTACTGTTGTTAAGAAACAACCTCGTAAGAAGAATAGACTAACTCTGTATGTTGGTAGCGATCCAAACGATCTAGAAACCAACTCAACTAATGACAAGGTTATTCTTGACAAAGATGGGCTTTGGGGTGTAGGCTATACACGTAACTTAAACGAAACAATACACCTAGACGCTGTTATTTTGACTAACGAGACGGTAATGGGTGGAATAGGTGTTAGTTTTTAATGAATAAAGAACTTAGGCAAAAAATTACTAAGTGTTTAAAGGATTATTTGATAGGTCAAGGATGGCCAAATCTTTCAAACGATCAGATTATTCAGCTTCTGCCGCAAATGTGGAAGAAGATGGAAGCTCAGGGACTTACAAAAGAATTAGAAAGCCAGGGCTTTGGATACGCAAAATTTGCACAGTCAGCAATAAGTGCTAAGCAACAGGCTGCAATGAAGGCGGCTTTTGAACAACGATTAAGAAACATGGGGATTAAATTCTAATGAAACTAGCATCAATAAGACTTAACGCACTTGACTTCGCTAGCGAAATCGCTCGTGAATCAAAACAAACTTGCACGGCAATCCAAAATGATATTGACAAGCTCGATATGGAAATGAAGATGAATCTAATTGATCGTCAAGAGGCTCAGGATAAGATTCACCACCTTAAAGTTGAAAAACGTAATTACAGAATGGTCCATATTAAATATCTTAAGAAGAGATGGCAGGTTATGGAGTACATGAAAAAAAAGAACGCGCAAGCGGCTGAAAATTATTACACAGGAGAGTAGTATGACCGTAGGTCAGTTAATTTCAATTTTACAAAAGTATAACGAAGATACACCTGTGGTCATGAAGAGCACGGGTAGTAGAAGGCACCTGGAAGACTACATCGATGTAGACGCCAGTAAGATCCAAACAATGGTTGGTAAGCCTGTATTTAAAGACACGACACACGTAGATAGACAAGTTTATGATGCTACGGAAGTCATTGATGGTCGCGAAGTCCTTAGTCTAACAGGTGTTCCCTTAATTCAGGAGAAATAATGCACAGAGATCAACTAGGTATAATAGGTCAGATTCAACCACCTGGATCTAAAATTAAAGTTGAGGGTGGTGACTCACTTGCGTGGCACTCCCACTGGATTTACCTTAATGACGGAAAAGACCCAGACGGTATCACGGTCAAAGATGCTGCAGACGTTTTTCAATTTTTTTCTCCAGACTATCTTTTTGACGGGGCTTTACTCAGACACCCTATAGCTGAGTTTACTAACAATGGCTTTGGAGCGTACTACTCAAACCCATGGAGCGGCTGTGTTAGTAGAGATCAGATAACAAATGCTCTTGCACTGGCTATCCAAAGCGGTCGCAAAGATATAATGCTTAGGATTATTAAGCACAGCTCGAAGCGTTTGTTTTTGACCACGTACAATACGATTTTAAACGGCAGAAATCCTAATGAAACCAAGCTTAGCCTGTCAAAGTTCTTCAGTAATCCCAATAATGAAAATTATTACAAGTTCCCAGACCCTACAGGTCCAGACATATGGGCTATGATGATTCGTGGCTTAGGAGTGTGGGCATATCTACTCTACCCTCTACTGTTTTTGTTTGATTTTCACATGGTGCTAAATGCGCTTTACAATAATTACTTAGATAAAGAAAACGATGATCAAATCAACCAAGTTACTAAACTGGTGGTTGGGCTAGAATATGTCCCTACACCTTTTAGCTGGCTTGCCTGGAAGATATCTGATAAGTCTTTACTTTTAGAGCAGCTTACGAGATACTGGAGTGGGTTTAGGGATTCACCAGAATACCTACCATTATATCGTAAGAAATTCAAGGAGCTTGGTTTTGAGTCCTAGTATGATAGAAGAGTTTTACTTCCACAAGTCTCAAGAAGAGATAGATAGAACTCTTGAGTTAACAGGCTTAGCACTAGATGAACTTGAAGAGGTTGTAGAGGGTTACTTTCCAGAAGACCACCACTATCCAGGTCAATTAAAAGGTCGTGTAAATATAGGGTATGACGGTCGGATTGAAATTAGACACCATTTCTTAAGTAAAATTTTCTGGAGGTCAGAGTGAGTTTTTGGAAAGGTTTTAGTCAAGGTTGTGGGGTTGTAATCGGATTAATGTTTATGATTATTTTACTTCAACTATGTGCTTACGGATTGCATAAGCTAGGGGTATTTAACTGATGTACACTTATAAAGCTCAGGTGGTTAAAGTAGTAGACGCAGACACTATGGATGTCAATATTGATCTAGGTTTTAATACGTGGCTCAATAACGTGCGCATTAGGCTGGCTCGCATCGATGCCTATGAGGTAAAGCTATATAAGGGCGTAAGTGAAGAAGAGAAAAAGCTAGGCTTACAGGCCAAAGAATATGTTGAAAATGAAATGCATATGAATAAGGGTATTGTAAAGATTATAACTAAAAGCCAAGGTAGCTTTGGCAGATGGATTTCTGAAGTAGAGGTTAATGGTAAAAATCTAAATGATAAGTTGGTAAGTTTAGGTTTAGCCGTTTACAAGACCTATTAATAAGGAAGTGTATAGTGAAAAACTTTTACCTATTGCGTCACGAAGATGTGCATGATAATACGGGAGAAGGCGTGGTAGCAGAGGGAGTGATATTCGATAATGGTATGTGTGCCATGACGTGGCTGTCTAACGTAAAGACTGTTACGATTTTTCAAAGAATTACAGAGGTAAAGAAAATACACAGTCATGGCGATAGGACTGAGGTTGTGATTGAGGGTAAGCACGATTCTTTTGATGAATGCAGAGCTGCGGTTAGAGTCTTAAGGACTCAGGAAAAGCGAGGGGATAAGTGAGATACTATAAGTGCGTAAACTGTGGATATCGTGGGGATTTTAAGTTTTATAGGTCACGAAATGTAAAATGTCAAAAGTGTGAATACGATCTATTGACAGAGTACGAAGAAGATGAGTATAATGAGTGGATGAGTAAGTTTGGACAATACCAGGAGGAGCCGGATGGGAAAAGTAAAGGAACAACTGATAAATGAAGACGACTGGACTGATGCAATTCGCTATGCGCTAGGTTCACCTGGTTTTATTACTGATCTTGGAGCGGAAGAAGTAGGGGATTACAAAATACAAAGCCTTAGTGAACAAATTATGACAAGCAATAGCTGCTTTCACGTTTGGGAGGAGAGGCACTTGTTTACATCAAGCTATGTGGCGTGTAAAAAATGCGGAGAGGAAAAAAATGCAGGGAATTAAGATTAATATGGACGAGCTTAAAATGGGTCTAACAGAGCTGATCTCTAGATGTACTAGACAAGATAAGCTTGAGCTTAAAATTGACGGAAGAGACTTGACCTTGTCTGCTATCGACGATGACGACAATATTGTTGAGGTAGTTTTAAACCATGAAGGTAACATGCAGGCTAAGTTTAGACACACAGAGAGACTAATGAGTATGAAGAAGAAGGGTTCACTATGAGCGGTTCACACTTAATACCAGACGATGATGTTATTATAACACATGCCTTAGGAGAGTCTAATACCGCTATTAGAGTAGAGGGACTGAAGCAGTGGGTGAAAAACCTACACGTTATCGGTGAAACCCAGGCATACCTGAAAGCGCAAGATAAAGAAACCGGAGAAATATTTTTAATTAAACAGGTTGTAGAAATTAAAACACCTGTGGTAGAATAAGTTAAGTCCACCCAGTGTCGCAAGGCACATCCCTCCCTGTATGTGGGTGAGCGAAAGCTCACCTGCATTTTTTATAGAGGACTTAGGGGTGGTAAGGGAAGGATTTGAAAACTTATGAACAACCCAAATTTTAAAATTGGTGATGTGGTTGATTACAAGGGAAGCACGGGAGCAATTACCCAGCTAGACGTGATCTGTAAAGACCAGAAGCTTGGCGCTACGGTAGAGTGGCAAGCTAACCTAACACCTCCACAATCCAATGTTCCATATGAGGACCTAGTTTTTGTTGGCTCTCCTGTAACCCTACAGAACAGTAATAGTAAAGTTTACAAGCCTGGTCAGGACCCTTGGACCTATTCTCAAGCTTACAGTAACACTAAGACATCGAATATAAACACTCACTGCCCCGTATGTTCTTCAGAGTGGGAGGATAGAACACTGGTTTATTCAAGTTTTAAGTACTGTCCCAAATGTAAAGAAGAAAAAGATTTTTTGGTAGAACAAGCTGGTGTTGTAGGTATCGATGGTGGTAAAAACGTATATTCAGCAGGAGCTGACTAATGAGATCTGCAGGGCAAATATTACTAGAAATGGAAGAGCTGAGGAATGAGCTTATAGATGACCACGATATGCAGTGGGGAGATCTTTTTTATGAACTCCACGGCTGGCTGGAGATACATAGGCCAGATGCAAGAGAAGAATACGTAGACGGTGGACATCCGGTATTTTCCTATAAACCCCCAGAAGAAGGTTAGAAATGGACAATTTAGAGATTAAAATGGCTTTTGCTGTAATTATTTCTGGACTTATCTTTTCTTTTATGCAATACTTACATAAGAAAAAGGTAGAAAGAGCAGAACGTGAATTCCAATTATTAATTAAGTCTATGGACGCAAAACATTGGAGGAATCGTGAAAGAAAAGATTTATAAGGTTAAACTCAAGAAAATCAAGAGTAATCACAAGAATTTAAGAACTGAAGAAGTAGAGGGGCAGACGCTAACTCTACCTGAGGTTGGAAAAGCTTTTGTACTAGTTGGTGAAGCTCTAAACCCAGAAGCAGATTACAGATCAGTATACACTACTGAAATTAAGCACGTAGAAAAGATGGGTGAGTCTTACAGGTTTAATACACAAAATAGTATTTATCACTTAGATGTTTTAGGAGAGGTGGAATAAATGGTAATGGAAGGGATTGTTTCAGCGATGGTTTTTGGCTCAGTATGTTTGAGCCCTAGTGTTGATAATCACACGAAAGATTGGACTGATATTGATCGTCAAAGCTTTACCCGTGCACACAAGAGGTGTGGGGAGAAATTTCCCAAGTCACCTTGTCTTGTAAAGTTTATAAAGAAAGACTTTCAGGTTTATAATGCAGTATGTGGTCAGCGAAGGTTTGTAGATGATAGTCTTCGTAGGCGATAAGCCTTCCTCTAAAAATATCAGCCCTTATATACCGTTTGTAGGAACCCAGTCTTACAAGAGACTGCTTGAGTGGATTTGGGAGATGGATATCGATATTAGTCGTGTAAAACTTTGCAACAAAGACTTTATTGACGGGACTTACGAGGATTTCTATATAGCACTTGGTAATGAGGCGGAAAAAGCCATTAAGGATACGGTTTTTTGTGTTTGGAATTGGAAGAAGGGCGTGGAGATGGAAATAAAGCCGTATTACTTTAAACTACCGCATCCATCGGGTTTGAATAGAAAGATAAACGACAAGAAATTTATTAAACAAGAACTAACTAAATGTAAGGAGTGGTTGAATGGCAAAAGATAAGGCAATTGTAAAAAATGGTAAGATTAAAGATAACTCCAGAAAATCTGGGGCTGCTGCGATGAATAAAGAGCGCAAGCGCAGAGAGGCTGAAGAGCGTAATGCAGAATATCAAGCCTTGCCCTTAGAAGAAAAGATGGCTCGCAACTCAACTAAGGTTAGAAATAAACTTACGGCTCAATTGGAGAGATAATGTTAACAGCTATGGGTGACGTGATGCGTGAAGCCTACAAACGTGGGTGGATCACAACGCGAGATGGAAATATTTCAATACGCAGAGGCAATCGCTTTTACATAACACCTTCAGGCGTGCGCAAGACTATTATCCACCCTGAGAGTGTGATCAAACTACCTATTAAGCAAGGTCTTGCCCTAATGGAGGGTAACATTAAACCCTCTATTGAAATGGATATGCACACTCAAATACAAATGTCAGACTCAAGAACAAAGGCTGTTGTACACCTTCACCCTACCTACACGATTGCTTTAATGCATAAAGCTTATCACGATTGGAAGGTTTTACAAACTGTAGCGCAAGACTTTCCAGAATTAAAGCGATATACTAAAGTGGGCTCTGTGGTTAAGTATCACGCACCTGGTTCCCAAGAGCTTGCAGACGCTGTATTTGAGGCTATTGCACCAAAGGGTAAGATAGAGTATGATATTGTAGGTATGCAGGGGCACGGTGTAACTGCTGTGGCAAAAAACCCTTGGGACGCCTTTGAGCACATTGAAAGGCTTGAACATATTTCACAAATTTATTTAGCATCAGGAGTTTAAATGTCGAAAGATAAAATTAAAAATTTAATACTAATGGCTGGACCTCCTGGATCTGGTAAAACTACCGCTATTAAGCAACACCCTTTTCTTAGCAAACTAACTAGAATTAGCCAAGATGAAATGGGAAAAGAAGGTCACTTTGAAGCTTTTACAGAAGCTATTAAAAAAGGCGAAAACGTAGTAGTTGACAGAATGAATTTCAATAAGAAACAGCGAAGAAGATATATTGAGTCTGCTAAAAAAGCCGGATACAGAGTGGACATTGCAATTCAACACACTCCCAAGGAAGCTTGTTACTCAAGGTGCATAAAGCGTGAGGGGCACGAAACTATAAAGACTAAGGAAGATGCACAAAGCGCGATTGATTTTTTCTTTAAGAACTATGAAAGACCTGAGCCTGACGAAGCTGATTCTATTTCTAACCTAGGATGGTCTGACGGTCACACTATGTGTATTGTGTGTGATCTTGACGGTACACTGGCTAACGTAGATCATAGACGTAAATACGTTAGAGTGGAAAAGCCAGACAAGCCTAATTGGAAAAAGTTTTTTGATAAAATGGTAGATGACCCAGTCAATACTTGGTGTTCTGAACTTATTACAATGATGTCTGACAGATACCCAATTGTATATGCTACGGGAAGACCTGCAGACTACGAGTTTGAAACCAAGGGCTGGCTGGAGAAGAACGGACTTATGCTAGGTGGGGCAAAACTATTCATGCGTGAAGCCGGAGATTATAGGTCAGATCGCATCGTTAAGCAAAACATATTGGATTTTGAAATCAAAACAAGGTATGATATATTGTTTGTAGTAGACGACAGGAAGCAAGTTGTCGATATGTGGCGCGATAATAGTTACACAGTACTACAGTGTGCGGAAGGGAATTTTTAATGAGTAAAAAAGATAACGAAGAATATTGGTATATAGATGAGACAGCAGGTGACGCTCGTAAATTTTTAGAGTTCGCAAGAAAACAACTTAAAAATACAACTCACAGGGGTATTTTGTATATCGGGAGTAGCCAAGAAGAAAGTTCTTTCCTTAAAGAGGCAGCTCGTCACTTCGACAATATGACCAAGCCTAATTCTTACGAGATCTTTGACCTTGTACATGAACAAGACGGAACCGCAAAAGGAAAAACATGCGATACTTACTACCTTTAATATTCTTACTAGCCGGATGCGATAAAGTTGCCACAATAGAGCCAGCTAGTGAAATGACAATAATCAGAGCTACGTGTGCTATGAACGACTTTGACGGATTTCCAAAGAAAGTTACAGGCATTGTGACACTACAGCTAAAGGGTTTTTTAACCATTAGGGTGGACAATGAAGATAATTCAGAGCACGTAGAAATTACATTTCCTAAATCTAAATGCGGAGTTAAATAATGCAAAGCGAATTAATCGGAGCACTTCTAGAGACTATGGACTCAAAGATCTTTTCTTTGGTCCTACAGCTTATCGTGGTTGGTGCTATCTTTATGTGGCTAAAGGATTTTAACGGTCGTGTGGTGAACTATTTTAAACTGAGAATGTCTGAGTTTGGAAGGGGAACTAAGGTACGTATCGAGGGTATCGAAGGGTACGTAAGACATATTGGCTTCAACGAAGTTGAAATAGTTATTAACGAAAATGAAACCCTTTTAATGCCTGTTTCTAGATTTATGTCTATCAGTAAGGTAATTATAGTGCAAGGTCCAGTGAAGCCGTGAGATGGGAAAGGGGTAGGCAGGGTACAGGTTATTGGATATTTAAGATATTTAGTGTCTGGACCCTACATTGCGACTGTTATTTAATTTACTACCCCACTGGCAGCTACATCCCACCGCATAAAGACCCTGCAATTGACGGGTATGAGCACCACAGAATTAACATTGTCTTGAGACAAGCTGATAAGGGCGGCTGGTTTTGGGTTAGACAGGGTTTTGGCGTAGGCACTACGGATCGCAGTATCGTAAGGTTTAGACCAGACATACAAGAGCACAGTGTTGATAGAGTTTTAGAAGGGTCAAGGTTAGTATTTTCCTTTGGTTGGCTTAGAAAGGCAGTGTGATGTTTAAAAGCTACTGGTTAATTGGTGTCAACCCTTCAGGTTGTGAGCATTTTGAGATTATCAACACACTACACAGCTATGATGGTAACTTTACATACCGTAGATGGTCAAAAATCTTTGAACTGTTTGGTCGTGGCTTTTATTTAAGAGGAAGGTTGTTTCGTGAATAAAAATGTATTTTTTACTTCGGACTGGCACATCGGGCACGATATGGTTATCAAGTATAGTAATCGTCCATTTAACGATTGTGAACATATGCACCGCGTACTTATTAACAACTATAACTCCACTGTAGGCAAGCACGATATTTGTTACTTCCTAGGTGATATCGGACTAGTTAACGGTGAGGTTATTAAAGAGGTGATATCTAAGCTCAACGGCACCAAGATATTAATTCAAGGCAATCACGATGCCAAGGGTAGACAGTTTTGGATGACTGCTGGGTTTGTCACGGTACTCCATTCAGCTTCCATCAGGGTAGCCAGAGAGACTGTTACGATGTCTCACTGTCCACTCCAAGGCCTATATAGAGAGGACACGTCACAGATGCGTAATGGCGGTGAAAACTGGCATGGTGAGGCTAAACACATTAGGAATGGCTTTTCCCTACCAGATTTTGGCCAGTTCCACCTGCACGGTCACATACATAGTCCAAACGGCGGTAAGTCCAAGAGAATACTGGGAAAACAGTTTGATGTAGGCGTTGATGCAAATAAGTATAGACCCGTGTCGATTTCTGAGATAGAATCATGGGTAGCAAAGACAAAAAAGGGAGATAGGGTTGTATAATCCAAACTTTGAAGCTTTAGATAGACTGCATGAGGAAGGATACTTACGTAAGTTTGTATCTAGCTGCGGTAGGCTTTTTGGTTACAACTACACAGACAAGTGTGTTTATGACAGGCATTGGAATAAGCATACTTTGAATGCGCGTGGAACTGTTTATGAAAAAAGTACAGGAAAGGTTGTAGCCAGAGCATTTCCAAAGTTTTTTAACTTTGAAGAGCTGGCTGTTTCAAAGCAACGCGCTCTGTTAAAAGAAAAAGACTTCTATGCCTTTTGGAAAGAAGACGGTTCTCTAGGGGTTATGTATTTTTATGACGGCGATTGGCACATTAATACTCGCGGATCATTTAACTCAGAGCAAGCGGTTGAAGCTGAAAAGATTATGGAAAAATATGACTTCCACAAGCTTGATCAAACTTACACTTATCTTGTAGAAATTGTATATCCAGAGAATAGAATTATTATGGATTATGGAGATACCAGACAGCTAGTAATGCTAACTGCGATTCACACTAGTACTGGTGTGGAAATGAAGCCTGGTGAGCTGCAGGTTTACGGCAACACCTTAAAGTTTCCAGTTTGCGACTCCCATCAGTTTGACAACATTGATCAAATAATACAGCACCAGCAAGATATGGGGAAGTTAGAAGAAGGCTACGTGGTCTTATTCCAATCTGGTGAGCGTGTAAAGTTTAAGTCCAAAGAATATATGAAACTAGCCGCTTTAATGTCGCACATGACACCTTTGCATTTTTGGAAGAATATGGTAGACGGTCGTTTTGACAAGGATTTTTTAGAGCAATTTCCAGAAGAAGTTAGACCAGAGGCTGATGAAATAGCTACTAAGTTAGTTCACAACTATCTATTTACTAAAAATGAAATAATTGAAGACTTCGTTGATTTAGATGAGGTTAATGGCTTCTTTCTTAAGGAAAATTACGACGGTAGTATAAAAAAATATTTAGGTTTGAACTTAGACCGATTTCGACATCCTAATGCTTTATTTTTAATATTAGATAATAATGAAGAAAAATTAGATAAGTATATTATGAAGCGAATTAGACCTAAGGCGAATGAGCTGTAAGGAGAAGTTAATGAGTTTAGATATTACACTTAAAGGTAAAGAAATACCCTGTCCTGAGTGCTCTAGGTGTTGGAGTTGTGATGGTACAGGCACAGTTAGAGAATCTTTATACGAAAGCAATATAACACATAATCTAACCACCATGGCAGAGCAAGCTGGGCTTTATAAGTTTATTTGGAGACCAGAGGAAACTCACGTAACTCAAGCTGCTGACCTGATAAAGCCTTTACAAAAAGGCTTGAAGCTTTTAAAATCAGATAGAGCCCGATTTGAGAAATTTAACCCAGAAAATGGGTGAGGTACATACGAGGGTTTAGTTGAATTTGTTGAGGCTTATTTAGCCGCATGTAAGGAAAACCCCAACACAACAATTCATGCGTGCGGATAGACTAGGAGATTAAGTTGATCATTATAGGCGATGTGCATGGAAATTTTAAAACTATGGAAGCTTTGCTCCAAAAAATTCCAACTGAGGAATTAAAAAAGGGAGTGGTGTTCGTAGGAGATCTTATTGATCGTGGACCCATGTCTGCTGATGTGGTTGAGTTTGTAAGGACTACAGACTGGGCTCAAACTGTGCGTGGAAATCACGAGCAAATGATGATTGACGAGGGTTTAAAAGAAGCCGCGCATTTTATGAGAAACGGTACTTTCAATATGCATGTTAATCAATACGGTGTTTACAGTAGCTTGTGGTTGGTAAATGGCGGCAAGGAAACCCTAGAGTCTTATGTCGATATTGATGAAGATACAAAAAGACCTGTATTTGATATGGATGTTTTTATAGACCACACTGAGTGGTTAAAAAACTTACCTCTTTACTTGGAGTTTAAAGATGTTAAAAATGACAAAGGAGAGCACCTACTGGTCTCTCATTCTTCTGCTGGCACAGTGTGGAAGTGGAGCCCTGAAAGACGCAAAACAAACGCTAAGCAATTTGCTGCTCACCTTACTTGGGGTAGGCCTCGTCAGTTCAAGCCAATTGATAATATTTACAATGTGTTTGGGCATACTCCTGTTCCAAACGGTCCTAGACTTAAAAGCTTCTATGCAAATGTAGACACCGGAGCTTTTTATAAAGAACAATCGGGATATTTTAAGTTGACAGCTTTACAATTTCCTGAGATGATAGTCTACGAACAGGAAAATATAGATGATATTAGATACAGATAAAAAGACATTAGAGTTTCATGAGTTTGAGGTCAAGTTTAGACTTGACGAATCTAAACTTAATGATTGGAAGCAACTCATAAGAGATTATGCTAATTCCGACGGTAGTGGATATAAAGACTTTGTCTACGTTGATTCTGACGACATATATTTTACTCGTGAATCTACTTCCGAAGATGTTGATTATGAATTTATCAGATATCGCTTTTCAGATGGAGAAAAGCGTGCAGAACTTACAACAAAAAGAAAGTTGAAAGACAGTAACAATATTATTCGCAAAGAGCAGAACGTGCGAGTAGACAATAATGATAGGGAAACAATACATGAATTTGTCACGGATGGTCTTGGCTTCGATTATAATTTTCGTATTACTAAGTATGTCCAAATTTATATTTTTAAGGACGCTACACTCCCTTTTTATACGGTTGTGGACGAAAATAAAAAGCGCGACACTTTTGTCGAAATTGAAGTCGATGAGAAACTTTTACACAGCATAACTGAAGAAGAAGCTTGGGCTATTATTAATAAGTACGAAAAGCTTCTAGAGCCTTTGGGGATTACACCTAGAAACAGACTTCGTAAGTCTTTGTTTGAGATGTATAAGCGATAACATAGACTATATTGCACACTAAGATTTGTAAGTGACAGTGTATTGATTTTCATGGTAATTATTTTGAATCGATGAGTGCGGAAAAGTAGTAAAGATACGGACGATGATGGTACAAAAACATATAGATAATATAGGTAAGTCCTATGGCTGGTTAACAATTTTAGGTGTCAGTCGCAATAAATATTACAAATATACGTGTATATGTGAGTGCGGTAATTTGTCACAGCCCAACGCACACGCTGTATTAAATGGCTCGACAATTAGTTGTGGGTGTTATTGGGAATACAGTGTTCGTGGTGAAAAGAAAAATAAGCCTAGAAGTGATATAAAATATGGCAAAAAATCTTCTGCAGCCAATTATGTATTTCACACTTACAAGAGAAACGCTAGTAAAAGAGGTTTGATCTTTATGTTAAATAAAGATCAATTTGTTGATTTAATTGTTAAAGACTGTTGTTATTGTGGATGTAGTCCCCAGCAGGCTTCTAGGTATTGGGGTAAGGATAAAAGCCCTAAATTTATTTACAATGGTGTGGACAGGGTGGATAATAATCTAGGATACACGTTAGATAATTGCGTGGCTTGTTGTAATACCTGCAACAAAGCCAAGAGCGATAAGAGTTTAGAAGAATTCAAAGACTGGATTTGTAATTTAATAAATTTTTATAAAGGAGCAAAAATTGAATAAAAATAAAAAAACTATTCGCTTGGAAGTAGAAGGAACTGACGGTGCTGGAAAAACTACAGCGTTAAAATATGTTTTAGAAAAACTACAGCAAGCAGAGTCTAGGGTACTTGAGACTCGCGAGGTTGGGTCACCACTTATCCCAAGCTGTGTTGAACTTAGAAAACTTGTATTGAATCCAGAGTCAAATCTATCAGGATCTGCAATGGAACTTATCTTTGCCGCCATGCGCGTTGAAAATGATCGTTTTTACGAAAAAGTTTCAAATCAGTATGACTTTATCTTGTCTGATCGAGGTTGGTTTTCTCACCTTGCTTACACTGACCATAATGTCAGCGAAGATTTTACAAAAGAGTTTTACGTAGATTTTCTTGAAGACATCACAACACTTCCAGACGTTGTCCTTTACTTAAGAGTTGATGGTGAGACAGCACTTCAGAGAAGAATTCGCAGAGGTGAAGAGGCTGATGTGATTGAACTTAAAGGCCCTGAGTACCAAGAGCTTGTTAGAGGTTCTTTTGAGAAATACCTCAATCATTACAGTGACGTACAGATTATTGAAATTGACGCTACTCAAGATCTTGACAATGTAAAGAAACAGCTTGACAATGCTGTTGAGAAATTGTTACAATTAAAGTCATAGGAGGTGCCATATGGCCAAGGGGATGACTGCAGCAGACATTGCTGATAAGATTATTGAGAAGAAACTTAAAGAGGAAAGATCAGCCTACGCAAGCCTGAGAGATCAGTGTGTCGCGGCGATTGACGGGATGATTGACGAACTTGGCTCTGAGGTTGAAATAGAGCTTTCAGATCGTCACATGCTCGCTCTAACTAAAGTTACAGAAGAGATGCGAGACCTAGGGTATAAATTTGCCTTTATTGAGGTTCAAGACTCTAGTGGGAACATCAAAGGTCATAAACTTAGAATTTCTATCAAACATGCAATGGGAGCGGATCTTAATGGATAATAAAACTTATTTAAAATCAGCATTGAGAACTAATAACCCAGATGAAGCTGGGATTCACAATAGACTTGTCGTTCCACAGGATATGTCTAAGAGGCAATCGCTTGACTTGTTGCACGCCTCTATGGGTTTAGTCACAGAAGCTGGTGAGTTCCAAGACATGTTGAAGAAGCACGTATATTACGGAAAAGAACTAGATACTGTAAATTTAAAGGAAGAGATTGGAGATATACTTTGGTACTGCGCCATTGCTCTTAACGCTTTAGACAGTTCTTTTGAAGAAGTTATGGAGACTAATATAAATAAGCTTAAAGCTAGATATCCTGAAAAATTTACATCAGATAAGGCAATAAACAGAGATCTAGCAAAAGAGCGCAAGATTCTCGAAGAGTAGCAATCTTTAAACTATGGCGCTTACTCAAGATGACAGGATCTCCATTTCTAAAAAGATCATTGATATTCCAAGGGAAAACGAGACAGCCGAAGGCTTGAAAGACCAGCTCGAACTACAAAGGGTTGAGCTGGAAAAACAAGATAACGGCAACAAGTCCCTTCAAGATGATCAGACTGCACTGGTAAACGACTATCAGGCTGAGTTGTCGCGCTATGACGGCAACGGCAGGACTGAGGTGACAGAGCAAGACATGTTAGATTCTGCTAATCGCATTATCCAATGTCCATTTTTTCCAAACGATAATCAGACCTCACTTCCATCAATACCAGACGGGGTGTGGAAGTCCTTTGTACCTTTTGCTGGCGGCTTAGGGATTGGTAGGGACTATTTAGAGGCCTTTAGTACTGTTACTAGGGAACAAGACCTCATAGACGATATTAACGATCAGATAGTCATTGTGGAGGCTGAGAACGCTGCTACCAGAAGCACGGGAGATTCGTGTGTAGGAGGTGGAACTTGTAGCCTACCTATCTATACCAATCAAACAGACTGTCAAGACAATGGCGGTACGTGGACTCCAGGTGGTCCAGACTTTATCGGTCCAGACGCACAAATGCAGCAGGCTGCGACTGATTTAAAAAACGCCGTTCAAGCGTGGGAAGATTTTCTTAACGGCACTCTCGGTGTAATTCCTACAGACACAGACGCAGGCAGGCAAGTAGAAAACGATGCGTCAACCACTTCGGCTAACAGTGCAATATCTGATATTGACACTTGGCAAGCCCTTCAAGACTTTGACACTACTACCTCTGTACCATCTACTTGTGCTAGCTTTAACTCAAAGCCTGCAGGCGATTTTACCCCAAGTAAGTTTAGAGCTGATGAGCTTCAGACAATTAAAGACGCTATCGCAGCACGTGAGGCTTTCTTTCCAACACGTACAGGTCAAATAAATGGCCACTTGGGTACGGTTGTACAAGATAGTAGTTCTGGTGAGATTACATCAGCAACTGGTTTTTACGGGACAAGGTTTAGATTTATTGATATGAGATTGAACGGTATGGCTGGTTCACTTTCTAAACTTAGAGGTTTGGAGCGCGGTCAAGACGCTCAGCAATCTTTGCAAAACTCCAACAACAGCGCAGGTATAGCTTTAACTACAGTCATGACTGCTAGTCAGTTTAGAGCACCTGCAACTAATACTTCTACAATCCACGTGTTAGACGGATCTGGTTTTTCACCTGGCGACTCTGCATATGTAACGTCAAACTCTCAGGCAGAAATACCTGTGGTAATCCAGACAGTTAGTGGAAATAGAATTGTGTTGGATGTAAATATTCCAGAAAAATATAGGCACACTGAAGGTGCCAGACTATATAAAGTTCTTTAGATCTTCTAGGTCTTCTATTGAGGTAGCGGCTAGGTCGTGTGTGATAAATAACATGTGAGCTTCTATTCGGTTGTGAGCCTTTTCATACTCTTCTTTCGATGCATCTTCACCAGCTACTATTGATTGTTTTTTTAGCCGACTAGATTCCATCTTGCGCTTTCTCATATATTCTCTTTCAATATACTTACGCATTGTGTCTTTCAATTCTTTACTAGACATCTCAGAGTAGAAACCTTCGATTTCTAACTTATCTATGACTCCATCGACAATTTCTAGAGCGTTCATCTGTTAGTCTTCTTAATTATAGCAGCACCGCACTTGTCACAGACAAAGTACTTACCCCTGTCTAGGAAGTTGTGTCCGGTAATACAGGGTTTACTTCTAAGTGCCATAAAAATGAAACTTGCAAGTACTGCATAAAAAAACATCACTGATAATTCCACTACGAATCCTCTACACCCTCGTGGTAATCCTTAAATAGAGTCTTATGCCCACATTCTTGGTTACTACAGGCTCTGTTGTATTTTACTTTATTTCTAAGAGGCCAAATGTTAATCTGCATAATACCGCTCGCACATTTGTGACATAGCCATTTTGCCTTAGCCTTCTCAGCTTTTCTCTTTTCTTTACTCTCATGGAGCTTTCGCTCTTGTCTTTGTTTTCTAACAAGCTCTTCTAAATGTTCAAATCTTCCAACATCTACCATCTTGTTAATTTTCCTCAATTTTTTAAGTTCTTTTTTGAGGCTATCGTTTTCATGCTTCAGTTTTTCTAACAAATCATAGTCGCCACTGTGTCGGCGAGTTTTACTCTTAGCCATAGTTGAGTCCTAAATTGCTTTTGTACCTCGAATTACCTTGAAGTTTCTTCTGCGTTCCTCTGCCTTTTTGTTTCTCTTTCTTCTACGGTAACTGATTATAAAATTTACAAAAATAATCCCAATTGGGATCAGCGAAAGTACTGTAAGTATTACAAATGCTGGACTACTCCCTTCCATCTATTATAACTTTTTGGATAATTTTCTTATTTTCACTGCGATTGTATTCTTTTTTGGATTTAAAGGCGGTTCCGACTGGCGGCACGGGTATACGCATCTTAGGTTTGTCTAATGATTTTAGTTGCTTAGAGAATTTTTTCTTAGCCTTAGAAGCTTTTCTGCGTCGGCTTGACATTTTACCCATATTTGCCTCCGATTTAAAGATTGCAGTGACACAATCTTTATATTATATACCAAGTCCCTCCCTTTTAAAATCCATAAATTTAGGTGTTTAACTAATGGCTAGTCCTTTTATATCAGGTAATAATCCAAACTTCGTCGGAACAAATCGCAATGCCGATTTAGCCGCTACGGAAGAGGCACGGTTTGCTGAAGAGCAGGCACAGCGTGCGCGTGATGAGATTGCAGATAGAGAGTTAGAGCGAATTAAAAGGGAAGCTGCTCGGCGTAGAGAACTTAGAGAGCTTCTACAGCGCACAGAGCCCACTCCGACTCCAGAACCTGCATTTAGACCACCCTGGAATGACGGTGACCAACCTAAGCAAATTCACTCTAATAAAAATGAAGTATTTTTTGCTCCTTTCTTTATAGACCCAGATCGTTGGAATAGGTTTTTTCCCTACAGGCTCTTGATTATAGATGTTACAGACAACAATAAAACTGTTGGTCCTGGCGGCATTGACTTTCAAGGTATTAACTCGTTTGAAGAAATTAACAGCGAAGGTGGAATTGAATACGTAATTACTCAGCAAGCTAGAAATAAGTCTTGGGAGATGGTGTTACCCATTACTCCTCAGCAACTTCAGGTTACAGATCAATACTCCATCAACACCTCTGCTACAATGAGAGGAGTTATAGAGGAGCATAACGGTTTAAAGTTCAAGATGATCTCGGCTTCTGGTACTACAGGAATATGGCCTCTTAAGCCAACATTGGGTGACAAGGTTGAAAGACCTAGTGTTGCCGGTTCAGTTTTTGGAGGCACTATTGAGGCAGCCAATAACTTAGCTAACCAAGCTGGCTCTGTAAAATCTATAGCGACTGGTGAGCACCCTAGAAGACCTAGTAATGCTGAAAAACCAGGTGAGTCCAGTGTAGGTACAGAATTCAACACCGGATACTACCAGGCTCTTTACATGGGACAATTCCTTGAAAGATACGCTCAAGCTAAGAAAAACCCTGAATGGAAAAATTACAGATTAGCCTTCGACATGCCTAAGCAGAATCAGACTTTTGTTGTAACGCCTGTTTCTTTTTCCCTGAAGCAAGATCAACAAAGCCCAGGTGAGTACAAGTTCAACTTTCAATTCAAAGCATGGAAGAGAGTTAAGCTAAACGAGACACCGTTTGTAGAGTCTACTCAGTTGCCAGACTTAGGCGACCCAAACATATATCAAAGAGCTGTAGGAACTATTGAGCAAACTAGGAGAACTCTTGGTTCAGCCCTCAACTTAGTTAGAGCAGTAAGAAGTGACGCACAGGCGGTATTTAATAACTTGAGAGAATTATCTTTGGTTGTTAAAGATGCTGCCGGACTTGTGTTCACAGCTATTGACTTGCCCAGGCAGATTGTTAATGACTTAAAGTCTACCATTGAAGACTCTATTGAAAATATTTCAAGCGCATTTACCCCACCTAGTGATCGGTTTAGAGACCAGCCAGGACTTCAAGGTTCAGTCAATAAAATTACTAATGTTGGAGGCCTATCTCCTCAATCAAAAGCCGGTACAGTTGCCCAGTCAATCACTAACCAGAGAAGGGCAAATGAAGGTCTTTCAAGAGAAGCCGTACAAGCTGGAGCATTAGGGACAGACGCTGCACAAAGAACACAGGTAGATACACTTAATAATGTTTTTGAGAACCCAGAAGAAAACTTTGACTTCTTCAATACTATAAATGTTGACCAGCTTCAACTTACGCCGGAGCAACAGATAGCTATTGAGGACGATCAGGAAAGAACTTCTTTAATTACAATTAATGACTTGAGAGAGACTAAGCAAGACTTACTTACCCTTTCTAATCAAATATCTAATAACTTTGGTGCCCTAGACAGCACTTACGCAAGTATCTTTGGACTACCAGAGCCTCAAGAGCGTTCCTTACCACTAACTGTTGAAGAAAATGAAGTTTTAGCTTCTATATTTGAAACCATACAGGTTATAGACATACTTACTTCTACAAAACAGTTCGATAGTTTAAACGAAGAGAGTTCTTTGGAATTTGTTGGAGGTATTGCTAACGAGGCTAACATTAACTTCAACACACCTCCTTCTAAACTATTAGCGCCTGTACCGTTTGGATCAAGTATCGAAGAGATTTCAGCTAAATACTTAAGGGACGCAGATAGGTTTTTAGAAATTGCCACGTTAAACAACTTGAGATCACCTTACATTGATGAGGAAGGCTTCATCTACGATTTACTTTCAAATGCAAGTGGTAGGCAGTTTAACGTAAACGATACGGAAGCACTTTTGTTTATCGGACAGAAAATTATTTTACAGTCTGACATAGTACCTCCGTTTTCTAGAAAAATTACAAACGTAGAGCAGATTGGCGACGGTAACTTTTTAGTAACTGTAGATGGACTTAATAACCTTGGAAATCTTACAACAGCAGACGGAGCAAGAATGCAAACCTTTCTGCCTGGTACTGTAAATAGTCAAAATCAAATTTACATTCCAAGTGACGAACCATCTTCTGTAGAAGACGATCAGGTTTTTAACATACCTGGTGTTAGTGACAATCAACTTGCAAAACTTTCAAAGGTAGACTTCCTACTTACGGAAGAATTTGATATTGCAATTAACAGCGTAGGTGACTTTAGACTTGCCACGGGACTAACTAACTTAGTCCAGGCATTGAAAATGAAAATTAAAACACAGCGTGGAACACTTTTGAGACATTTAGATTACGGATTGGGTCTTGAGTACGGTGTATCTGTAGCTGATATAAATAACGGACTTATTATTAATGAACTCAACAGACTTGTAACAGAGGACGAAAGATTTCAAGCGGTGACTCAGGTGTCACTAAGGTTGTCCGGTTCTACACTCGGTATTGACATGGTAGTTCAACTTGCCAATAATAACGGTGTTTTACCAGTAAACTTTGACTTGAAAGTTTCCTAACTGTGGTATATGTAGGGTAATAGGTAGGAGAAAAAATGGCCAAATTACCAGTTCCAAAATCATACGAGCAAATATTAGGTGATATGCTTGCGACATACATCTCCAAAATTGGAGTGAATGATCTCAATGTAGGCTCATCTGTAACTTCTTTCTTTGAAGCTATGGCACAAGCAGTCTACAGATCTTCTGGAGACACCTTCTCTATTCTCAGAGGTTTCTCTGTGGATCGCGCTGAGGGTGAGTCTCTTAAGAGACTTGCCGAGGAAGAGCGTGTATTCCCGATACCTGCGCGTGTTGCGACTGGTCGTATAACTGTTACAGACTCAAGCTTTACAAAAATTTCTACAAAAATCTATGCAGGAACAACTCCACCAAATATCGGCTCAACCACCATCAATGTATCTGATGCTTCTGAGTTTCCAGCGACTGGCTCTGTATTTTTAGGTAGAGGTACGCCTAATATTGAAGGACCTATTGCGTATTCAAGCGTTGATGACTTAGGTGGATTTTTTAGACTTAACCTTTCTTCTCCTACAACTAAATATCACAATAACTCTGAAACTGTAATTCTTTCACAAGGTGGGGTTAGAAACATACCTGTAGGTACTGCAGTGCAAACGGTAGGGGGCGGTTCGTCTCCACAGATAGTTTTTAGCACAACACAAGTTGCAACTATTCTTGACGGTGAAACACAGATCACAAACGTACCAGTAGCAGCACAGGAGCCTGGTATTGATGGGAACGTACCTAGAAATGCAATTACACAATTTGTAACAACACCGTTTACTGGTGCAACAGTTACAAACCCTAATCCATTTACTACAGGTCGAAACGAAGAGTCTGATGAAGAAATTAGAATTCGTATTAAAAAACAAAGAATATCTAGGGGACTTGGGACAGCCATTGCTATTGAGTCTGCTGTACAAGGAATTCAGGCAACTGATGAGAACGCAGTTGTTACATCAAACCAAATTCTTTCTACTGGCGACAAAACTACGTTATTTATCGATAACGGACAGGGGTATGAAGAAGCCACAGCAGGTATTGGCTTAGAATTTATTGTAGACTCTGCTCTTGGCGGTGAACAGTTCTTCCAGTTAGCAACAGGTGGTAATCAAACCTCTGTAGCTAAGGCTTTTTTAGAAGGCACGAACACATCTCCATTTAACATAAATCCGAACAACAGACTTGCTGTGCTAGTAGGTGGTATTCTAAGTGAACATGTTTTTGCAGAAGGTGACTTTGCCTCTAATGGCGCTGCGAATGCGTTTGAGGTTGTTGCGTCTATCAATGCAAACTCTGATTTATCTTTTTCAGCCAGAACCATTGATAATGGAACTCGAATCACTCTTTCAGCAAAAGAAGAAACTGATGAGTTTATACAAAAGACCATACCGACCATCGGTACAGATGCTGGTATTGCAATTGGTATTGCAGACAATGAAGTTGAAACTTTAAAGTTGTTTAAAAACAAGGTAGCTCTAAGCAGAAACGGTCGAAGTGCCGTGCTTGAGTCAGAAAACCAAAGTGACTGGTCTAACACAATCACAGACGGCGACACCTTAATTGTAGGTGTAGATAGTACACAAAGTATTACATATACTTTTTCTAACGCAGACTTTGTAGCAGAGGGCACTCACTCTACTGTATCTAAAAACAATACACTTCAATCTTGGGTTAACGTAATTAACTCTAAAGTTACAGGTATTACCGCTTCAATTAACGGTAACAGAATTGTCTTGAGGTCAAACCTGGGAACTAACTCTAGAGCAGCACTAAATATCGACCCAAGTTCTACTTTAGTGTCTAAGGGTGTATTTACAGTTGGTCAGGGACTATCTGCTTCTGGTAGAGAGGCTGACTTTACACTGTCTAGAAACACAGGGCAAATTAAGCTCACTGCACCTCTAGAGCCTGGTGACAGCTTAACTGCTGGTAGCGATGCAACTCAGGCATCTATTGAAAGCTCTCAAATCTTAGGTGGTAACGTAGTATTACCTTCAGATGCAGATCTTTGGTATATGGTTGACAACTCTGCTGCTGCAATAATTCCAAATGGTGTATTGAGCGATAGCTTGATAACTATTACCAAACAGCCAGCAAACGTATTGCGAGTTAGATCAAACCTTGAAAGTGCATTTGTTAACATACAGCCTGGGGACTATGTAGTTCTGTGGAGTGACGAGGTACTACCTGTCAATAGAGTAGAAGGAAGGGTTCACGCTGTAGGGACAGAACTTGTTGCTAACGATTACTTCGAAATTAAACTAACTGTTCCTGAGTACAACGCTACTGCTGCTGAAGGACCTGTTACCTTCCTTGAGGGACTTGCTTTTCTGAGAACTGAAGTTCCACCACAAAAAATAACAATATCTGCCGGTTCATATCAAATTAGTGAAGTTGCTGGGGAGATTAGAGATCAACTTATTGGTGTAGACACTGCTACAGAAAACGATGAAATTATAATTGTTTCAACAAAAACCAAAAGCATCTCAGGTCACCTTTTATTATTCACTTTTAACGATGCCGCTAAGAACTTAAACTTTACAGAGGGTGATTCTGCAGCTTCACAAACTTCATTGGTTGGTTTCAAATCTGGTCAAATAAAAGGTACGGACTTTCCACTATTTTTTCACTCAAACTTTACATCAGACCAGTTTGCCAGTCCTCCTGGTTCTTTTATAGCACAGTATGATTCTGCGCTTGACCTAGATACGGCTGGTATTGACCCAGACGCTTTTGTTGCAATACAACATCCATACCTAAGTAATGGTTCTGAGATACTCGATGCACAAGCTGCTGATGAGAGAGTTTTAATTGACAATATTTCTGGCAGCGCCATTGATGTTGACGACTCTAAGACTATAAGAAGAATTAGAATTGCAGACAGGTATTACCTACTAAAGACTTTGGATCTTTCACACAATGACACAATTACTGTGATATTAGACAATGATGCTGCGAACAAAACCTTTCCAGTGCCGTTATTCAGAAGAGCCACTACAAATACAACTATGCCTATCAACGCAGATCAGTTTAGAGCTTACGATGCTGATGCTGGAGCCAGTGCCTCTTTCACACAATTTTTTGGTACAGACTATCCTTTTAAAAACTACAAAGTCTCAATGCAGGCAAAGAATGCAATTGACCCAAGTGGTTCTGTAGACGAAGACGCTGTTTTATTTAGATCAGTAGTGTGGGGAAAAGCTGGTGAAAAATACAGAGTTGGTTATTTCTACCCAACAGGTCCTGATCAGGGAATTGCCAGTTCAGTTTCAGTTGGTGGAACTATTGATACAAGAATTAGCTTAAAGTCTGGTCCAGCAGTCACCAATAACATCGACGGGACTACAGAGTGGGATGTAACAATTACCCCTAACACTCCTGTTGCAGGTGTGGACGAAGTTACATACTCTTGGACCTCTACAGGTTCTAATCCTACAATGAGTACTTTGGCTCCTGGTGACTATGTATCTATTAATAATAGCGGTGAATTTGCAGCAGCAAACCAGGGTACTTTTAGAATATCCTCTGCCAACTCTACATCCTTTACGGTACGTAGACCGAACGGAATTGCTTCTGCACAAACTGACGTGGCAACTCTTACAAATACAACAATATCTTTGTACGAAGACAGTGACACTACTGCGCAAGAAATTGTAGATCACGTAACTAGCGATCTTGGAGAGTTTTTAACAGCTTCTGTTCTAGAAGATAACGGAGTGACTGGTGCTGGTGTAATTAATAAAAGTACTTTTGAGGATAATGATTTTGCTGCCGACTCTAGCTATGTACAATTAGTAGACGGTTTAAACTGGATTGAAACAAGTGACTTAGACGCTGTAGCTCCTAACTTTCAGTTTGAGTTAAAACAAACTCTAGAGCTTTCAAGCTTTAGCACTAACACTCCAGATGCATACGCTTTTAACGACGGTGAAGATTTGCGAATTATACCTACCTCTGTACCACAAGTTTCAGACTTTATATCTGTACTAGCGGTAAGTGGAATAACAACCTTAGGTGAGGTTGAAACTACAAATAGAGAGCAGCAACTCCAACTTGCCACACAAGTATTAGGTTCTTCTGGAGCCATCCTTATATCTGGTGGTAATGGGAACCAGGCGCAGGCTTCTGTACTAGGTGTTACCCAGAGAGTTAATGGGACTGATTTTGCCAAAACTACTATAGCTAAGTCTGCTTCGGCTGGTTTTTCAGGTGACAGTTTTGTAAAATTAGAGGCTACGAATAGACAGAGGAAGCTTACAGGAATTAGTTTTACAACAAATGCCACGATTATCCCTAATCAACCAATAGCCTCTACATCTATAGTAGAACTTGGAAACCGCGATATAACTGACAGGTACTTTGGTGAACCTAGAAACTTCATAAGACTTCGAGATAGAGCTTTCCAGGTTGAAAAACAGGGTACACTAGTGTGTATCACTTGGGATGAGGTTACTGGTACAGACCCGACCTTCATTAAAACCGTAGAGACTAACGACTCAGGTGGTGGTGACATTACTGCAGTTTACAATGGAGACTTCAACGCTACAGAATACACAGTATCTACAGGTGATAGACGCTTTAACGAAGTGGGCATTGGTGACACGGTTACTATAGCTACTTTTACTAACGCTGGTAATAACGGTACTTTTAAAGTATTAGGTGTTTCTGACGATGGATTGACGGTTTCTGTAAATAATACAGCAGGTGTTGCAGAGACGGCAGCAATCGGTGCTGGAGATATGTCTTTTTCTGCAGAAATTAAAGAAGGAGATAATGTTGAGATTGGCGCTCCTTTTACAAACCTTAACCAGGGTACTTTTAGAGTAGTTCGAAGATTTAACAACAGCATCTATATAGAAAACGACTCTGCCGTTGAAGAAAGAGTTTTAATCACAGATAACTTGAGAAGCCTTGGTGGTGACGCAACAACTGAGTATGATGTGACTGTACCAGGCAACATGAGAATTGAATGGAACACAAACGGAACTGCTCCTACCTTGGCTAACGCTAAGATGGGAGATATCGTTACAGTCGGGACGGCTTTTGCTGCAGCAAACCAAGGTACTTATATGGTAGCAAGCGCAGGCGATAACTTTATTGAAATTCAAAATTCTGCCGCTGTAGCTGAGACTGGGATTACAGTCACAGGAGTTGGCGGTGATGTGCTTGAGTCACAAATACCGGCAATGAAGTTCAGTGAGTATGAAGCAACTGCACCAGGAGATATATTTACAATTTCTGGCAATGTGCTTGGGGCTAACAACCAAGGTACTTACAATGTTACTGAAGTTCTATCTAAGAATTCAATTGTAGTAGACGACATACTAACCTCTCAAACTAACGTACAGTTAAATGACTTGTTTGTACAGGTATTTATTCAAGAAGGAACTTCATACACTGGTGTTAAGCGCATCAGGACTTTTGCTTGTAACCCATCTAACAGTTTACAAACTTGCCTGATTTTTGATACAAACGATCAGTTTGAAAAAATCAATGAGACTGCAGGAATTACCATTTCCATGGCAAGTAAGTTGGAGTTCCCAGAGACTACGGTAACTGGTTTCGATTCATACAAGTACCACACAGGACTACTAGCTGAGGCTAATAGAACTGTATATGGTGATCCAAGGGATACAACTACATACCCAGGAGTCGCTGCTGCAGGTGCTGAGATCTTTATCGAACCACCATTAGTCAAGAGAATTCAGGTTTCTATAAACATTAGAGTTAACACAGGTGTTCCTTTCGCTAGAGTGACTGAAGAAGTTAGAAACGCAATTGCAGCTTTGATTAACTCAGCTCCTCTTGGAGAGTCTATTGCGATTTCAGACATCATTGCTAGTGTAAACTCAATACCAGGTGTGAAAGCTGTATCGATTAGCTCACCTGCTTATGATCAGAATAACGACGTTATTGTGGTGAACCCAGCAGAGAAGCCATCGGTACTAGACATTGTTAACGATATTACTGTAAGTAAGGTTGAATAATGGCTGACGATTTAGAACTTGCAAAAATTAGATTAAGAGCTTACTTGAACGCTAGTATTAGAGGACCTAATACAGATGCGGTTATTGAGGCTTTGTCTACAGGTGCCTGTCACTTGATAGATAATGCAGAGGCTGTTAATGATTCACTATACATTGTAACTGCACAACAGAGATATCTTGATCAAAGATTAGCAGATAGGGATCTAACTAGACCGGACAATGTAGGGCTATCTGACGAAGTGTTTCGTGAGATCGGTATTGAAGTTTCTAACAGAAAACAAGTAAGAGACTTAATACTTAATCTACTTAGAATTGTGTACGGAGAAGAGTTTACAAGAGCTACTCTAAACTCAACTGAGTTTGAAACTTTTGCACTACAAGACGGTGACAACTTAATTCTTCAGTTTGATGACCAAGACCCTGTTGAGATATTCTTTGCTACTGAGCAGTTTACCAATATCAATGCAGCTACAGCACAAGAGGTAGCTGACTCAATTACAAGAGAGATTCGTAGGCTTGGAAGAACAGGCTCTGCAATCTCAAGAGATGACGGTGCTGGCGGCTTTGTACAATTAATTTCTGAAACAGACGGTCCCTCTTCTACTATTAGAGTTCTAGGTGGAAGAGCGCAAAATGAACTTAAGTTTGAAAGCATTAGACCTACGTCTGGTGTTGCAGCAACTCAGTGGACTATAGAACCTGTAGCTGGTGGAGCTGTAAGGGCACGCTGGACTGGTGGTCCAAACCCATCCATAGGTAAGGTTAAAGTTAACGATTATGTTAACATTTTCGGCTCAGCTTTTGACCCAGCCAACCAAGGTACATACACGATTACTGGTGTGCAGAGTGGATTGATTAATGATGCCTTTGTAGAGTTTGAAAACCCTAACGCTGTAGCAGAGACTCAGCTTCAAGGTACTTCTGATGGTGTGTTGTTCTTCAACCCTGTAAGATCTACCATTAACAGTAAGACAAACTTTGCAACACTCTATCAAGTGTCTGCGAGTGTTTTAGAAATATTCGTACCTGCAACTACTAGGGTTGTTCGGAGACAAAGACAAGGTGCGGCACACATACAAGACGGCGTAGCATCTACAGAGGGCAATGAAGGTCCATATGTATACGATACTACTAAGGGCTTTACGATTGCAGAGCCTGAGGCAAATACCATTAACACTGTAGACTCAGGTAGCTCTAACATTATCCAAGTTGACGATGCCTCTGACGTACCTGATGAGACTGGTTTTTTAATATTTGGCTTCGGTACTTCAAGAGAAGAAGGTCCTGTACCTTATATTTCTAGACCATCCTCCAATACTTTAATTATCGACCCATCTTATACTTTTAAAAACGTGCATCCAGCAGGAACTAATATTTCACTGGTAGCTCAGAACTTTGCTGTGCAGATATCCAAGGATGGTCAAGACTACCCGTTTTACCTGACAGATGTGGTGTCTGGTCGAGTATATATGGAAGAGTTAATAGAACTTGTGGCTGCTACTGGTATTAATGTAGTTGTTACAATCCTGTATCCAAACGATGAAGGTTTAGGTAAATGGGGTGATGCAAATAATTCAGAGAAATTTTATGTCTGGGGTCCAGATCCATCTTAGGAGAGTAAATGGCTAAATCAATTATGTTAACAGGCGCTCAGGTCAAGCTGTACATCGCCGGTAAGCTTTACCCAGAAGTTCAAAACTTGAGCTATACGATTGATTATGGTGAGCAGGAGATTTACGGTATTGACTCTATATTCCCTCAAGAGGTGCGTACTACGCGCATGTCCGTACAGGGAGCTGTATCAGGGGTTCGAGTGAAGTTCAGCGGTGGAACCCAAGGAGCCAACGCTAGACCTCGTATAAATGAGATCTTTAATTCTCCATACGTGGCTATCAGAGTTCAAGATAGATTTACACAACAAGATATAGTTTTTATACCACAGGCAAAAATTACAAGTGAGCAGGTGACTGTTCCGGCAAAAGGTGTTGTGAAATTGAATTTTAGTTTTAAAGGAATCATCCCATATCAAGAAATTGATATTAGCTAGTAATAACAAGGAGTTGTGTAGAAGTTGGGGTAAATTATAATCTTTAAAGTATCCCCCTTTCACAATTCCACTATATAATATGAAGGTAAACAAATGGCTGTAAGACGCTCGCAAAATTGGCTGAATCAACAGAGGGTGGACGTACCAAACCTACGCTCCATTGAGTCTGCTGTTCGCACCGACTTCGACGAGATGATTGGTGCCTTTGCCATAGGTGAAGGTAAATCCTACATAATTCGTGGTTTCGACATTAACATGGTAGGGGCTGTAGGCTCATCTGCCAACAGTCTACAGATGATCGTAGACGGTGCATCTTTATTTCACGGTGCATCAGACCTTGCAGGTACTTTTTTTCAGGTACCTGAAGGTACGGTAAACGAGGTTTTAAGCTCTACAACCAACACTAGAGTTGAAGGTGCTTTTACTCCAAATGCCTTAAACTACGTAGGAATTGAGTTTACCAGAGAAGTTGACAACAACACTTCTTCTCAGATTTTTCTTTGGAACCCGACTAATAGAACGGAAATCTCAAAGACTGCCCCACTAGCTCAAACATTTGACTATAAAATTGTAATTAGTTCATCTGTGTGGGACTCAAACGTCCTACCTATTTCAATCGTAAATACAGATGTATCTAACAACGTATCGACAGTTCAAGACAGCAGACCTATGCTCTTCAGACTTGGAACTGGCGGAGTAAACACTCCAAACCCATTTAACAGATATCCTTGGACAAACCACGCTGAAGGAAGAGAGGAAAACCCATTTGTAAGTGGATCTTCCACTTCACCTTTTAGAGGTGGAGATAAGCAGCTTCTACACTTTAAAGAGTGGGCTGATGCTGTAATGTCTAGTCTACTTGAGGTTAAGGGTACTACATACTGGTATTCTGAAAACAAAGGTGGCTCCATTGTAAAACTTCGTGGTGATATTTCATTACTACAACTTACAGGCTCTGGAAAGTTTTCACACAGTGCAAGTGTCCCTGGACAGATGAACTGGGATAACGACATATTCCTTAACTACATTGGCTCTAGGCTTAAGTATAAGATAAACGCTAATGAATTATCTACAGACGTAACACTTGCAGACAATGCCGTAGCCTACATCAACTTAGTTCGTGGTATTCAAATTACCCCTTCACTAGTTTTCACTAATGGTTCTCCGATAATCACATCGGTTGGAGCAGTTTCGTGGACTGGAGATGTTCAAGCTGGTGATTATATTAAAGTTGCTGCTGAAGATGACACAGAATACTTTGAAATTTTATCAGTAGATTCTGCATCACAAATTACTCTTGTTGAAAACTTTGACGGTGACTCAACAGGTTCTGCAGGAACCCTAGCTACCTATGCTTTTGGTACCTACGAGGCAAATGCCGCACCTAGTACAGACAGACATATTAGAATTGTAGATAGGAAAGACGTACCTTTCGAAGAAGATGTTTACTGGTTATTCTACAGAGATGACAACGGTGGTTCTGCAGCTAAGATCTACCTTCGTGGTTCAAACGGTGGTGAGTTAGAGCAGGGTGAGGACAGAGAGATATCTGACAACACTACCCTTGACGTTCTAGACTACATGGGATCACAGTCAGAGACCGATACAACTCCAGACTACACAAACGCAATTGTCGTAGGTGTTGCTGAAGAAACTACAATCACAATGCCTGGAATTGGAGCTACATCTTCTGGTGATAGATTCCACTTGAACTCTGCAAACGACTTAAATCAGTTCTACGTATACGCAACTGTTGACGCAGCTCCTGCAGACCCTGCACCTGCTGACCTAACACCTATTGAAGTAGAAATACTAAGTACAGATACTAACTTACAACAGGCTGCTAAGTATGCAGCGGCTATTGACGCCATCGGGTTCTTTAACGCAGTAGATAATCTTGACGGTACAGTAACGATCACCAACTCACAGGTTGGAGACACTTCTGATGCTACAGACATCGATATGCCTGCAGGTTTCAGTATTAACATTGACACTCAAGGTATTGGGGCTTTTAACCAAGTACTAATCGATGATGAAAACCTTACACAAGGTTTGAAGAGAGTCGATGAAGCTATTAAGATATTAAACGCTTCAAACGATGTAGAGCCATACGAAGAGAGAATTGACTTAATTGCAGGTGCTCCTGCAAACGATAGAGAGTTGACAGCTCCTGTTGCAGCTACTACGCCGATTAAGATCCCTAGAAACACAAGAAACGGAGACATCCAAGAAAGCTACGTTATTAACGGTGCTGACCTGGTTCTGTTCCTAAATGGTCAAAGACTAGAGCTTGGTAAGGACTACGTTGAAGATACAGCGACTACTTTTAGTCTAACATTTGACCTTATAGAGCTAGATACTTTAACCGTAACTAAAGCTGAAACTATCGGCGGTGGTTTAGGAAGTGGTGGTTCTTCAACTGGAGTTAATCTAGGTGCAGCCCAGTCTGCAGACGTTTTCAAGCAAACTGTTGGAAGTCAACTTCAGTTTAGAAGGCTGGCTGCTGGTTCTGGTATTACCATTACAGAGAACGCTGACAACATTACACTAGCTTCAACTCCTGCGGTAGCCAATAGCACTATTAGAACTGTAACGGTCAATGATAGTGTTACAACTGCTGACGATGTTGTACTAGTTGCAAACTCAGGTTCTGACATAACACTCACCCTACCAGACGCAACAACTGCTCAGGGTAAGAAATTTGATATTAAGAAAATTGACGCTGGAAACACACTATTTATCAAGTCAGTCTCAGGACAGACTTTAGACGGTGTTAACATTGACGCGGCACCACAAGCGGTAACAGTTCAGTATGAAAATACAACTATTATCAGTAACGGTGCTAACTGGTTCGTATTGTAAGGGGTTACAGTGACTTTTAGACCATACAATCAACTTACAGCATCAGGTGTAACAGACACTAGACCTAACAACACTGGAGTTACCATACCAAAGGCAACGCCAGTTAGGATGAACTCTAGCGGTGAACTTGATTTTGTAAACGTATCTGTCGAGTCTGAGGTTTTTGGAATCTCTGGAGTAACTAACTCTGATATAGCCAACGGTAGCTCTGGAAACTTAAACAGTGCAGGTAAGGTTAGTAACATAACAACTTCCGGTGCTTTTGGAGATCTTCTCTATATATCTAAGTCTGGAGGGTTGACAGAAGTGAAGCCAAGCATAGGTGTTGCTGGCTTTGTGGCTGGAGACTTCGTAGTTTCAATAGGAGTTATAGGTAAGAATGAGAGTGACCCATTGTTAAAAGATTTAATTGTTAACGTAGACATCAAAGGACAACTGTAGTGGCTGGTCGGCATAAAAGAAGAAAAAGAAGCGTTGATATAGAGTCTATGACTACAGATCAGCTCAAAAGGCTGGAAGAAGACATGGGTAAACAACTGGCTAAGATATTTGACAATGCTAATGTTGAGGCAAATAAGTTACTAAATGTATATGGTCTTGAGACCAAAATTGCCTATGAAATTAGTAAGAAAAGTGAAAAAAGTACAAAAAACAAAGAAGTTAGAAAATTATAATCTTTAAAGTATAAGTTATCGTAGGGAGATTTTAAATTGGCAGACATATCGATTTTAAGTAGGTTAATCAACGGGATACAAAGAAACGTAGATTTATCTGCAAACACTTTAGTAGTCCAGTCACTAAAACTAGGTACTTCAGAGCTTACAAAGACCCAATTGGATCTTTTGGTCCTGACCACTGACTCAGCCACGGCTGTTGACGCTAGTGCTCAACACAATCATGACGGTAGATATAGGACTCAATCAGAACTTAGTGCTACTGGTGGAGCGGCATTAATTGGCGCTGACGATACCGGATACACCAATGTTTCAGGCGCTACTATTCAGGCAATACTAGACTCAGTAGACTCAGCACTATCAACTGCTGGTGGAAACACTTTTACTGACGATGTATTTCGTATTCAAGACGACGGCGACAATACAAAAGAAATTGCATTTCAAGCATCTGCAATAACGACTGCTACTACTAGAACTGTTACAATGCCTGACGCCGATGTTGACCTCGGTCAAATATCTACAAACGCTACAGATATTGGTAACTTAGAGTCTGCACTGGGGAATTCAAACCCTGCAAACATGGGCACTTACACCGGATCTGTTTTAAGTGACGATCAAACGGCTAAGCAAAATTTACAAGAATTAGAAACATACGCAGAAAATACAAGATCTTTAATCAACAACTTTGAGTGGCAAGCATCTGCAGCAGACTATATTGTCGATAACACCGTTGCACCTCCTACAGAAGTGTCTGGTGACAGGTATGTTTTATCTCATGACGGTGGAGCACCTAACGCAGATTGGGACGGAGCTTCCGCTGGTGATATTGTTGAGTTTGACGGCACTAGCTGGGTAGCTACTACACCTACCCTTGGTATGTTCATCTCTGTTGACGACGATCAATCTATCGTTTATCAGTGGGGTGGGACTTCTTGGGCTGACAAGGCTTTCGAGGCTACTACGGCTTCTACAGGTCTTACAAAATCTGGCTTTGACATTCAACTAGCAGATGCATCTGCAGCAAATGGTATTGCAGTTTCAAGTGGTGCGATTAGTGTTTCACTAGCTGCAGACCCAGGATTAGAGTTTTCTTCTGGAAGTTTACAAGTTCTTGTAGACCCTGCAGGTGCTCTTGAAAAAGTTGCAGCAGGATTAGACGTTGCAGACTTAGGAATTGATACGGCGAGATTAGCGGCTACTGCGGTAACTGCTGCCAAGTTAGGTTCTGATGTAGCTGGTGATGGCTTGCAAGGTGGAAACGGTTCTGCAATTGCAGTTGATGCTTCAGAAATTGCAGGTGATGGCCTAGAAGACGATGGTTCTGAAAACTTAAGAATCGCTACTAGTGCTTACGACGGTGAAACCATTACTGGTGGAGGCGGATCTGCTGCGGCTGTACAACACGCTCCTGCAGTACAAGGTGTAGAAGTTGCAGGTGAGGCAATGGGTACAGGACTTATCGCTGTTAGATATGGAAATAGTACACTAGATACCCCTGAAACTGCAGGTAGAGTTTACTTGGCAGACCCAACAGAGTTGACGCTAGTTAAAGCTGGTGGAAACCAAGATGCATTTCACGCAATTGGGTTGGCTATCGCAGCTTCAGAAACTGCCGGTACAGACATTAATGTTGTTAAACATGGAATTATTACAGCTACAGCTCACGGCTTAGCAATTGGTCAACCTTGTTTTCTAGACGATGATGGTGCGGTTACTTCAACACCACCAAGTGCTAGCGGTGAAGCATCTGTAAAATTAGGTATACCTAGAGATGCAAATACGATTGATGTTAACATTCAAATCATGGGTGTCAACTAATTTGTGGTATATGGGAAGTATGGAGAATAAATGGCAAAACTAGAATTAATTGGAGGCATACCCAGGATGAGACCAGAGTCTGCCAATCCAGCCATTTATGATGAAACCCTAGAGATTGTGGGTAGCGGCGCAGGTGCAGGTCAGTTGAACGGACCTATCAGCGCAGGAACTCCAATTACACTACCATCTTCTAAGACTTACACAGGTGACGAGCTTGAGGTATACTTGGAAAGCGATAGATTAATACCAATTTTTGATTATTCATATAGTTCAGCCACACAGATCGCCTTTACGTTTGAGATAAAGGTTGGAGACGTGATTAGGTTGAGAATAGATAGAGGCGCATAAACATGGCTAGAACGATTACTGATTCAAGACAGATAGCTTTAAGAAGGTTCTTAGAGCAGCTTGGAAATCGCACACACCACGACGGCACTACAGATGCCAAACCTGCTGGTGTATCTGAGTTAGACAATCTATTAGACTCTATTGACTTAGAGTTAACACCTCCACTAAAGCTTGACGCTTCAAACCCAGCAAATCTTACGATCAACGTAGGCGCTGCTATTGTAACTAACACAGAAACAAACAGAAACAGAACAATCCCACACGTAGGAAGTTTACTTCCTAATGACTTTACATCGGGAACAGTTGTATTTCCATCCTCTAGTGGTGGAAATATTACCATTACACCTGGTAACGACTCTATATTAACAGTACCTAGTAATGAATATGTTAGTGTTTTACTTTATTTAGACCCAAATGGAGATCTAAATGTACTTGTAGGTGAGTCAAATGCTGTTGAGGCAGATGCAAGTGTACTTCCACCACCCACAAACACCCTTCCGATAGGGTACGTTACCCTTTTCAACAATGCCGGTACTATAGACAATGTTGAACAGACAAAGATATTCCAATTTGGAACTGGTGCTGGCGGCGGCGGTGGAGCTGGAGATTCTTTCAGCTTTGAAGATACGATAACAGATAGACTTTGTGATTCAATTTTTGAAGCAGCCACACCTTACATTGCTGAAAGAGAACAAGACGAGCTAATCGATGTTTCCAGTACAGGGGCATTTGATCTGGTGTCTAACAGGTTTAAGTTAGAATCTATTGGAGAAACTCTAGTATCAGAGGCACTGTTGGATGATGATTTTTTAGCATCAGAACTTGCAATCGATAAAGCAGAAGTGTTGTTGAAGTTTGACAGTGAAGGACTTGATACGGCAGCAGTAGTTGAGCTGAGTCGTAACGGTGGTACTGAGTGGCAAGCTGTTACTATGGAAAGAATAGATACCAGTAATGTATTTAGGGGGCTTTTAGAGTTTGAAGCTGAAGCTGCTAATCAGACAATAGTAGAATATGCCAGTTCAAACATTGATTCAACTGAAGTTTTAACAGATACACTAGAGCGCGTAGGTCAAATATTCACGTTAGCTAACACCACACAACTGAGAGATATAGAATTATACTTGGAAAAAACAGGTACACCAATTGGTAACTACAGCGTAAGGGTTGTTAAGGATAATTCTGGAGACCCTAGTACAGACGCAAATGATCTTGTTTATGAAAGCGCACCACAAAATATAGAAGACTTAACGGCAGGAAATAATACGATTAATGTAGGACTTGCATCGGTTTTACCAGCAGGTGACTATCACATTGTTATAGTTACAGATGCTACTTACAGACAGCTAAGTTACAACGCTGGTGTTGATGAGATTGCTGTGAGAACAGATGCTTCATCTCCTGGCATTACTGAAGCAAATACATATTCTGCATCTGCTTGGTCTGCCTTGACTGGAGAAGCTGTTCCTCATAAGATTGACGGCATTGAATTAGACTTAAGACTTAGGGTTACCAGTTCGGTTGTAGATGTTTTACTAGAGGGCTTTGGTGTCCTTTATGAACAAAATATAGGCAACTTAGCTACGGCATCTATAGTTGATGGTATTACAAAAGTAAGTTTTAAGGCAGTGGCTGACAATTCAAATAGTTTTGCCCTACCATTTACTCCAAATCCAGATACATTAGTGGCTTATTTACTTGGGTCTGGAATGAGTTTTAGATATGGAGACTTTAGTGTTCAAGGCAATACTGTAATTTTTGCACAAGACCAATTTAACAATGGTGGGTTAGAAAAGACTCAAACGGTTATATTCGATCAGCTTCGAGGCGGAGCTTTTGATAATAGTGATGTCAATAGATTATTAATTGCTGCCAACCACCTTGGTAATGAAGACGGTGGACCTAATGATTTAAGCGTTGCAGGTCGAGGATTGTTCCTTAGAAGCGCAGACGGAACCAAGTGGGAAGTGACGGTGTTAGACGATGGCAGTATTGAAACTGTGGAGGTAGTATAATGGCTATCTTAAGAGATGATAGAAAAAATTACATTATCAATGGGGCATTTGATTTTTTTCAAAGAGCTGTTTCTAATTCTGGATCTGGATCTTTAGCGTCTAATTATGAAACATATGTAGGACCTGATAGGTTTTCAGTCGTCAGAATTGGCCTTGGTGCCGCAGGCGATGAATTTCAAAGATCAAGTGCAGTTCCAAATGATAATTTTAGATACAGCTTAAATGCTTCAAGGGGTGTGAGTTCAGCTTCAGACTCTCTTTACATTGCTCAAAAAATAGAATCCGACAACGCAAAAGAGTTAGCAGGAAAAACGTGTTCTGTCTCTTTTTGGTGTTATGCAGGTACGAACGTAGATCAAATGACACTTAGACTAGGCTATCCAGCGAATATAGATGATTATCCAGGTACAACTACATTTGCAACTGTAGATTTAAGTTCTCAAATAGTGAATGATTCTTGGGTGCTATATAAAGCTGAAAACATCAGCGTGGATGTATTATCTAGCAGAGGTATACAGGTAAGAATCCAGTTTGAAAATACAACTGGAACTGGTGACATTGGTATGAATATCACTGGAGTAATACTAAATGAAGGAGATGTTTGTTCACCATTTAAAACGGCAGGTAAAAACACAGCAGAGGAATTATCATTCTGTCAAAGATATTACGAAAAAAGTTATAATATCGGCGTTTCTGAAGGTGCCACAACATCTACACGAGGAGCTTTTGCAGGCTATAAAGCTGACCTAAATAATCCTGGTGCAACACGCTTTTACTTAAATATAGATTTTTTATCTAGAAAAAGAGCGACACCCACTGTTTCATTTTGGGGCCATAGAAGTACGTATGCGTCTAACACAATCAATAGATACAATGCTAATGAGAATATAAGTGTCAATACTTCTAACACACTTGTAGCTGAAATTGGTGTCAGGGGCTATTTAGACGCCAGCCCTACAAGCTTGCAAGATAGCGCTTACTTAACTCACTGGGCAGCGGACGCGGAGCTATAATGGGACAAAGATTTTTAGAAGACAAAATTACAGCATTATCTGAGAGTTCTGGAACTATAACTTTAGCTTCTGGGGCTAGACTTACAATTGGCGGTCAACAGTATGTTACTGCTGGAGCTTTGAATGTAGCTGCTGATTTAAGTAATGCCAATACTAGATATCAAATATATGCGGTTAGAAACGCAGGTGCCACAGAACTAGTAGTGAGTAGTAACGAGAATTCAGTTGGTCCTGCAGGACACAACGCCTGGAAATTAGTTGGTAGTTATTACTCTAACGGAGAATCAACTGTGGCTTTTGGTAGTTTTGTTAACATTGAAGGCTCTCCAACAACAAAAGGCGGTGTTGAATTTGAATTAGTACCCACTATTGGGACTCTTTCTTCCTCAGCAGTTATTGAGGCAGAATGGAGGCGTGAAGGGGATATATGTCAAATTATGATTAGTTTGGAAGATGCCTCTCCCACTGGAGCGTCTAATGGATCGGGAAATGTAACTTTTGAGGCACCATTTGATGCAGCCAGCATCTCTAGAAACACCTCTAATATTGGCCATGGTGTTATCACTTTTGATGATACTGCTTCAGCTAATGGGATGGCTTCTATGTTAGGGTCAAATGGGTTATGGGCAACATCTTGTTTTAAAGATAGTGGAAATGGAACTGCAGATTTTGTTGGAAATTTTAATAACAGTATTATTGATTTAACACAGTTAAATAGGTTGGGATATGAGTTGGAATATGCAGTAGATGGCTGGGACGCAACACCAATTAAGGACTTATAATGAGTATTACAGGTAAGAATACAAAATCTATTAGAAAAAAAGATGTTAAGGAAAGCAAAAGTCTTTCAAGTGGCTTTGTTAAACTTACATTTGCACATGAGGCATCTGCTGGAGAAACTGGAATTAATCTAGGCTCATTAGTAACACCTGCAAGCTGGACATCACAAGGAAACACACAACCATCCACACAAAGACTTCTTGAAGCCAAGCTTTTTCAATTCAAAGACAATTTAAAGATAGTTTCCTCTCTTCGTGGTGAGTTGATGAAGATTTCATACAGAGTATCTTCTAACTCACAAATTACATTCAACGGATTTGCCGCTGAAGAAGGTGAGATATTTGAAGGAACTATAGACTCAAACCCAGTCAGTGGTATCCAGGTAATTGATGCAAAACAGCCAGTTGCCGATGGTGATCTTGCAGATGGAGATACAGACTTCCCGATTGGCTTCACAACTAGAACTAATGCAGATCAAATTGTAGTTTTTAGAAACGGACTAGAACAAAAGAGAAACTCAAACAATAGCTCAACCGTTACAGACGGCAACTACTACGTTGTAGACAACGGCTCTGGATATGGGTCTCTTATTAGGTTTAACGTAGCTGCTTCTGGTTCTAACGACTATGTTAAAGTTACAGCAATCGGTGGTGTTGTAGAAAGCCCCACTAATTCAACTTGGGATGAGCTTGAAAAAGTACAAGGTCAGATTGACGCAATTGTACCTACGGTATCTGCACTCGCAGGTGTGCCTGAAACAGACTTTCAAGCCGCACCTAATAATGTTGACCTTAGACAGTTTGGTGCTGTTTTGAATGGGCTTCTAGATGTAAGAGTTCCTATTGTTTCAGATTGGGTTAGCTTTACACCAACTGGTACATGGACTAATACGACATACAGCGGAAGATGGAGACAGGTTTTAGATCACTACGAAATTGAGTATGAAATAGATATTACCGGAGCACCTGCTGGTGGAATTCAAGACCTATCAATCCCGGTAGGTGAAAACATTGACTTTACGGGTCTAGCTTATTCAGATATAGGAATTAGTGTTGGTTGGGGCACCAGTACAGCAAATGCGCAGTCTTCAGGATTTAATATATATGGCTACATAAATTCAGGATTTGGTGATATTGTAAGGCTTAGAGCTGAAAGAATTGACGTGAATGGACCAAATGGTGAAGAAACCCCTAGGGAAGACAATTTAGGTAGCGGTGGATATGAAATGAACAGTGTATCTAACAACTGGAATTCAAATGACAAGATAAGCCTAAAAGTGACTATACCTATACAAGGTCTCAATTCACACCAAACTCTTAAAGAGCACCTAGAAGATAAGGGGATTTTATAATGGCTTTGATAAAAATACCGATAATTAATGAAGTAAAAATAGATGCAAGCCAAGTCGGTGACGTTGTAGAGTCTATGCTTACTGAAACTCAGTTTCAAGCTATAAGAGGCAGCAACTGGGTATTAATGGATGGGAGAAATGTTGCAGGTACTACTTATGCAAATATCACAGGTAATAGCACAATTCCAGATGCTAGAGGTGTTGCACTAAGAGGTAAGAACAACGGCAGATCTAATTCTACTGGAAACCAAAGTGGCGATTTAGCATTAGGCACTTATCAAGCAGATGAATTTGAATCACACGATCACATTATGAACGGTGAGTATTTTAACTCTACTGGGGCTGCTGCAGGAAACCAATACAATAATCCAAGTAAGGTATCAGGTGGGGCAGGTGCCACTAACTTTACTTTTAACAGGAATGCAATGGAATCTGAGGGCGGCAACGAAACCAGAATGCGTAACATTACCGTTAACATTTTTATAAAGGTAGACTAATATGAGCTTGACACCGAGACTGGATAAATTAGATCAAAACCTGCTAATTAATGGCAACTTCGCCTTTAATCAAAGAGGCGATGATACGAATGTAGACGACAATAGGTATGTATTGGATCGCTGGATTATTCAAAGAGAGAGTGCAGCTTCAACTATTTTAGAGGTTACACAAGAAAGCGGTGATGTACCATTAAATTCTAATAGTAGACATTCAATGAAAGTAAATGTTGGCACTGCATCTGGCGCACCGGCAATAGCAGCTAGAAGAGTTAAGCTTTCTCAATATGTTGAAGGACATATGATGCCTCAAGTAATAGGTAAAAGAGCTAAGTTAAGATTTTGGGTTAAGTCAAATCTAGCACAGACTTTTGCCTTCGGCATAAGGTCAAACGGCTCTGGGGTGCACTATTTTTTAACAGAGTACACTATCAATGCAGCAGATACTTGGGAGTTGAAAGAAATATTACTTCCAGAGTTTGTTTCGTCTATTGATTGGCAGGCAAATACAAACAATAGAGCAGCACTTTTTGATTGGGCTTTAGATGTGGGTACAGATTTTCATGGCGCAACAAACACGGCTTTTCAACCAGGAACTGCTCAAGCTCCGACAGGCTATGACACTCAGTTCTGTGATACTTTAAATAACTACATGCAAATCGCAGATGTAGTAGTTATGCCATATGAGATTAACTCACCGGCTCCAGGTATTGAAGGGTTTACATACGCTGGTAGAAACTATATGGAAGAATTTCAGCTTTGTCAAAGATATCTATATGTTCCGTATGATCCCGAAGTAGGGTCAATACAACACATCGGTCACGGTAGAAACTTTGCGAGCAATCAGGGTAATATATCTTTAGAGTTTCCAGTAAAAATGAGAGCTGTCCCAACTTTGATTACAGGAGGAACAATTTCTGATTTTAAGGCCCATAATGGAACAGGTTCGGGTGACATTAGTATAACCAGTTTTACCCAAGGAAACACAGGGCCCTTAAGGTCGAATATAAATGTATTCGCTTCTCCAATGAATGCTGGAGGGGCCTGTACTACCAGAAGAATCCCCACAGGCACTCCAGGCTTTTTATACTTTGACGCAGAACTATAAGGAATTATTATGGCTAAAACACCAGAAATTGACTTAAGACAAGATTATCAAAGAAACTATATTATCAATGGTAATTTTGACTTTTGGCAAAGAGGAACAGGGCCTATTTCTGTATCCGGTGCGGCCAACCCTACCTATGCTGCTGATAGATTCTTTATAGCAGGTAATGGTGCTAGTGCTGTTGAAATGAATAGGTCTACAGACATACCTACAGAAGCTGAATCTAAATTTCAATCAAACTATTCCCTATTTGTAGATGTAACTACGGCAGACGCATCACCGACATCGGGAGATCGCAGGTGGATGGGATACAGAGTTGAAGGTACTGACATGCAGGGGTTACTTGGCAAAAACATATCTGTATCTTTTTGGGTAAAGGCCACTAAGGCTGGGATTAATTCTTTGGCGTTTAGAAATCAATCTACAGATAGATCATACGTAGCCGAATACACCATCAACTCTCCAAATACTTGGGAAAATAAAGTTATAACTATCCCTTTCGTAAACTCAGGATCTTGGGATGTAGATAACACATTGGGGTTGGAAATAGCATGGCCATTAATGCCGGATGCTGCGCTTGAAACATCAACCATTGGTGAGTGGCAAAGTGGGAACTTTTTAGCATCTTCAAATCAAGTAAATCACATGGACAGCACCGCTAACGAATTCAGAATCGCACAAGTTCAACTTATAGAAGGGTCTGAAGATCTTCCGTTTAGGAGAGCTGGTAGGAACATTGGTGAAGAATTTTCAATGTGCCAAAGATACTTTCAGAAAGTGGTAGGTCGTTGGTATGGAGTTGCTCCAAATACAGGTAGAACTAGAAACAATGTTACTTACGCTACCCAAATGAGGGCTATACCTACAGCAACAAAAGACGCAGCACTATCAACAAATAGCACAAGGTATCCTGCTGGAAATTCTGAAGTAGCAAACATAGATGAATCTTCAGTCATGACTCGTTGGATTCCCAACAGTACTGGTGGAAATGATGGGTGGTCTTTATTTCTTGATTTAGAAGCAGAACTTTAACCTTATACAAAATAAGTAAATGGCAAAATTAGCCAGAAGGAGAATAAAATGGCAAGAATAGCAATTGTAATGAAAGTAACACAAGGACCTTGGACTGAAGGTCAAATCGCAACATGGTATGACGCAGAAGCACCTAATCAAAAAGGATATGGTGGACCATGGGGTAACGCCTCTATGTCTGAACACGTTCAACTAGGTGAAGGTCTAGATGAGAGAAAAGTTGTTTCAGAACTAGTTCCAGATACATGGACTAAAGAGGGTGAAAGCGATGTTACTGAAGACCCAAATGATCTAGAGTGGACATTTGTTCCAGAACATTATGCACTAGTAGAGGATGCGACTAAGGCTTCTGAAGTAGACGCTGCCGACGCAGACGCTGCCGTAAGAGGTGCTTTAAGATCAGCAATGGCTCTTGGCAATCAAATTATCGAAGACTTTGCAGCAGAGAATATTGTACTTGGAATTACTGCAGATGGAATGACTGGTGATGTTTTGACAGCTATGGCACCTGTAATGGATGCACTTAGAACTGGCTCACTTCACGAGGCAATTGCAAGAGCAAAGGCAATTCCAGCAGAAGATAAAGATGTAAAATATGTTACAGATGCAAGGTTACTTGAAGCTGTAAACAGAATGGAAGAGCACTTAGGAATTGACCCTATCTCTGCAACTCTGTAGGTTACACTGTCATCTTAAGAGATTTTAAATATAAAGGTTTATACTTAATATCAAGGCTGAAATCATCAGCCTTGAATTTTTTTGAGGTCGGCTTATATATAAGGTTAGGGATTTCGTAAGTACCTTTTTTAGGATTTAGCTTGTTTGCCATCTCCTTAACGTCAGGTTCGTGATTTGGGTACACATGACAGTCCCCACCAATCCATGTAAAAGTTCCAGGCTTTCTCCCAGACCGATGGGATAAATAAAGCATAAGAGCCCAGTACTGAATCCAATTATGCGGTACACCGAGAACCATATCACAACTTCTTTGATACATAGTAAGGTGAACAGAGTCGTTGGACGGCTCTACAAAGGCTTGTATCACGGTACCATGGCAATTTGTAATCGGAGTATTTGCATCCAACATGTCTGCAGTGTTCCACGTGGTAATTACGTTTCTGCGACTTCCAGGGTCATTGGTTAAAGTATCAATCATATATTCAACTTGATCTACGCTGTTGCTAATGCCAAAGAAATTTCTGAGCTGTCTTGAGTAGTTATTTGGGATAAACCCGTCATTATCAGCCCAAGGCTTCCACCAGCTATGTACTTTCTTATCCAAGTCATTGATATTGTTACTGCCAGATAAAAACCACTCAAACTCTCTAAGTGCATTTTTCCAAGCAGTTCTTCTGACAGTTACAAGTGGAGTCTGGGTAAAAGTTACCATAGAGTTTAAAAGACGCTTTGTTGTTGCGTTTCTCGTTTGAACTTCAGAGCCAACTTTTACGATTGAGTTCAGGTGGTGCATGAAGATCTGATCAACGGGGTTAGACCGTCTCATCGTAGAGTTAATACTACCCATTAGAAACCTCAGTCAAGTCGCCTTCTAAAGAAAAGCTGAAGTAAACACCTGCAGTTGTTTCGATAAACAAGGTGTCTTTTTCTTCATTGTCTAGCTCTTCGAAGTCGATCTCCGCTTTTTCCAGTAAATTTCTAATAACCTCTAGGTCTGTAGATACTACTGCACTCATACCCTATCCTCCTTTAAAATAGATTGAATCGCCTCTTGCGTAACTTTTCTTGTTTGTCCTAAACTAATTCTAATAGTTTCATGATCTAACTGTGTATATATTACACCAGCATTCTTTAAAATATCAAGTGCTTTAGAGTCTGGCTTTACACACCAAAACATACCTACATTTGGTATCTCTTGACCATCGAATAAGTGCATAATTTCCTGCATATCTTCCTTGTTATCTGCCAAGGCGTAGTGTCCACGTCTGATAAACTGATCTAAGTCTATGGTGCTAAGAATATTCATCACTAAGAGCTGGCTAGGCTGCGATATGGTCACCGTATCGGCCCTTAAGACGGTGCTAACTTCACCGTATAGGTTATCACTATTAGTGGCAAACCACCCAATACGAGCCCCAGGAATACCTAAGAGCTTGCTTGTAGAGCCTATCATGGCATCGTGCTTTGGATACTTGTTTAAGTCTGCGTTGTAAATCTTACTGTGATAAACAGCGTCCCAATAAACAATCCCACTATCCTTTGTGCTTTGATTACCCATGGGGTTACCAGGAGAATCAATCAGATAAAATATCTTATCGTTTTTTTCCATGTCGGACATTAAGGGACCGTTTTTAACACGCATGAGGTTTGAATACTTAACCATGTTGTCATAGAGTGGGTAGCCATACTTGTTCATCCCAACCCACCCGTAACCTTCTTCTTTGGAGTATCTGAAAACACAGTTAATAGCGTGAGTGGCTCCAGCAGTAATTAATACATGTTTATACTCAAATCCAGTGGTGGTCTTAATTACGTCTTTAATTTGATCTTGTAAGACTTTAAAGCCTTCAGTAGAGCCGTAATCTAAGTGTCCTGTGTCTGGTCCCATAATCACAGGTCCAACCATACTTCCCATTAGCTCCATTAAAAAGTAAGGATTACCCCAGCCCAGATCAAAGGTCTTTTTCTTGTCCACTCGCCTTCTCCTTCATCTCTTTAACGACAACATCCACCTCTCTTAAGTGAAACTGCTTCTTAATGTCAAAGATCTTTTCAACCAACTCTTCCATAGCCTCGTTTGTCATATCATGAGCCTTAGCAAGGTCAGCTACCTTTTCGTTCCTGTAAGTCTTATACCTTTTGTCCCTGTCGAGATCAGATAACATCTGTCTTAAAACATGCGGTACTATGTAATCTTTCCACTCAGGAACCCAACCTGTTTTTTTACAAACCTTAACCATCTTGCCAGCTATCGGCAAATCAATCCACTCGTGCAAGTCACCATTCTTTATCATTTCATCGCGCTTTTTATTTAACTCATTATACGTGGCTTTAGCTTGCATTTGAATTTGAAACATTTTCAAAGCAACAATAGATCTCTTTAAGAAGAAGAAAAACATGTAGAAGAGAAAGCCCATCATGGCTGCAGACATTAAAATTAAACTAGTAAGTTCGTCCATTATACCACCTCGTCAATTACGCCATGCTCTAAGCACTCATCTGCAAACAAGAAATGGTCTAGGTGTTTTCCAAACTCAAGCCAAAATTCCTTAGGCTTATTGCTCATCTCACCCATCCACTTAGCCCACAACTCTTCTTCCCTATCAGCTTGACCTACGTAGTTCTTAATTTCTGAATGTCTACCACCCACGTCGTAGCTAGACTCATGGTGCATGAAGGTCGCATATTCACTCATTTTCCTAGCATCACCACAGGCTAGAATAATAGTAGCTGCAGACATAATACAACCATACCCTACAGTGGTAATGTAGCACTTTGAACTTTTCAACCTACCAACAATAGCCAGGGCTTCGTATACAGACCCACCTTCTGAGAAAATCTTAATCGTAACACCTTTTTTACTACCACGCTCAAACTCACTCATGGCGGCATCTATAATGTCAAACATTGGATACTCGATAGGTCCAGTCAGTGTGATAGTTCTATCTTTAAAGTTCACACCTCTGTCAAATAGATATTCAAGATGCATAGCGGTTTGAGACAGCTTAGTATCTGTAGCCTTGACAGCAGAAAATACGTTAGAGTTCCTTTGCGGATTTGGTCGTTTTGTTTTATGTTTCATATTCACCTGTCTTTATACGCTGATCTAATGCAGTTAAGTAGTTCGCTTTTTTTGAAATCATTAGACTCAACAAAATACTTATCACATATACCTTCAGCAGTTTCTGGGCTTACTCCGTTAAGAGCCATAAAGCTCGCAACACTAAACCAAGACTCGTTTCTGTTTTCCTGAACCCCTTCTCTTAGTCTTTGTAATTTTTTTATAACAGAAATGGGGAGTTCAGATTCCCCAATTAGTTTATCATACTCTTTTATCTTCGGTTTTGCAATAACTGGTTTTTTATCAATATGCTGAGCTAGCCAGTTGTTTACGTCATCTTGTGTCACTCTACCACCTATTTCTATAAGAGCTTGCATCATAGCTTTACCATTTTTTCTACGATTACCTGGAAATCTTACACCTCTAGATGGAGTCTTATTTTGCTGATCTGCCATCTTAAGTACATTTAATATCCATTGATTCACAAAGCGCCATACGTTTTCACCATAGTCTTGATCTACCGCAATTACAAAGTGAACAGACTTATTGCCTGAAAACACACACGCAGAGTAGGGTATCCCACTATCCTTTATATACTTAACCTGCTCTATAGCCTCACCCTCGTCAAGCTCGATCATAAAATTACGATGAGCTGTGACGTTAGAGTCTCTTTTGTATCCGTTTATAGGGTTAATACCTACAAGTTGAATATCAGTCTCTGAGATCACAAAGGCTTTCTCAGGAGTTTGTAGGGGTATCCTTTCACCTATCTCATGCTGCTCAATACTGTGAGCACCATACGAACCACTGGTGACACAGATTGTCTCACCAGGATTATACAGTAGGTTTAAGAATTGCTGTTGTTGTTCTGTCATAGTTTTATAGTTTTCTTATATTCCTTAATTTGCTTTTCGTTTGCCTTTTGCTTCATAAGGGTGATAAAAGTCAGCGCGATATCAGACTTAAGCCTGTCGTGGTCTGGAAACATTTGAAGGAGATCTGGCCTTGATGCTTGAAAGGCTTCCTTGAAGATAATCTTAGAGTGTCTCTTTGCAGCTCTCATGGCAAGGGAAGATCCTTTTCTGACCTCTTCGTACAAGCTCAGTCCAAACCAGAGTCTAAAGTGAATGCGAGATAGTAGGAAATACAAAGCTTGATTATCCCACTCTCGTACAATATTTTTTTGCATCTTATGGATGGTCTTTAGTAAAAACCTCTTAACAAAGCCGAACTCAGAAAGTTTGCGCTTAACTTTAGTCATTTTAGTTACCTGGTTTGACATCTTTGAGTAACTCCCTTTGTGCGAGTTCAGCTTTTGCCATCTGAACCTCTTGTTTAAATTTCTCATCGTATATGACGTATTTACCTTTTGAAAATCCTACAGTAATAGTGGCACCATTGTGCTCACTCCACCTTGTCTTGTGAGTGATAAAATCAGTCGCTCTAGCCTCGTAGTTAGGCCTAGCTTCCATAATGCATGTGGCAGGCTTCGTTATAGTCTTACGTCCTTCAAAGCGATCCTCGTAAGCCAGACCCTCTTTACTGTCAGGCTTGAGCTGCCCCATTAAAACTATAGGTGGACACTTCTTCTTTTTTGAAACATTTTCAATATAGTAGTAGAATTTTTCTTGAACCTGCCATGTAGGGGCATCAGCCATCTCAGATGACTGATTTACTTTTTGAGCATAGTCAATCAGGATTACATCAAAATTACCCTCGTCAGTCGCATTTTCTAGGTATCCACACATGGTCTCTAAAACACTCATTCCACCAGTGGACTTTGTATGCTCATCGTCGATTACAATCATTCCCTTATTAGCAAGGATTTTAATGTGCTCATTATACATGTCTCTATCTTCTGGAGTCATATTCCTATGGTCAGAGTATGACTTGTCCTTAATCAAAGCAGTAACCCTGTTGTACACGTCAGCACGCCTTTCCTCGTTTGACAATATCAAAACTCTCTTATTATCTAGGAGGCACTTCCAGGCAATGTTAGCCGTGGAGGTAGACTTACCCTTACCAGTACGAGCCCCTATGAGAATAACTTGGTTGGGCATGAAAGGTACAATCCCGTCAAAACTATCGTTAATGAAGTTCATTGACTCTTCACGAGCAGAGTCTAGGTATTGAGTATTGTGATCGACAGTTTCGTTTACATATTTTTCAACGTCAAAATTGAAGTCAGCATTACGAGCCCTTTTGCTCATTTCCTTTTGCTGCTCCATCATGCGGTATTGAGAGTCTAACTTGTGTTTCTTAATCTCAAAGCTTTTACGATTATATTCAGCCTCTTCAATCTTTTGAGATTCGATAAGGTCATCAACACCGGCTAAAATATCTTTTACGTCGTCTTTAAGACTCTCGTTGCTTATCTTCAAAATAATCCCTCATGTCTTCTTTTAAATCTTCACGAGTATAACTGTCAGGGTGACTCTCGGAAATAGAAAGAATGTAAGGGTCGTACTCTTTGACCTTCTTACTTTTTTCTTGTTTCACTACAACTGTGAAGATAGATTCTACACTGGCCCCTACTAGCTTATTTAGGTACAGATTCACCTCATCATCTGCAGGTAATTCACCCACCCTTACTGCGTTCTTAAAAACTTCAATATTAACACTCTCAATGGTACTTAGCTTTCTTCGAATAGAAGTAAGGGTAGTTAAGAGAAGCATGTGTCTCTCATAAATCGAGCGACCTTGAAACTTCTCTGTAAGCTCTTTTTGTTTGGGTGATAGATCCATGTGTTACATCATACCATAAAATTATTAGTTCGTAACATCTTTTTTGCGAGTGCAACTTGTTCATTATATCCGGTTTTACCTTCGTAATTATCTATGAACTTTTGCAGTGTAATTTTTTTACCTCGACCAGACATTTTATTAAATCTACTTTTAAAGTGACTTATCTCCTGCTCTTCTTCGATTGCAATAATTCTAGACTCAGGGTCTTTCAGATCATCGCTCATCTGATACTCTACAATATCCTCATAGTCACTCTTAGAGATGCCTTGCGTAAGTATTTCAATTTTGAATATTTTAAAGCCATCATCGTCTACAGTCTGCTGTTCACCAAGAGTTCTCGCACGCTTCATTGACTCTTTAAATTCTTTTTTAGTTACAACTCTGTAGCCGTAGTGACCAGGTCTTGCCATAATCTCTTCTTCACTGGCTGGACGTGAGTCTGGGGTAAAGGCAAAGGTTCCATACCGATCTCTACCGCACACGATGTCGCGAGATTTACGGGCACACACAGCAGCACAGTGAAGTAGCTTTTGTCTGATAAATGTAATCATCTGGTTTTGCTCGGCTTTTTTAAAGTCTTCAGCCTTAGGCTCTGCACCTTTATTCATTCGCTTGAAGTACTTAGTAAACTTTTCTCTTTGTTCTTCTTTGTTTCGAATACTATATAGATTCATATAGGCAAGGGCGTACATTGAGGAGATGGACTTAATATCCTCTTCATCTAAGCCAGCCTTGGCAAAATTGTACCGTAACTTGTCATACATGATATGTCCGGTAATTTCTATAATGTGCTTGAATTCTTTTAGGTATTCGCCTTTAAGCGGTCCTGCACGAGAGATGTAATCATGTCTTATGCAAAGCAGTTCAAAGTCGTCTTTATAATTCTTCCTCACCTACGCTCCATTTGTTTAAAATAATAATATAGCACCGTCCTCGTCTATTTCCAATCCATGAGGGGTTATAGCGTCAGACAATTCCATATTGCTTTCATCGTCTGTATCTGCGTTTTTAATATCATATTTAATACTTACCTCGGTGTAGTCGTCTTTAACCTTATCATAGTACTCAATATCCAAAGTAATTTTTTGGTCTGGGAGAATGGGTGTAAAACTCTTAATTCCCCATTCTTTAGTCTCAATGTGCATTTCCCACTTAACTTTTACATCTGCAATACTTTCAATGTCAATCCACTCAACACCTATTAAGTCGGCAATCCCATCAGACCAAGAATCAATCTCAACTTCCGTCGTAAATTTTAAAACCATTTTTCTCTCCCTCTGTAAAACAAGCGAACAAACCCTTATCTGTCCACTTCCCACCTGATTTAATAGTACAATTAACCATGTACATTGCGCAAGCTTCTTTTTCAGAATTGGTAGTATTTTCCATAAAACAAAGTTTAGCTATGGATTCTACTAGAATTTTCTCTTGTTCAGCTTGTGCAAATGACATTAAAAGTGTAAATAATATATACATAATTCCCTCATTGAAAATGGCAGGCCCTAAGACCTGCCCTTACAAAAAACTTTTAGAGTATTAATTATCCTACCATCTTAATTGCTGTGTCAAGAGCTTTTTGGTTTAAGACCGAAGAGTCACCAAACCACATCTTGTCTAGTCTAGCTTGAGCATCATCGCCACGCTCATACCCTAGGTATTCATTGACCGCGTTGTAGGCTGCCCAGTAAGTACCACGTACACCTGGAAGCTGTGCTCCACGTCCAGTCTCGAAGAGATTCAAGACTTTAGGAAGAACGTCACGAGCTGGTCTTTTACCTTCTTTTTCCATTTGCTCATACTTAGGTCCTACAAAGATAAGTTTTACATATTTTTCAAGATCAGCTTGGTTAATGTCAGTTTGAGCAAGCTTTCTATATTGATCAGCATTTGCTTCAAAAGTCTGATTAGCAAGATTCATAATGTCAGCTACTTGAGACAAGTTTTCGTTCAAGTTTTTAGTGTGCTTAAGTCTAATCAAAGATGACTTTGAGTGGCTGTGAGCAAAACTTAGAGTGTTATTACATACAACTCTAATTGGTGTAAAACCAGCACGTACACTCATAGTTCCATCATGACTGTTTGAGAGAAGAATGAACTTTTCTACTTCATCACCCTTAACAATTTCTGAAGGTGCTTTGTTAATCTTAGCCAAAACCCAAACACGCTTACCTTGGCGAAGAGCGCCTGCAGTATTAAGAGTTGCAGCGTTGTTCTCAAGGAATGGGTTAAAGAAGTTAAAAGCATCGATATTCTGTAAAGGCTGGTAGTTAGCCCCAACAACACCAAGAATTGATTGGTCAGTTCCTCTAACAACAGCTTTGTTAGGAGCTTTTTGACCGTCAGCTAAAAACAGCTCTTTCATCTCTACTTTCCAGTTGAGATTTGCTGCTACAATAGCTTCTTCAATTGAAGGAGTGCCCTCAACTTTTTGTCCACAACCGTGCCAAGGTGTGTCTCCTACGTAAAACATTGAAGCTTGACCTTTTTCGTTTATTTCTAATTCGTGAGCCATAATTTCCTCCGTTATTGGTTGGTATATTCTTATACTAGTACAAGTTCTTACGTAAGTCAAGAAAAAAGTACAAGAAAATGCGAAGCCTCAAAATGAGACTCCGCTGGCCATAAGGAGGTGGCATTTTTACGAATCAGTAGATCCGTAAATCTTTGAAATTAGGTCACTTTTTAACTTCTCGTCGTCACGAATGGCTGCGGCAACGGCTTTCTTGCCCTTAAACGTCTGTTCACCTATCTTCCATGTTAGGTTGTTTACACGCTCAATCAGTCCTAGATTACCAGCCAATACCATGACTTCTTCTTCTGTATTAATAATGCCCTTGTTGTAATCGAAGGTAATTTGCCCAGTCCTTCCGGCAACACCACGAGAACTCTCAGACATCTGCACGTATATTTTATGCGCAGTTACTTCTTTTTTGTCTTTAAAATCCTTCACGTCAGCTTCAAACTTTTCACCAGTAATTGAAGTGTGAGTATCAGCTCTGTTGTTGTTACGAGTTACTTTCATGTAATACTCATAAGTGTGCTTTTGATGCCAACCACCAGCCATCTTCTCTTTTGGACCGTACATGCCAGCGTCAAGGTTTCCACGCACGTGCGCGGTTGAAATAAGTGCAATTCTATTTCTTCTTAAGAAAGGCATAATTGCAGTCAAACCTTTTTGGATAGTCATAGCGTGATCACCCATTTGGTGATCAGTAACTGAGTTTGCATTACCAGCCTTTACACCTTGAATGCCTTGAAGTGAATCGATGATGATTAGTTTTAACTTCATACCATCTTCAACCATTGGCTGAATGTCTTTAAGTATAGAGTCAAAGATCTCATCAGGTCTATTGGTGTTAAAAGCCATATACCTGTCTGGGTCTATATTCCAGTGTGAGTCTTCAGTCCCAACAGATCTCATCTCAGTATCATACTTGATAGCCACTGCTTCTGGGTCCATTGCGTGCAGTCCTTGCACAAATGCATTGGTAACAATTGACTTACCAGCCTTAGGTGGTCCCCACAAGAGTAGGAATTCTTGAAACGGTAGTCCAGGGCTTTTACTGAAAGTCCAGTTAAGACTTGGAGACACCGTTTGAATAAAGTTGCCTGGAGCGTATGGGTCATACTCTCTATCAACTGCACCATCAAGCTTGCTAAGTTGCTTCATCCATTTATTCGCCATTTATTCTCCTTCAACTTCTTCAGCGCCGTAGTCTGCTTGACTCTCGGCACCTTCTCTCCAATTTTGATACGCTTCTTCTTCTGCATCTTCAAGCGTATCAGCTTCTATTGTCTCTTCGTGGACTCCGTATCCATAATCCCAATGTATTTTATACTTGGGCATGGTTTATCCGAAGATATTGTTAGACGGTGCCGCTTCCACTTCAGAGCTTTCTGTATTAGGGTTGCTCCCAATCATTTGCTCTGTATAGCTAGGCTCATTGTACCTTGTACTGTCGAGTGTCTCTGTAGTATTTTCACTGTTATATCTGTTTACGTGGTTGTATACAGTTTTAACAGAAACACCTAGAAGACCAGCAGCTTTTGCCTTGCTTCCGCCAGCCGCATCGATAGCCGCCAACACGTGATTCTTTACAATTTCTTCCAAGGTTGGAAATTTTTCGTCTTGCATTTTACTACTCCTTAGTATTTATTTGGATTAATTCCACTTCTAATTACGATATCCATAGACTTTCTCATATACCTACAGACGTTTTCAAACACTTTAATCTTGCCTTCCATGAGAGACTCCAATGCTTTAAGTTGATTCATTCTTTCAATAGCTTCGACATAATCTGTCTGTCGCTCTAAAAATGCCTCACGGTTGGTCGCATTGTCGTTTAGCTTACTCTCTTTAATAAAGGCAGGGTATTCGTCAAGAATATAAATAGACTTCACCTGTCTAATACGGCGATCAGCCTGGGTAATCTCATAGCCAATCGCTGCCAAGTTTTTCTTAGCCTCTCTGTATCCTTCGTTGAAGATGAATTCTAGCTCTGTATAAGTAGCAGGGTTTACAACCTTTGCTTCTAAAAGCCTTTCTTCACCTTCTCGAATCTTTCCCATATCAATATCAATTGCTGGACGATTCTGTGATGGTGGAATCGTCAGCTTAGATTGATCGGTAAAGTTTACAGGGAGATTACTGTCCATTAGGTTCTGCTCCAATTGACGCTAAGAAGTCCTCGTTAGACATTGAAGATCCTGGTGCCGGAGTTGCCGCAGCCGGTGCAGGAGTCTCTGTAGGCGTTGAATCTGCCTCCTGAGTTCCTAGATCAGCAGATGTCGCAGTCGTCTGAGAGAGTTCTTCTTGAGCACTAGGTGCTGAAGTGGAAAGATCTCCAAGATCTACCTGAGTATTTGGTGCTGTATTTGTCGGTGCAGGTGTGCTTGCACTTTTTACAACATCTTCTACAGAAGCAGGTTTTGACTTATCACCTTTGTACTTAGCGATAATGCGATCTAAATCTTCAGGCCCACCGTTTACGATTTCAGAGATTTCTTCTGAAGTCGGTGCAGGATACATGTTATTAAGCTCAAAAGCTTCAGCATCAAGGCGTGAGATAAACCCAGCATCCATTGTGTGAGATACTTCCTGCTCAATCAACATAGTCTGACCGTTGACGTTTGCCTGTACTTTTTGCTTGTAAAGATCGACTTTATAAATTGTATCGCGACCTTTTCCAGTACGATAGAAGTTAATGTAAAGACCGTTCTCTATTGCAAGAGGGTTCTTAGCTTCTTTTTCTCGAAGTGACTTGATAATATCGTCAAGTTGAAGTTTGGCTTTGTGTCCAATCTTAAGAAGACCGATTTCACCATTAAGGTTTACAGCATTTACATAGTGCTTACCTTCGATGTTAAATCTCATAGACAACTCACGAACTTGCTTAACTTGCTCTTGAGTGGCTTGTCCAGCCTTAAATTTATCTACAATATCAGATTGAGCTTTTCTAAGCTGCTCAACACGCTGATACGCTGCAGACTCAACTTCAACCATTTTAGTCTCGCGATTTACAACTCTGCAATCTTGAAAGAGCTTCATGCGTCCTTCAGAATTCTTATAACCCCAGCAAACTTTATAATACTTGGACCAGATGCCCTTGTCTGCCAACTCACCAAGTGCTGGAAGGATACGGTAAACATTGTCACCATCTTCCATCTTGAAGAATTTCTTACTACTACCTAACTTTGCTTCTCCTACTTTCATTCTAAACTCCTTGCATATTTTTTTTGATTCGGACTAATGTTTCCTCTACGGATTTTTTCGTCACTTTAGTTATACTATTTATAGACTTGTTTGTCAAACTTTCATTTTCTGTTTTACCAGCAGTAATTAAAAATAGGTTTTTTGTAATTCTTGCAAGACCTCCGATTAATTCTTGGGTTAGGGTTTCATCTTCTGTGTAAAGTACGATAGGAACAACTTTCCCAGCGTAGTCTTGGTTGACTGATTGAATAGAGACTTTTTCGATAGCATCAAGACCAACGACTTCTGAGCCTACCTTTTCATTGATAGCTCTTTTGGTCATGTCTAAAGCTGCCTCTTCTGAAGCGATTAGCCTCTTATACTTAGCTTCAAAATAAAGGGGTTGGTAACTTGTAATATCTACCTCTACCGCTCTGTCTTCGAACCTTGCTGCCAAGTGCTCAAAGAACTCTCTTGAGGCGTTTTTATTCATGTAAATTCGACTAGGTACTTTTTCTAAAATACTAGAGTAAAAATCATCGGCTTGAAAAGAAAAGCAGTCGAAATACTTAGTTGCGCTCTTAGCAAACTTTTCACCCTCAGGACCCGATGCGATCATAAAAAGAGCGTTAGCCATAATCTCTTTTCTGTAATCCATATATAGAGATTTAAGTTGCTCTTTAGCTTGAGAGATTTTACCAAGTCTAACTCTACGAGTGTTTACATCTGTACCTGGATCTTGTTCAGCCACAGCCTTGGTTTTCTTAATCTGCTCCATTACGTTTTGTATACCGCTCATCTTGACTTTCTCCTATTCCTAAATAGTGTAATACTTTTTCGTCAGTATTTAATTTATTTCTAGCTTGCTCCATCATGTTAACACCCATGATGTTATTTTTAAACTGCTTTTCAATCTTAAATCTTTTGTCGTATTCAACATTTAAAAACAGTTTCTCTTCATCAGAGGAAATTGACACCTTATGTATCAACATTTCACTCATGTCATGTGCCTCTATCAATCTCTTATACCCTGCCATATACCATCACTTCTTCCAGTTTCTAATAATTTTTGCCGTAACCTTCGGTGTAGCTTGACTCGTCCCTGTCATATACCCTGCCTGATTATTGGGTAATATAGAAAGGACTTCTGTGCCATCTTCGAAAAAACTAAATGCAGCCCCGTAGTTAGAGGTTTCATGTCTCTCATATCTTTTTTTAACTACAGACCTACCGTCTCTTTGTAACTTTCTTTCTTCTATTAAGTCATAATTCATAACTGCAATTATTCTAGGGTCATAGGATGCTGGGTAATATCCAACTGCCTCATCTTGAATTTTAAACAAATGCTTATTCATGTAGTTAATTTTACTCTTATAGACCGTATATCCATTGTCTGCAGTGTACTGGTACAAAGTCTTGGCACTTATAACATGACTGTCTACCTTCGTACTCTCATTGCCTGCAGCCGCTACAACAACTATCCCTTGATCAAGGGCACGCTTTACAGCTACGTATTCAGGGTAGAAAAACTCTGTACCACCGGCGCTATAATTTATGATATCAACACCTAGAGAGGTAACGTAATTAAAAGCTTCAACAGTTGCCCTTACTTGTTCTGGACCGTACAGCCCTTTGCGGTAAGTTTTTACAACTATAATGCAATAGTCTATATCTTTTGATAGCTGAGCGATAATACCGGCTACGTGTGTACCGTGCCCGTGATTGTCATAGATAGTCCCTGACTTAGTAAAATCCTTGTGACCTTTAGGGCAAAGCTTAGGTCTTACAAGGCCGCTTCCTGCTTTTTTCCATTTTGATTTAAAGTCAAAGCCAGTATCCAGAACGGCTACCTTAATAGTAGTAGAACTCACCTTAGGAGGCGAGGAGGTCTGCTGAGCTTCCGATAGGGGGAAGGTTAGGAAGCCCAGCGACAATATGAATGCTAAAATCTTAATAGTCTTTTTCATAATTATAGTAGTAGTCTGCACTTGCAGATTCCTTTACAGAGTCTATGATAAAAGGTTCAATGTCAAGTGAAGAAATTTCAAGAAACATTTTTTTCGCCAACTCTATGTCAAATTTACACTTAGCGTAAAGCTTACCTACAACCGTGCGAGCAATTCTTTCGCTGTTGTCAAACCTAGAGCCGCGCATAATCATTAATCGGTGATCTACTTCACCATCAGCAAGTTCTATGATATTTTCCTTCATGAAATCAATCTTACCCTTAAGAAGAGTAAGCTTGTCTTGATCGAATTGTGTAATGTCTACAGAAACCATTGAAACCTCCCTATACACTTATTACAACACAAGGTGGTGGGCAAGTCAAGATAAAATTGTAGGTTCTTCAATAAAAGTGTTTTGGATGTTTGTGTAGGACTTCCCTGGTTTTTTACTGTATAAAAAATAGACAATTGCACCTTTCTTTAACGCTGGGTCGTAGTCTAACTTACCTGATTCGAAGTTAGGCCATATTACTTTTTCAGACACATAGCCCGAAGAATCTATAATCATTTTAAAGGCTTGGCGCTCACCGCCCTTATACGTAAACACATCTGTATCCATAATGTAGCCAGGAGTCACAAAGTAGACTTCTTTGCTCAGGTCAGCATTGTCGATGCGCTGAAGGTGTTCTCCGTCCAATAATCTATACTCAGCAACACCATTGGTCAATGTCATTCCATTGCCATTTGTGATGATTTTCATACTTGAGCTAGCTTTTAGAGACTTAATCAGATCTAAGTTCATAGTCGGAAAAACTGATTTTTTTATTTGAAAGGCCTTTTTCGAATTAATACCTATAAAGTCTTCTGGGACCTCGGCTGGCTTTGGACCTTTTTTCTTCAACCTTTCAATTTGACCAGTGATAGATTTGCGCTTCTTTTCAAATTCTCCAGCCTCATGGTTTTCCATTAGGTCACGCAGTGCTTGGTGTTTTTCTGAAAGTTTATTTTCAAAAGCGACTCTTTGTACCGCTTCTTCATAGAGGTTTAGCTTGGTTAGGTCTGCCAGTCCAGGTTCAAATAAAGAGTCTAGTGCCCCTACATATATGAGCTTCCTAGAGAGTGCGGGTCCACAAACTTTCTTCTTTACAAAATCATCTAAATTAACATAGGGTCTTTTAGATATAATCTTCTCAGCATAGCTAGTTCCTAAGCCACTGATAACAGAAAGCTTATTGCGAATCTTGCCTATGTCGTAGTCAATCTCCATTTGTTCTGTTGAAGTATTAACGTCTGGTGGTAAAACCATATCTTTAACATACTTGTAGAATACTTCGTTAATCTCTTTATCATCGGCGTTTGATAGTACAGCAGCCCACCACTCAAGTGGATAGTGATACTTTAAGAAGGCACATGCGTATGAGATAACAGAGTATGCAACGGCATGGGACTTGTTGAAACCATATCTGGCAAAAGTCTCCATCATATCCCAGATTTGCTCTGCTGTTGCGGCGTCAACTTTCTTAGAAGCCCCTTCAATAAACACAGGTTTTAATGAGTCAATTAGCTTCTTTTTCTTCTTACCCACAGCGATTCGCACGTTTTCTGCGTCGATTACGTTCATACCGGCTAATTCTTTAGCAAGCTTTGTAACCTGCTCTTGAAAAACCAGTACTCCATAGGTCTCTGGTAACATTTCATCTAGTATTGGAAGTTCACCCTTTGACTCTCCACGTTTACGATATGCATATTCTTGTGCCATGTTTCTACCAGTTGCTTCATCAATAAAATCTAATGGTCCTGGTCTCCCTAACGATGTGATGACAGCACAATCTATGACCGATTCAGGCATGATGTCTTGAACAAGTGGGGTAGCAGTTACTGAATTTAGCTGAAAAACAGTCTCAGTCTTGCCTTCCCATAGCATTTTGAATACATTTTCGTCTACAGGTAGGTCCCATGCATACGTCTTCTCCCCATTATGTGTGAAATATCCCGTAGGCATCTCTGTGTCTTTGTTCTTTTTATTGAGGTATTTTAGGCAAAGGTTTACATCTTTTAACGCTGCAACAACTAAGAAGTCATACTTAATTAGACCTGCGGCCTCACAGTCTTTATGTGTCGGCTGGGTTACACGTCTAACGCCGCCCACTTCCATAATCGGAACTGTTTCTTCAATATCTGCGTCTGAGATTACATATGCACAAGCATGTCTTGAGTCCTGTCTGGATAAAGAAAGTGCACGTTTTACAATATTCCACTCATCAGGTCTATCTTCAGAGTACTTCTTTAAGTCTGGGTTGATGTCAATCAGACCATCAACGTGTGCGCCGTCTTTTTCGTATCCGAAAACAAAGTCTTGATCACTCACTCCTTGAGGCGTATTAGGTAGAGACTTTGACAAGGCTTGTATTTCAGGCTCTAGAGTTCCACCGTTCATAAACCTATTAGCATCAAGAATGGCTGATTTAATTCGTAACAAGGTTCTAGTGGAGACTTGAGCTGCTTTTTTGCCGTACTTATTAAATAGGTAGCCAGAATTATTATCCTTACCTACAAGTGGTATTCGAGACTCTAAGTCACAATCGATATCTGGCAAGTTACCAGACTGAACACGGTCAATGGTTAAGAATCTTGAAGATGATAGTCCGTATTTGATAGGGTCAACGTGAGTAATACCGATTAGGTAGGAGATTAAAAAACCACCTGCAGAACCACGAGCAGGGCCTGTTAAGTGACCGTTTTTAGCGTAGAAATCATAAATGTCTGTAATAGGAAGGAAGTATGGGATTAGATCAATAATGCCGTTCTTAGTAAGTAGCTCAAACTCTTCTCTAAATTGAGTTACATACCTTTCATCGTCCCACTTCATTCTACCCATCTCTTTAATTCGAGCCACTAGTAGTTTTTGCGGGTCACCTTCAGGTATAGGAAGTCTGTAGTCATAGTCGAGACTAAAGTCTTTAAAGCTCTCAGCCCACAACTCAGAGTTTTTAATTAAGTGATCAGGGTCTTCCCCTAAAGATCTGATGTAATCAACAACTTCAGACTCTTGAGTTGATCTGATATGTTGGGCTTGGTAGATACGCTTTTCATCCCCTAGCTTCATATCCTGTACGACCTTATCACCAGGGTCACTGTAAAAAGCATAGTTATTAATTAAGAGGAATCTGTACATTTGGTGTTGGTGCGCCATTTCAATAATAAATTTATTAGCTTCCGTTTGTACGTCTCGCATCTCTTGAAACTTGCTTGTAACTTCTACATTAGATATGTCTTGAAACTCTTCTTTAATTTGATAGCGAATATTATTAACATACACAGCCTTGAGCTGTTTATGACCACGCTTTGATAGTTCGTTGGCTCTTGAGTTATTCCACTTGTTAGTTTCCACACGATTTAGGGCTGGTATCTCAATATCGACACCGCCAGCCTGCAGCTTCATTACGTTCTGCCAATACTTGTCTTGTTGATATGGAATAATGGAAGGCCAATATCTCCCTGAGGGAAACATTTGAGTTAGCTTTTTAAAATAAGCTTCGGCAACGTCTCTTCTGTCTACTAGTAAGTGCTTAGTTACGATATCTTCAACATCTGCTGTTGTAAGAGTTACATTAAGGGTCGATAGATATTCCAGGTCTTTCCAGTTGTGCAGGTTGAACATTTCACCATTCACCTCTACCTGCGGCCTGTCGGTCTCTGAGACGAGTTTTACGAGTGCCTGGTATGCTGGCTGGTCCACAGCGTGAACGATGAATTTGGAGTACCTGAAGGCTTCTGAGGGTGTACCCTGAGCAAGGTTACACGTAGGGTCTTTAAAATAAAGCTCAACCCCTGCTATAAATTTTACATCATTTTTCTTAGCGTAGTTATAACCTCTAATTATTGACTTTAGGTGACCAGTATCGGTGCACGCAAAATAATTAACACCAAGACTGACTGTCTTGTCGATCATAGACTCAATAGTTGAGCCTGATAGGTGTGATTCTGGGTGGTTTACTGGACTAATGTAGCTCATTGACTCTCGATGATTTTGAGAAGGTTGTTTTCAGACGTTTGATTAATCAATACGTCTTTTTTTACCTGCGTAATAAGTTCACGCATTTTGCGGTAAACTTGAATATTCATTTTAACATCACCCATGGCATTATGGGCATCTATTTCAGGAATATTGAAATAATCAGCAAGTCCTGTTAGTCTGGTATTCATACTCTTGGGTAAGATACCTACGTCTTGTAAAAATGTGGTGACGTTTGTTGTGTCTAATTGGTGGTAATGGATTAGCTTGTCCCATGTTTCTTTAGGCATAAGTTGGTGCCAGATAAAGCGATTATCAAAGTCAATGTTGTGTCCACAAGGTCTAAAGTGCTTTCTCTTACCCTTTATCTTGTGTTTTTCTAAAAAAGCTAATAACTTAGCCTGACCTTCCTTGTACGTGAGTGTAGCGGGGTCATTTAAGTGTTCTTGTAAATTAATCCCGTTAATCTTTAGGGCCTCTACATCTACACTTAGATCTTTTAAATCTGCAGGTTTTAGTTGCAAATAAAGTGAGTCGATTGTTTTTAAATTTTCATCGCACACGTCGAAGTACGCTGTAAGCAAAGATTGCTTGTCGTGGTATAAGCCACCTGTCTCACAGTCATAAAACATTAACCACATAGTTACCTCCTGTTTCACAAACAAAATAATAATCTTTATAAGTGTACCACAAAATTAAGGATAAAAAATGAGTAAATATTACATTTATTACCACAGAGATCCCCGACCAGAACATAAGGGTTGGAAGCGATATATTGGTAAGGGTAGTGGTAGCAGAGCTTTTGATTTTAAAAACAGAAAAGCCAAGCACCTGCATTGGATACAAAAATTAGAAAAGAGTGGGTTAAAACCCATTGTTGAAATAGTTGAAAATTTTGATAAAGAATCGGATGCATACAAAAGAGAAAAAGAATTAATTAAAAAATATAGGGATTTGGGATACAACCTATGTAACTTAACAAACGGTGGAGAAGGTGGTGGTGGAGAAGCCGTTGTGGAGTCTAATAAGAGGCGTAGGGGAGAAAGAAGGTGTAATAAATCAAGGTTTGGTAATAAACACGCACTAGGTAGCAAGAGAACACCAGAGCAGATAAAAAAAATGTCTGAGGTAGCGAGAGGTAATAAAAATAGAGCCAGAAAAATAAAATGCTTAAATAACAATAAAATATACGAATCGGTAAAATCTGCTAGTGAAACTCTAGGGTTAGATAATAGGTCGCTACATCGCGTGCTAAAGGGAGAGTGGTCGCACACAAAGGGGTATAAGTTTAAATACATCTAGAGTCCTATAAGTTTTTTAATTTTACCAATAGCAGATTGATACGTTTGCTCAATCTCTTCTTCAGTCATTAATAATAACTTACTCATACGCTTGTCGTCAACCCCATCTGGGTTTTTTTCTAATAATTTATTGAGGGAATTACCCAGGCGTGGGCAATAGATAAAATCATCGTCTTTTGCAATTTTTTTACGAAGCTGGTCTGCGTTTTTCATGTACTACCTTTTACCTTACGCTTTTTCTGGTCGAAGAATAAAACGACTTTTTGACTTTCGACGAATTTCTTGTGAGCATCGTAGTCAATTTTGTAGGTATCAAACTTCCTGTAAAGTTTATCCAGTCTGTCTGTTGTAATTTTTATCTCGTATTTTTTTTGACTTATTCTCTTGTCGATATATTCAAGTTCTTCTAAGGTTCTTCTGTACTGTACAACCATGGCGATTACTTTTTCTAACTTAAGAATGCGAAGGTTTTCATTTAGAGTAGCCTGAACTATCTCCATATACTCAAGATCTTTATTCATCATGAATAAGTCTCTTTCGTGAATATCTATATCAAGCTCTATACCTATTAGGTTGTCGCGCAGTTGTTTGAGCTTCACTAGGTCTTCTCTCATTAGGTGGTTCCATTATTATATACAAAATTGTACCTCCTAATGATATACCACGCTTTATGAGTTTTTTTGACTAATCTTCAAGTCGCCAAGAAATGCGACCGTCTTTTGATCGGATCATATTAACTAGTTGTCTTGAGCCGTTAGGATATTGTAGGCACATAGTGTTTGTCCAAGATGAAGGACCTGTGTTGTAGTGAAGTTTAAGCTTAGTAGACGTACCTACCTGGTAAACTTCCCTCATAATACCTGCAGTGTGTGAGTGCCCCACCGTAGCTTTATAATAAGCTTTCTCAAGGTTAGGTAGTGAGCCTCTAGAGCCATTAGCTCCCTTGTCACCGTGCGCACCGTTTTCTATGCCGTAAATCTTATAGTCTTCATCTCTGTTCAACCAGTTGATGTCTGTGGCTCTCTCATAGCCCAACTGCTCTTCAATTAAAACTCTCAACGGATCTTTACCATCCATATAAGCTTTAACTAAGTCTAGAGAGTCATATAGGTTTGCTGGGTCATCTTTCCAGCGACCTTCTTTGATGTAGCGATCTAGAGCTTCATCATGATTAGACTTTACAACAGTCAGCTTATCTACGCGTTCACGCCACTCTGTAAGCCAATCACGGGTAATCTCACCCTCACCAACTAGAGTGTGTCTTTCTTCTCTAGCAAGTATTGCACGAATTACAGGGTCTTGTTCATGGTGGTTATTAAACCTACAGTCAAAAAGATCGTGCACTACAATTTCTGTAGAATTTGCATACTCTACAATTTCTTGTAAACACTTGTCAACGCTTAAGTCGTGAGAGCCCACGTGGGTGTCTCCGAAAATAGCTGCAGACTCTTCAACTTCAGTGACAGTGCCGTCAGGGTTATATTTCCAACCTAAATCGATAAATGAACCGTCGTCATCTGCTTGAATTTGTCGAAAGTGAAATAGTTTGTTATCTGCAATTTCTACAATGATAGCGCCAATAACGTGATCAAAGTCAGCTAGGTATGACGTTCTCTTACTCATTGAAAGATCTGTTGAGTAGTCACGCTTAGTAATTGCACCAGTGGTCATAAGAGCACGTGGAATCTTAGTATTAGAGTTTGCAACAAACTTAAGATATTGTTTCGGGGATGCCAGGGCTGTAGAGCCTTTGGCCTGTGCAATCCTGTCAAGTCCGGTAATTGGATTAACCTGCTTTGCACTTACACGAATACTAGATAGGTAAAACTTTTCATTCAAGTATAGATCGTCAAAGACAATGTTTGAGCTTCTAAGCTTTCTATCAAGTTCCCAGTCGAATATTGAGTTTCTACTAGCCACGTCTTCACATGGTAAAATTAACAACATAGAGTCTTCAACTTCATTGTGGGTCTGAATAGCGTTAAGAAAGTTTTCTTCTACTTCCTTACCAGACACAGCAGCAGTAATTATAAAGCGTTTTTTATTCTTGACTGACTTCTGAACACCTTTGAAGTAATCTCTAGTAAAAATAGAGTCATTTACAAGATCGTCAAATATCTCAGGAAATTCTTCCTTAGCGGCAAAGTACAGCCCCATACGACCACCAAACAGTTTATTAATACTATTTGAGGTGATACCTTTTGACTTAAGAACTTTAATACTAGGGGTAATACCGTGCTCTTCAACATAAGCTCGGTAAATCTCCAGTATAGAGTTTTTAGTAATATCTTCAAGTTCTTCTGGACTTAGCTTTGATTCTTCACTAGGAAAGTAAAGTTCACGAGCGTTAGAGAATCCACCAAGCTCATTAAGCTGCTTCTTATTTAGTCTTGGCAAGTCATTGTCAACTGCGTGACGTAACCATCTGTCACGAGTCAACTGATTTGGATTACACTTTATTTGATCAGCAACCAGTTGTAGTGACTGCTTAAATCGCTGTATAAGCTCTTTATTTGTCATGTACCGTCCTAAGCCTGTGGAGCCTCTAGATCAACGTCTTTTGGCTCTTCTGAAGCGGCCACTTCTTCGGCCACACCACTCCCTTCATCTGAAGATTGTGGTTCTTCAAAGTTTTTCTCTATCTCAGGGATAGTATACACTTCATTGATCTGCAAGTCAAGTGCGTCACTTTCTTCATAGAAAACAACTACATCGCCGACTTTCTTACCCTTAAGTTTTTCTTGATTTTCCTCAGTCATACTGGGCATTGCAAACTGCACTCTTGGGTTAACTTCGTTACCCTCTTTGTCGATTTCAGAACCAACAACAAAAGATCTGTCGCCAATTTCAGAGTCGTTATCTGGGGTAAGGGCTTCTAGCTCTACAAGCTTAGCTACTTTTTGCTTAAGCTGATTAACAGAGTAATCTAGCATTTTCTTAGAAACATAGTCGTTTGTGTCAGTGGCTTCAATTGTAGCATCTACACGAGTCCTTACATCTACAAGACTTTTCTGGAGTTTACTGAACTCATCTGCAACGGCTCCCATTTTTTCATTTTGATTTTCTTGGAGCTGAGATAAAGCCTGGTTTACACTGCTGGTTAAACCTTCAAGGCTTTGCTTAATCGACATCACATTCTGCTCAAGATTTAAGATTCTTTGTGCAGCGTTTGGTTGTTTAGCAGGAATTTTTCCTTGAGACTTATTTTTCATTATTCTGACTCCTTAGTCGATACATTGCCTTGTACCAAGGCGTTAGCTAAAATTTCTTTAAATTGTGTCATTTGATTTTGAGAACCAGACCTCATGGTTTGTTGGGTCATATATGTGGCTGCAAGCTGATCTGCAGTAGGCATTGGCGCTGCATTTTCTGGTCTTGGCTTTGGCTGATACTTTGCGTTAACCTGCTTGACTCTTTCAGCTCTTTCTTTTGCAGTCATCTCGTGAAGAGGTTTGCCTGTAGAATTTTCAATATCTTCTTTAGCCAGCGCAATAATCTCAGCTTCAGTTAAGTTTCTTTTTGACAAAACACCGTCAGATTTAATCTTGTTTCTCACAGTATTGTTCTTCTTAGGTTTACTCTTAGGCTGGGTCTGCAAAGGCTTTTCTTGCTGAGGAGGTTGTTTTGGACTTTTCTTTTTAGATACCTGCTTAGTCTTCTTAGGTGCGGTCTTTTGTTTAACTAGAGGCTTAAGGCCTTGAGGACGCAACTTAGGCTGTACAGGTCTAGGTCCTGGCTCGGTATCCTCTTCTTCTCGCTCAGCCTTAATACTAGCGCCTTTAGTTCCCTTATAGGCTAAGGCTTTTAAAAAATCTAGCTCTACATGATTTAGGGGTAACTCAGGGCCTTCTTTTCTTTGTACGGGCTGTCTCATTCCCATTAAAACTTCAAGTCTTGAGACGATATAGTATTTCAACTCATTCTGAACGCGCTCAATAGCTTGAGGACTAGCCTCAACACCTTCAAATAAGTTGTGATTAATAAGCATTTCATAAAGCTTAGCCTGCTCTAGTCTAATGCGAGCATTAAAGATAGTACTAGCCTGATGCTCATTTAGGTCATAGGCAGATTCTTCAACAAGCTCTTCAATCTCTTCTTCTGAAGCTTCAACTAGATCTGGTTGTTCAGCGAGTTGCTGCGCAAGCTCTTCGACTTCTTCTACGTCTTCTAGCATGTCTAATTCTGAAGCTGTGTCATCCCAAAAATCGTTATTCATAGTCTCCTCTTTCTAGAAACATATACCACAACTATAACATTTGGGTAGTAATTGTCAATACAATAATGTATATTGTAATATTTGCATTAACCTTCGCAAGCCTTGCAATTATCTTCTTCTTTATCTGCTGTAATACCAGGCATGGTTCTTACATAGTAGAGAGATTTAAGTCTTTGTTGTTCAAAGGCGTGTTTATGTACCTCATGAATCCAAGACTCCTCTTCATTAGCGTCGAAGAATAGATTGAGTGACTGACCTTGACATATCCACTTCTGTCTTTGCTCTGCTAGGTCGATAAGAGTTTTTTGATTAATCTCATACGCAGTTTTAAATACATCTTTTTCTTCATCACTTAAAAAGTCTAGATGCTGAACGGAACCTTTATTGTAAGATATTGAGTCCATAGTTGCATCGTTGTACTTATTACGCTCTTTCATTATCTTGAGTAAAACGGGATTGATTCTTTCTACAGCGCCAACCTTGGCAAGCTTTTGTGTATACACGTTTGCTATGACTGGCTCAATACCTTGACTTACAGCACCAGCTATAAAAGCAGATGAAGTATTCGGAGCAACGGCTAGTAGGTGTGTGTTTCTCATGCCAGTGCCTTTGCACCAGTCGGGCTCACCAAGTTCTTTAGCCATCCATTGTGAAGCTTTTACAGCTTCTTCTTTTACATGTTTAAAGATTTGAGTATTAGCCATTCTCGCATCAAAGCTATCCATAGAAAAGCCCTTGCTTTGAAGGTATGTGTGAAAGCCCAGTACACCTAAGCCAAGTGCCCTTGATTTTTTTGCAGAGGCAACTACACGCTCAATACCTTTAATATCCTTACCTCTTTGTAGGAGTTCTTCATTAACACAGTCTAAAAATACAATAGCATCCTGTACTGCATTAGTATCCTTCCACTCATCAAACTTGGCTGCATTCATTGAACACAGTACACAAGCTAGTGTGTAGTCAGAATCAGTGTGTTGAAAAATCTCAGTACACAAGTTTGACTGCTTAGTAGATAGTCCAAGCTTTTCATACTGGGGAGGGTCTTGCCTTCTAGCATTGTCTATAAAGATAATGTAGGGTTTACCCTTTTTAGCTCTCCACGTGAGTATAGTCTTATACCTAGACCAGGCGTCTTGATCACCTTTTTTAAGAGCATCCCTAACAGAATCATCGCAAATTACACCTAGGTGTAGCTTTTCATATTTTTCCATCATAGGTAAGACTTCCATCAGATCTTTTTGCCAGAAGTCGATATATATAGCCGTAGAGCCCCTTCGAAGCCCACCTTGATTTACTTTATTCTGTGAGTCCCAGTATTTGAATACCCAATGACCTGTAGGGTTTGTATGTCCACCGCCAGCTATAGGTTCATAGCCGCCACGAAGGTCTAAGAAAGCAGCGGTTCCAAAGCCATACTTTGAGAGCATTTCAATTTCGTGACCAGTGTAAGATATATCCCACATAGTATCGTCAACATAGCTTGCGGAGCAGCTAACGGGAAGTCCACGATCTGTACCTAGGTTACCCATTACAGGCGTACTAGCTGCTAGCCAGCCTTTCCAGAATAGACTGAAAAACTTATTCTCCCACTTCTTTCTGTCTTTAGGCATGTGAGCTGCTGCAGTCTTTGCCATTAGCCTATAACGCTCACGAGGATTTTTATCTAATAAGTAAGACTCTTTAAGCATGGCGTAAGACATCCAGTTCATCCAATCTGGTGCCTGCCCCTCTGCCTGTAGTTTTTTTAGTTCTTGTTTAATCTTATCCTTTTCTGGACTTTTATTACTCATTACCCTCTCCATAACTATCTTTTTTAGATAAATTTTCTGATGCCCACAATGCTTGTAAATTGCTATAGTGACAAGCCTTGTTTAAATCTTTTTTGTTTTTTAAATCAAATTTATTTAAAGGCTTAATATGGTCTATATGCCAGTCAATGGAATCTTCTATTAAAGATTTTCGATTTATATTATAATATTTTTTTCTATATGCAGATTTACATTTTTTACATTGAGATACTAACCCATCCTTTTGGGCTTTACTTTTGTGAAACTCTGAGGTATTTTTGGTTACCCCACACCCTGTACAGTACTTTACCATTTTTTAATCTTGTCAAATGACCAATTATTATTATAACTTGTTGGATTCCTGTCGAAGAAATCAGTCATTTCAATCTGGTTAATTCTTTTATAGAACCACCTAGCGATTGGATTATAGGTTACTTCATAGATTGGGCTAAGTCCAATGTCTTTAAGTTTTTTGTTAATTCTACTTTGTACAAAATTCTTAAGTTGCGTATCAGTAATACCCTCTATCCTACCCCTAGCAAAGATATTATCAATAATCTTTTCCTCAAGCTTGTAGCACTCTTTTGCGACCTTAATGATTTCTTTTTTTAAAGACTTAACGTCAACTTTATATTCTTTGCAAAACTGGTTAAATAACCACGAGTCTGCTTCGGCATGTAGGGCTTCGTCTCTTACTGAATATGATAGTCCAGTAAATACATTCTTTAACTTATTCTTAGGTGGGTTTTGAAAACTCATTAGGAAGGCGAATGAAGAATATAAGACAACACCTTCTATAAAAGAAAAAGTCGCTAAAGATAGGGCTAGGTTTTCATTACCTGGTTTGTTCCCAAGCTCTAATTTTTCTTCAATGAAGTCCATACGCTTCTTCATTGCTGGGTCATCCATGAAAGACAAGTAGAACTCTTTATTAGAAAGATTTAGTGCATCATTTAACTTGTCATAAAACAGTGCGTGCTCAACTTCCATAGCGGCAAAAACTTCTGCCATCATTCTAACTTCAGGTTTTGGGAAGTTTTTATAGACAACGTCCAACCAGTAGTTGGCAACATGTACTTCATATGTTGTAAATAGCTTCAGCACGGTGTTAATACCATGCTTTTCAGACTCTGAGAATTCAGTATTATACTGCATCAGGTCTGAGTCTACTTCAATTTGACTGTGTGTCCAGTGGTGATCATTTTGAGCCTTAGCATATTTATATGCTTCATCGTACTCAAAAGGACGAAAATTAGGTCGCTTGTCCTTGAGCATTACCCCTCCTTAAAATTTAAAAATACGTCTAGATACTAACACAGATATAAAAAGCAATAGAACACGAAAACCTGCTCTACCGTACATTTTGTACCTTTCTACTTCTGATACACTTTCGTTTTTACCAGAAGCCTGTTCTTCCTTTAGTTTTATTAATTTTTCTAGGAGTGCTTGTTTCTCAATAGAAACGCGAGAGTAATTTCGAGGCCAGTCTTTTTTCTGATAGTAAGCCATTTGATCTTCTTTAGTCCTGACTTGCTCTTCAATTAATGAAATTTGTTGAGCGATAGACGCATTCTCAGAAATAGTGCGCGTACCGATATCCAGGGTTTGTGAAGTAATTACAAAAAGCATTAGCGTAAAAATTCCTACTCGTAACATCGAAACCCACGCTAGTTCAAGTTTCGACTTCGTTTGATAAGCACTCAAGAAAATGAAGCACACCTCAGTCAGTATAGCTTTAACATACGTCTTTGTTGTAATAATTCCATCTAAAGCGTAAAATGCCAAAGCCTCACTAACCAAAAAACCAGTTATTGTCGCCAATAACAAAAAGTATAGCGTATACTTATAGTTAGATAGGATGAGCTTCTTGATAGCACGACTGATTTTCTTCTTATGCCATCTCTCTAAAGATTGTGGGTTTAGTGCTGTATATGCAGAGAACGTACTATCGTTTAAAATGAGTTGAACAAGTTTATTTAATTTATCTAAAAAAGATAACTCTTCTTCTTCAACATCTACCTCTGCAGCCTGATATTGGGAGCGCATACTTTGTATTTGCTCTAGAATAAGTTTACCGTTTTCTACTTTTTCTTTTTCGCTCATTTTTCTTTCGCTCTTTTTCAGCTACATACTCAGTGTATGAGATCTTAAGTTCATCCATCATCTTATCTATCTGCTCACCTGTGTGATCTTTTAAGTTTACCACTTTGGCTAGCTCACGTCTAATATAGTTTTCTTCGTCAGTTTTCTTCTTGTGGCAACTGTGATTGCCGTCGTTGTACTTCATAGGTGTTGAGCATAAGATTTGAAGATTTTCCTTTTTACAAAAAATATTGCGTGAAATAATAGAAACCCACTCATGGAAAATCATTTTAGATTCAGTCTCCCATAGAGGGACAACTGTATCAATGTGATCTACCTGAACCCACTTTTGTGGAAACAGTTCTTTACAAGCAGCGCATCTATATCTCACTTGAGGACGCTTACCTGGTGTACCGTCTTTTTTCAAAGCCGGTGGTAGCTCAACACGGGCTGCCTGCATAGTTTCTCGCATTTGTGGTGAAAGCCTGAAGGCCTTTCTTAAAGCACCCTTAATGCGTCCACGCTCTTCTACCCATCTACCATTTTCATCGTAGAGAGGTTTGTCTTTTTTCTTAGATGCCATCGACTTCTTTAAGCTCTTCAATTCGGATATTGATGTAGGCTAGTTTTTCCTTAAGAGCCTTGATTGCATCGTTATACGGCTTAGCCAACTCACGTGCTCTCTCTTGTGCTTCCTGAAGACCTTCGTCCTCTTTTTTACCTAACTCAGCCTCTTCACGGTACTTAGCGTAAATCAATAGGTTTTGATCTAAAGATTCCTTACCAGAACCCTGGAGTGAATCTACAAATTCAGGATATTCCTTTTCCACTTTAGTCTTCAAGGCTTCTTTTTTATCGTTGTTCATTTCTTCTCCGTTTGTTTGAGGTCAAATTTTGGCATTTTTTTAAGACAATCTTTGCTATATAGGTGTGATATCGTAGCTTCAATTAAGCAAAAGTTTGCAGCTTCATATGTAGATATTTCACGATGGCTATTGTTAAAGGCCTTTGGAAAACCCTGGTCTTTAAAAAGCTGAATACCACTTTCCTTAATAGCATCAAAGTCGCCTTTATCAAGCTTCATCGGTGTTGTGCTTAGGTGCATATACTTGTCAAACAAGAGCAGAAGGGCCTTCTTCTTACCCTCAGGCAACATGTTGTGTATTTCCCTAAAGAACTGGTTGATCTCTTGTTCCAAATCGTCTTTCAACATCCCTGCATACCTTCCTAAATTATAGTACTTGTTTCTCCTGATCTTACGACTGTAACAACATCGCCGACCATTTCTTTAAGCTCCGTACTGTGATCTACCATAATAATCTTCTTATTTGTATCAATTTGCTTTAAAATCTCTAAACAATTCTCTCTACACACAGAGTCAAGTCCATCAAAGGGCTCATCTATAATGTAGAAGTTAGCACCTTTACCAGCACGTGTTTCTATCACATCAATAACTGCTAAGTCAACGGCTAAATCAATGGCAGTGCGCTCACCGCCAGATAGTGACTTGATAGGTATAGACTCTCCATCTAGGTTAAGAATACCTGTCACTTCATCTTTAAGACTACCGTCTTTATTTTCTTTGCAGCCTTCAAAATATATTGTAGCACTAGACATGTTAGGAATGCCAGATAAAATTTCAGTTGCCATATCTCCAATAAGATCTAGGGTTTCTTGAAACGTCTGAAGTGTGTATGTTGTAATAAGTCTACGGGTCTCATCAGCTACATTAATTTTCTGCTTTAGCTTTATCTGCTGCTTCTTAGCGTCGTTAATAGAAGCGGTTTTTTCTTGAACAAGCTCTGCCAGTCTTGAAATCTCTCTGTTGTAAACTTGTAAGTTTTTCTTATAACTTTCATATTCGTGATTCTTTGTGTTATATTGAAGCTTGACCTCACTATGGAGCTGGGTCTGCCTAGCAATATCACCGTCATACATAGACCTAATCGCCGACTGCTTTTTGTTGTATTCCTTCAGTTCTTCCGCATACTTAGCAATTTGCAAATTGTGAAGCTCTTGTTCTTTAGCCTGTTCAGACTGAATTTGCTCATCGTAATACTCGACCTTTTGCTTGGCCTCTACATACATAGTCTGAAGTCTTTTTGCGTTAGACACGACCGACTCTTGATTATCAAGTTTATTCTTAATATCTAAAGCTTGGGTTGTTAG